TAATATAGAATATCAATCATAATAATATAAATATACGAATATTATTTCACACCATCAAATTAAATATTGGGGGATCAATAATAATATATTAGTGCAGATTGGAGTCTACACTCCAAGAGGTGTTTCTCCCCCAGCCCGAATATGTGATCATCACCTTCAATACAAAGATAGAAATTTATTTTGACATAAACAAATAAACCATTGATCTTTTTTAAAAGAATAATATATTTATAATAAGAATCTTATTTTCCCCACAGTTGGGAATTAGTTAATCAATGATCCAAGTGACATGTAAAGATTAAGATGAGGTTTAAAACAAATAAGACATACGAACTTCTAACGAGGGGTTCTTTAATCTAATCTCTTTCTAATAGGTGGGGAATTTTTTTATGCTTGTATGTTTCTAAACTATAAGGCAGGATGGAGTCTACTCGGTCCCCCTCGTTAATGAAGGTTACAATACTCAACTGACGTATCGGTCTATGACACAAAGGTAGTGAAAAAAAATGAGATGATCAAATAACGGATCACTTAATTGTCAATTAAAGTTATTAACAAACCACTCCCTCCCTTCTTCTTTGGCATGGGCCCCTACCTTATTATATACCCCCTCCCCCCTACCGTATTCCCCCCATAAGTGACATTCTGTCAGGGGAAAGGGGGGTTCAATCCCCTCTATAAAGTATTCGTAAAAAAATTTCTGGAAAAAAATTGATATTTTTCCCTATGTCTTATTAAGGGTGGAGGTTTTCTAAAACACGACCCCCCTTTTTGAAAAAAGGTCATATATACTAAAAAAAATTTTTAGAATTTTATGGGAAAAATTGACCCCTATTTATGTTATATCTATATATTTAAGTTATATGGAAAATAGAAAATGTGTTGATTGTAAAGAGTCTAAACTTAAATGTGATTTCTATGTTAAGAATATAAAGTCGGGGACATTACAGAGTTATTGTAAAATGTGTTCAAACATACGAAGAAGAAAAAGAGATAAAATATTTAGATCTAAAAACCTACATAAAAGAACACCAAATAAAATAGAGTGTTTAACGACTTGTAGTTGTTGTGGTGAAAGAAAAATTACAACTGAAAACTTCCGTATTCAAACAAACGGGATTAATTATGAAAAGGTTTGTAAGTCCTGTAAAAATGTTAAAAGAAAAGAAAGAATGGATAATGACCCAATCTTTAAATTCAAAATTCGTCTTAGAAAAACAATAAAGGAATCCGTAAAAAGAAGGGGTTATACAAAAAAATCAAAAACCTATGATATATTGGGAATTGATTTTATGGGTTTCAGAGCTCACATTGAGAATTTATTCTTGGAGGGGATGACTTGGGATAATCACGGGGAATGGCACTATGATCACATTATTCCATTGTCAACTGCCACCACTTATGAGGAGGTCATTAAATTAAATCATTATACTAACTTCCAACCCCTATGGGCTGAAGATAATCTAAAGAAAGGATCTAAATTTTAATTCTCCCTCCTTTTAAAGAGGGGGGGTTTTATTTTATCATATATTTATTACTAAAGAATTTTATTATGAAAAAAATTGTATCTATTACTGAATCACAACTAACCAATATAATTAAACAAGTTCTCAAAGAAAATGAAACAAAAGATAGTTTAATTGATATGATCAAAGAAGATGGGTGGAAAGAATCATCCGGAATGGTTGGGGGTTCAGATAACTTAAAAAAATTGTCTGGTATTGATACCCCAATGAAATACCTTAGTTTATTCAACGACTTAAATAGTATGACCGATGAATTAAGACCTACTTGGAAAATGTTTTTTTATCATGAAAATAAACCAACTATGATGTTAATTTCAAATAAAGAAGAAAACAAGGTCTATATGAATATCGGGTTTATGGATCAATTTTTAAGGGCCTTTAATTTAGATCTTAATGAATCTAGAGAATATATTAAAGATTGGTTGTTAAACTCTTATGATTATGACGTAGATACTTCAAATATTATTATGAGAAGAGGTTACCCATTTAATAATTTTAGAAGTGAGAGTATGACATAATAATATTTTTTTATTTAACTAATAATTTTTAATCCAAAATAAATTATATCCCCCATCTCTCAACAGTTGGGGTTTTTTATTTTCCATTATATTTATCTAATATGAAAATCATTATAACTGAAGATCAATACGGACAATTAACTAACCTCGTTAAACGAGTGATTCGTGAAAATGACTCTATGTTAGAAAAAAACAAAAAGTTTTTAAAAAACAAGTTGGGTATTGATTTTACAAATGTCATTCAACAAATAACCTCAACTTATGATATTCCAATGGAATTTGCTGGATATATTTCACCTGGATTGATTAATCGTTATTTAAACAAATATGGACCTATGTATCTTTTTGAACTTGACGGGAAAAAATATCTTTATTTAGATGTGGGGGATCATGAGAAGTTTATTGATGAGAATGGAAATATATATATTGAAAATGAAATACCCGAACAACTTGGAATCGCAATAATGGGTTTAAGATTCTCAGATATTATTGATCTGTATTTTAAAGAAGAGGATTTCTAAAACAAGACCCCCCTTTTTAAAAAGAACTGAAATCTTAAAAAAAAAATTTTGAAAAAATTTCCCTTAATTTGATTAGTGGATTTATTTAAATTACATTTTTATTATGAATCACAACTTGAATTTTGAAATGAAACTTAGAGATGAGTATGCTACTCATGTGATGAGTCATACCTATAGTTCTTATTCTGAGTTTAAATTAATACAGGAGGAAGAAAAACTTAGATACCTTATCCATAGAAAATATCTTAAGTTGTTGGGTAAGTTTATTGAATCTACTTACCCTGGTTTGAAGTTTGATGTTTTTATTAGACACCGAGATCCAAAGATTAAAAATCCTCAGTGGTATGGTCAAACCTATATGGAACTTAGAATCTATGATATAATTTCTTTACCCTCTTATGCTCCACAAACATTTTCTCAAGTGTATAAAACCCCACATTATAATGGGTATATCGGAGGTGAGGAAATATATAATGAAATTGAGAATTTTATTTCTGAACTAAATAAACATATTTTAATCACTTTTAGACCTCTTATTTCCCCACATACACCCATTCATAATATTGATATGTTTGATCCTAAACCATTTGAATGTTGGGGGGAATATTTTGCTCGTGAATACCATAGAGCCGCAATATCTTCTAGTTACCAAGACAATTGGATCCATCCTGATAGATTTGGTTTGTAGTAGTATTTATAGAGTATGAAAATAATCATCTCTAAAGATCAGTATAGAAGAGTTCTTTTAAAATTCCTTGATAGTTTTATTAAAGGTTTCGATGTGGATCCTTACGAAGAAGAAAGTTCGTATAGAAATGTTAAAACTTCTGATGGAGATGACTTTGCAACTCTTTGGCATGATGAGCCAATTACTAAGGGGTGTAAAAGAGAATTATCATTAGATAACCAATTTACTAATGATTTTGAAAGTTTTATTCCCATTAATAGAAAAAAAGTTTTTTCAGAAGTAGTTCTTGAATATTTCACATCAAAAACGGGTATCAAATGTGATTGTGTTGAGTTTAGTTATTTTACAGGAAAATATAAAGAATTAGAAAGGTATGATGATGATTCAGATGAGGTAATCTCCTATACTGATAAAGAATTCGATCACTACCATTATAAAAAACCTAAAAGATCTAAAAAACGATAATTCTTCCTTTTAAATGGGGGCCATATACCGCGGATCCCGACTTCGTCGGTTTTTTTTTACCGACCGAACCCTTCGGGTTTTATTTTGTCTTATATAATGTCTTACTTAATAGATCACTTAAAAAAAGGGTCGGTTTTTATTTGTTGATATATTTAAAATTGTATGTCAAAAATAATAAACAAACCAAAAATAAGGGAATTCTATTCTTCGGGGATCTCAGAAGATACACTTAAGTTTAAGAAATTCAAAAAAGTTATTAAACCCTCCGATAAGAAAAATGAGACAACCACAAAATAAACCTTTTTTTTCTTTTGACTATATTTATAATTAAAGTTCATTATGAAAAAAATCGTTAGATTGAGTGAGTCAGATTTAACAAGAGTAGTTAGACGTGTAATAAACGAAGGGTTTTCAGATATCGATTGGACAAACATTTGGTTAAAATTAAGAAGACTTTCTGAAAGTTTTCATTATCCTAATGATGACGGAATCATTTTTTCTTATGGGGGACTAGATTTTGAAATTTCAAAAGATGGGGATAGTTTGCATCTTATGGAATTTTATAGAAACCCAAGAGAGTGGGACTCAAAATATAGAGATGGAGAAGAAGTTTTGGAAAATTATTTTAATAAAATAAAAAAATTTGTTGACGAGTTTAATGATAAATATGATTTCCCTTTTGAACTTATGTTTGAAATGGGACCACGATTTGAAATGATATTCTATTGTAATTTTGAAAATAATCTATATGAGTCAAATATTACGTCGTCCGTTATTTCGATTTTAAACGAAGATCGTAGTAAAACAATTACAAAACCTAGTGGATTTGATAACTATAATAAAAAATGTAAAAATAAAACCAAAGGGATTTTTGACATTGTTTTAAATAAGGTTAGATTTTCATGTATGACAAGTGAGGATAATACAAACTCATTTAATTCACGTGAATCAAATCCTTTTACGGGAAAAACCAGAGGAAATTATAATGTTAATGGAAATAATATTACATTATCAACCACCTTATAATTTATAATAATATTTATAATTAAACAATTAGTATGAAACATTTATTAAACGATTTATCTAACGAAGAAAAAAATAGAATTAGAGAACAATACGAAGGTAGTCTGTTAGTGAATACCTCAAGATTTAAAAAACTTTTGGAATCTCACCTTGGTAATGTTAAACCATTACTAACCGAAAATCCAACAGGTGACACTGGAAATCAAGAAGTCGTTGGTGGAGGAGGTCAAGGCTCACCACAGGATGTATATTCTGTAACCGCAAGAATCCAAAATCAGTGTAGACCCGAGGCAGTAACTGCCTATAAATCCGAAGCACAACAAGCACCTCAATTTGCAACAACAAACAAAGCAGGTCTTCCAGTTAAAATTGATGAAAAAACAATTGAGTTTACAAAAAAATTATATGATGGTATGACATATAAAGGAAATATAAAATATAGATATAATTGTGTAGATTTGGATAATTCAGCTACCGCAGTTGGGTTGAATGTTAATGCCGCCAAACCTAATGAATTTACCGCAGTTCCTGCTTGGGTTGGAAATTATAAAACTTCGGTTATAACTCAGGCAAATCCTAAGGGATTTTTAAGATCTTTTTGCGCATATGCTCTTACTGATATACCAACAATAAATAATGTGAATAAAAAGTTAGAATATTGTTGTAAGGATGGATCTGGAGCTCAATCAAGTGTTCCTTGTTAAAAAAATATTGTGAATTAAAAAATAATAACATGTATCTCAACAAAAGAAAAACACAAAACATACAAAAATCTAATCTTATCTTAGAACAGAGATATTTGAAGGAACAAGCCCCGCCGCCACCTGCACCTCCTGCCGCTCCGGCACCTGCCGCTCCAGCGGATTCACCTACCACACCATCTAGTAGTTCAACAAGAACTCCAATTAAACCTATGGTAAAAGCATCAGGACCAAAATCAATTAAAGGTAATGATGGTAAAGTTATTGAATGGGAAAAACAGACTGAAGATCAGAAAAAAAATGTTGCAACTAAATGTGGTCACAAATCCGTGGACGAATATGAAAAGTCTGAATGGAAATGTGCGGTCCAAGAGGTTAAATAATTTTTTCATTATTTAAAGAATTTTACATTTATAAAACTATTTATAAAAAAAAGTTTTATGAAAAAGAATTTATTTGTATTATCGGAAAATGAAAAAAATCGGATTTTAAACATGCACAAATCCGCAACTAAACAAAATTATGTTTTTGAACAAGCCGCACCGGTTGTAGATCCCAATAAACCAAATGTAGATGCTGTTACAGGAAACCAAGGAACTCCTGTTGTAGGAGCGGTTACACCTCAATCCTCAGTGTCTAATATCCCAACACAAACAGCACCAGCGGCAGGAGCGACTCCAGCGGCAGGAGCGACCCCAGCGGCAGGAGCAACACCCGATAAAAAAACAATAATGTTACATGATCTTGATTATGATTATAAAAAAGAAGGTGACAAATACTTCTTTAAAATTAAGGCGGACGCTGTATCACCAAATTTACAAAAACTTTTCAAACAGGGTAAGTTCAAAGATTTTACAGAGGCTAAACCAGGAACTAAATCATTTGACGCCATCAGCAAACTTAATTGGGCTAAAGGAGATAAACTTGATGTAAAACCGGCGTCCTCAATGAAAGTATCGTCACCTAGTTTAACCGCATCTCCACAAGGAGGTGCTGCACCCGCAGCCGGATCAAACTCAACAACATTACAAGACCCTGTTGGAGAAGCAAAAAAACTTATGCCAAATATTAGTTCATTAGATCCTGCGAAACAAAAAGAAGTTGCCACATGGTCAAAATCACCGGCAGGAGAGTATATTCTAAAACTTCCGCCAGATCAGAGAGAAAAGGCTTTAGATAATTTAGAAAAGAAAAGTGGTGATCAAACAACAAAGGCATTAAAATCAGATATTAGAACCGCACTTGGAATGGCTGCCGACACGGCATTTCAAAGATTAGGTCAAGGAATAAAAGGAGCGGTTGCTGGATTCAAAGCAGGAGCTCAAGGACAACAACCACCAACAGCCTAATTAGGGTATGAAAAGACTTATAATTACAGAAGACGAAAAAAAAAGAATCAAACTTCTTTATGAGCAATCAACTTTTGTGAAAGATATGGCAAAAACTTTTAACTCATCTGAGGAATCTTTTTTGCCGTTGGATTGGTCGACTTTGGAAAAAACCGATCCTAAAAGGGCTGAGTATGGTCAAAATTTATCTAAAGTAAAAACCGCGTTTCAAAACTTCACAAATAAGGCGTGGAATGGTAAAACTGATATTTCAAAAACTATATCATATTTACAAAACTATAATATCGATAATAAATACCAAAAACGATGGTTAGATTCCGCAGTTAAAACTTTACAACATTTACAAAACCAAATAAAAAGTAGCGATAACACCCAAAGTAAAACTAATACTACCACAACAAATACCACAACTAATTCTACAAACGTAACAACACCATCGTTTTCGGATTGGAGATCAAAATTAAATCAACAGTTTGGCATAAATTCATAAAATAATGTTTACCATCAAAAAAAGAAACTTATTAAATCTCATAAGTGAATCTTCTAATTACGTTTCCGACATTTACACAGAAGAAAAATTAAGACGAGTTAATAAGATAATTAAAGACATGGTTTTTACTTTCGAAGGTCAACTTTCAATAGGTCTCGATTGGAAAGCAAAATTTGATTATCAGTTTCAAATCAAAGGGGTTAGACAAATGATCTCAGTTGGTGAATTATATGATTATTTAATGGTTGATGTTACAATTATTGATGGAGATAAAATGTTTTTGGTTTCTGCTAAATTGATGGGGTCTTCAATTACTAATGAATATCGACTCAAAAATAATTTATCAACTAGTATATCCGAAGAACTCCAATACTTTTTTGGTTCAGATTATGTTAGAGTAACATTAGATAAAGACAAAAGTTCAATAAAACTAAGTGACGAACTAAAGGAAAAAATAGATAACTTTATTTTTGAAAGATAAAAAAAAATGAAGTATTTATTAATATGAAAAATAATTTAACAGAATCAGACATCAATAGAATCGTATTTGATGTTATAAATGAATCTGAAGAAGTAAAAGAAGGTTGGTTTAGTAATTTGTTTAAAGATAAATATACAATTTACTCGGAGGAGCTTGAAGAAATAATGCAAGATTTAATCAAAAACGTTTACTCCGATCGAGATATTATTTCCAACATCAAAGAACTATATTCCAAAATTCAAAGTTCTGATATGGATAGAAGAGACAAGAGAGAATTACTCGAAATAATGTATGAACTTTATCAGTTGATAAATGAAACTCAAACAAAGGTAAATCGATATATTCATAGATTACAACGATTAAGATAAATATTGTGAAACCATATCAAAAATATTCTGATAGAGCACTCATACCGATTCTCAAAGACATTATTGAATCTTTAGAATCCAATAATATGTATTTGGAAGATATAGATGATGTTAATCATAACCTTGGAGAGTTGTCAGAAATTATAACAGATGAATTAACTTCTTACTTTACAAATGTTGATTTTGAAGATGTGACATTTTTTATGGCACTTATAATAATGAATGATGATTTCGAATCGCCTCTCAAAAGGCCTGAGTTAAGAACATTTGAAATTACTCATGTTTATCAAAGGGTGGAAACGGTAAATTATACTTATAGAAATGAGATGAAAAGTTTCATACCATTAGATAATTCCATTTTAGGTGAATTACAAAGTAGTGGTGAATATGAACCATTTGAAGGTGAATCAATTGACGAAGACACTGTTGATGGTGATTATGGTGATGATTGGATAGAACATATTGAAGAAATCTAAAAATTTTCTATATTTGTATTGTGAAAAAAGCAAGTTCCAGTTTATTTGATTTGGTCTATGGAGACCTTATACCCGTAGAGTCAACGATATTTGGTAAAATGTGTTTTATCTTTTACACGGTGGAGGAGGACTTAAAATCTAAAATCTTATATTACCCCTCCACTAAAGAAGTTAAGACTCTTAGATCCCTTGAAATTGAGTTCTCAGAGTTTATACCACTTCATAGAGATGAGTTTATAAAACAATTTTCAGAATGGATGAGATCAAGATACTCTGACGAAATGATTTTTAGAGGGGTTGAGTATGTGGATTTTTTAGAAGAATTACTTGTGTGATATTTATTTATATGAAAATCAACGAAGAATTAAACCAAATCAAATATCTTTTAGAGTATAAAAGAGGACAAGAAATTAACGAAATGGTTTTTTCTAATTTACCCGGTGTTCAGCCTGATAAAATGGATTATAGAAGACCAATACCTGATCCTGATATTATACCTGATTGTTTTACTCAAATGTTAAAATCAGATTTAAACATGGTTTCTTTTGATAAAAACACGTTAAAAGATGAATCACAAAAAAGAGTTAATGGTGTTGATATGATTTTTAATCCTGATAGTCCATCTGACGAATTGGGTATTACAATAATAAAAGATGGAAAACCTTTTTGTTTTGTAAAAAAATTTTAAAAAAAAATAGTTTTTTATCTGAAATCAAATATTTATAAACAAAACAAAAATTATGGGAAGAAAAATTAGACTTACAGAATCTGAATTTCATTCTTTAGTAAGAAGACTTGTTCGTGAGGCTGAAGAAGAAATGATGTCAATTACAATGGATGATGAAGAATCCGAAGGAATGTCAAAAGAAGACACCGTTCATGCGGTTGCTGACTTCTTTAAAAGAAAATTAAGAAGATTAGATAGTGACGAAATCGAAGAACTTGAGGATATGGTTGTTAATTCTGAAACAGAAGATCTAACTGAAATGTTTTTAAGAGAAGACATTTCTGATAGAAAAAAATCTTTTAAAGAAAAGGCAATGATTCGTGGTGGAATTGGTATGATGGGAGCAGGAATACTTGGAATGATTAGTCAAGCAATGGGTTATACTGATGCTGGAGACCTTATGATTGCGGTTCACGATTACGTTGACAAAATGGGTGGTGGTCCTGTGAGCACCGCAGTATTAATTGCTGGTTTAGTTATGGCACTTAAAGGTGCTGCTGACAGAGGCCTTAGAACAGGAAGATAATAAAATCCCCTCTATAAAGAGGGGTTTTTTTATTTCTTTTCTTTAAGATGTTCTTGTAAGATTTCAATAATCTGATCGATTTCTTCTTTTTCCTTTTTGTCCGAAGACTTAAAGTTTGTCGTTTTATAAAGTATTTCCCAATAAAAAATGTAATGTAACAGAAACATTATTAACAGGGAATTATACGAAACTCCAAAAAAGAATAAAAAAGTCCCACCAAAAGTTAAAATCGTATATAAAAAATAATATAACTCTGAGTTTGTAAAAGACAAAAACTTATATTGTCTAATTATTTTTTTTAACTTTTCTTTTGGTAGGTCTTTGTATAAATCAACCTCTTCTCTTAATTTTGACATATCAATAAATATTTTAGTTATCCTGTATTACTACAAAGATAAATAAAAATAATTGATATAAAAAATTAATTTACAGAAACAAGTTCTAAATCAAAAATTAATTTTTTTCCTGCCAATGGGTGATTAGCGTCCAAAACAACATTAGTTTCGTTTACTTCTTTAACCATAACATTCATAGGTCCTTGTTGTGTCATAGTTTGTAACATTTGGCCTACCTCAACATTTTCAGGAACTCTGTCTTTTGGAACCTCAACAACTAAATCTTCTCTAAGATCCCCATATGCTTCAGTATGATCCATCTCAATAGTTTTTTTATCACCTTCTTTCATACCCAAAAGACCTTTTTCAAAACCAGGAATTAAAGAACCTTGACCCAAAGTTGCCGATAATGGTTCACGACCTTCCATTAATGAAGTGTCAAAAACAGATCCATCTTCTAATTTTCCCGTGTAATTAACAGTCACGGTGCTGTTTACCTCAACAATTTTCATAAATTTTTTTTTCTAATCATAAAACAAAAAAATGTTTTTGTAAAACTATATTTATAATATATGTTAGATTTTTTAAAACATTTATATTTAACTCTTATAAATAAATACGGATCCTTTATGTGGTTTGGAGTCCATATGGGAGTGACACAAGTTGATTGGCATTGGTTTTTAGAATTTTTTTTGTGCGTGTTGATTAATTCCATGGTTTTACATACAATTTACCTTGAGTGGAAAGATGCGAAGTCCAAAAATTAGCATTTATATTGATTGGACTTTTATTCAATAACAACTTAACAAGATAAATAACGTATTTAAATTATGAAACACATTTTATTTTTATTTTTATTCCCCCTTTTTATTTATTCTCAGTATTGTCCTTATATTGGACCTGACTTAACTTTACCTTGTGGTGTAAACTCAACAACGTTAACTGCTGATCCATCACAATGTGGTCAAGGAGCCCTTCCTCAAGGAACCTCTAATTACGGAGTTACTAACATACCTTATGTTGTACAAGTTAATAACGGAACATTGGTACAACTTAGTGATGATTCACAATCTAATACGTTTAATATTGGGTTTACTTTTTGTTTTTACGGTTCTAATTATACACAGTTTCGTATAGGATCAAATGGATGGATTTCGTTGGGTGCTGGAGTTCAACCAGCCACTTTTGCCACTCAAGCAATACCTTCAGCAAATGCCGCAGTTCCCAAAAATTGTATTATGGGTCCGTGGCAAGATTGGAATCCAAGTTTAGGGGGTCAAATTAGATATCAAGTACAAGGAACTGCCCCTTGTCGTAAATTAGTAGTCAGTTGGATAGGTGTTCCTATGTTTTCTTGTACAAACCTTCAGGGAACTTTTCATATTATTCTTTACGAATCAACTAACGTGATTGAAAATCATATTGCAAATAAACCCGCATGTAATCAATGGGCAGGAGGAACCGCAGTTCAGGGTATTCACAACCTTTTAGGAAATGCGGCAGTTCCTGTTGCAGGTAGAAACTCAACACAATGGACCACTGTTAACAATGCTTATCGTTGGACGCCAAGTGGAGGTGTAATTCAGCCAACATGGACTTGGTATCAGGTTGGAAACCCTAACCCAATTGGTACGGGATTGAGTATTACTGTTACTCCTCCAATCGGAGGAGCTTATTATACCTGCCAACCAGTGTTCCCTTCTTGTAATGCTGGTTGGTCCTCTTGTAACGCAGGAGTTGGACAAGGTCCTGATACAATTTTAGTAACACCAACACCAAATTTACCACCTCCCACAATTACTCCAACAGATCCTTTGTGTAATAATGGTTGTAATGGATCAATAGTTGTAACTCCTGTTGGCGGATTAGGTCCTTATATTATCAATTGGTCTAATGGGTCAAACACTCTAACATTAAATAATTTGTGTTCAGGGACATATAATTTCTCTTTGACCGATGCAAATGGGTGTGTATATAACGGAACTTCAACTTTATTAAACCCACCACCATTACAATTACCAACAGTAACGTCAACTAACCCAACTTGTTTTGGTTATTGTGACGGATCATCAATTGTTAATCCTATAGATGGACTTGCACCATACACATATCTTTGGAATGATGGTCAAACCACTCAAACGGCAACTAATTTATGTTCGGGAAACTATTCTGTGACTGTTACAGACGCAAATAACTGTCCTGTAACTCAAACCACAACGTTAGTTGATCCTCCACTTGTAACAATTAACCCGATTACAGGATCAGACACAGTTTGTTTTAACTCTACAGGTAATTTATACAACGTCTCAAGTGTTTTTCCTAACCTAAACTACGTATGGACTAACACGATGGGAAATATCTCGTCAGGACAAGGGACAAATCAAATAAATTTGGACGTAACTGGTGTGAATGGGGGTCTATATTCCAATACTTTATCAGTTATTGGTGTAAATCAAGTTGGATGTCAGTCACAACCTCAAACTTTTTCTATTGTTGTATTGAATATACTACCTGTAATTACACCTATCGGTCCGTTTTGTGAATATGACAACTGTATTAACTTAATTGCAACCCCACCTAATGGAATTTTCAGTGGATTAAACGTTTGGGGTAATCAATATTGTCCTGACAATGGGTTTATTGGGTTAGATTTTGTAAATTATATGTATTCTCAGTCAGGATGTTGGTTTGATACGTCAATTAACGTTCAAGTTTATCCACGACCTAACATTTTACCTGTGACAAATGGTGTTGTTGATGAGAATTTAGAGTATCATCAAATATGTGAGGGTGATACTGTATCAGATGTGTTTAGTTTATCATCAGTTAGTGGTGGATATAACGAATGGTATGTGTTTGGGGATACAATTACTAACAATACGTTAAATATAACGTGGGATATGGACGGTATATTCACTTTTCAGGGAGTAAGATGGGACAATGGGTGTGTTTCTAACCCCCAATCCTTCACCATAACCTTAGAATTGTGTCCAAATGAGATATTTTACATCCCAAATGCCTTTACACCCGATGGTGATGAAAGAAATAACATATTAAAACCAATAATCACCTCAGGAGTGGACATTTTTAACTACTCTTTTGTGGTTTTTAATAGGTGGGGACAGATTGTATGGGAATCTTTTAATACCAATGTGGGTTGGGATGGGACATATAACAATATTCCTTGTCAAGATGGGGTTTATACGTGGAAATTAAAATTTAAAAGTCCCAAAACCGATGAAATCAAAGAATTTTACGGTAGTTTTACGCTTATTAAGTAATAGATATTTATTTATATGAGTAAAAAGAAAAATCCTGAGTTAAAAGAGGGTGATCGCATTGTTTTAATCTACATGCCAGGTGAAGATATTGATACAGGAACCAAAGGAAGGGTTAAAAGTATTGGTCAAGCACCATCTTTCGGGGAATCACCTAGTTATATGTATAATGTAGAGTGGTTAGATGACGATGGTAAGGTAATTAGCACCCTTTCTTTACTTCCTGAGGCCGATTCTTGGATATTAGATCCCGAATTTACTCAAAATGACCTAAATGAGGCCAAAAATCGTGTAATAACTGACTTAGATGAGTTAATTAGACGACATGAGTGGTCGAGACTCTTTAAAAAGTCCGATTTGAAGTATATTTTAGACTATTTGGAGGTAATTAGACAGTTAGGTGTGGTAAATATGTTCCAATCAGGTCAATTTTTAGGTCAAACTAAAGATTATTTAACAAAATACTTTGATTTATACCGAATGCAACGTGAATTAGACGATAATGATGAAGAAAAAATAGAAAAAATCTTAGAAATGTCTGAAAACGTAAGAAATATCATGATTTCAGCCGCAATTACCGATTTAGAGCAAAAAAATGTAGAAATTACAGGTAGATCAGCAACAAATAGGGTAAATAAACTAACAACTGAACTTGTAAAACACTTTATGGGTAGATAATCGTGTTTTTTTTACCTAAAAACTTGATTATATCACAAAAATTGACGATTTTTTCATAAAAACACACATATTATGACATTATTATCAATTTCTTTATTAGTTTTTAGTATTATTATCCTTTTTACTACCATTTTATTCATTATTTGGTGGAAAAAATACGGAAAATCACTATTTTCTACCCTAAAAGACCTAAAAAACATGCAAAATCCGTCAAATTTCGTTCAAAATCTTGGAAATTTGGATAATTTAGAGGATTTTTATCAAAATATTGGTAATTTTGGGGGTCAAATGGGTAATTTTAACGAAAATATTACTAAATTTAACCAAAGAATGAGTGAAATTGGTAAAAAAATGGGTCAAAAGTAGATAAAAACACCGAAAAAAGACCTATTTTAGGTCGTTTTTTGTCTCTATATATACAAAAAAACCCCCTATTTTGGGGGTTTTTACGTTAAAATAGGGGTATTTTTACTCGTTTTCAGGATTATCTTCTTTAAAGAAATTGGTTAAAAACTTACCAACAACACCAAATATAATAGACGATACTATCATAGACTTTATTTCTAAGGGTGTAAATATGTCTTTTAAGTTGTCGAATTGCCATAAACCACCTATCGCAAGAACAGAAGCGATTGCCAATAAAGAATCACCCCATTTTCTCCATTTTTTGGGTGTTGGTTTCCAATAATCACTAGTCATTTTTTTTAACTTTGTCATTTTAGATTCCTTTAATAAGGTTTATTGATTGTTTTAGGTATTCTTTAGCTCTTGGGGACGGAGTATATTCATCATCCTTAGTTTGAAGGTTTAAAACCCTTTCAATGTCCTTAACTAACTCAGTTCCGTGTTCATTTTCTTTATATAACTCGATGATCTTATCCATGGCTTTATTGCATTCACCTGTAGTCTCGTCATAATAGTTTTTATTCCTAAACTTATTCAAATGATTCATCATTTCATATGCCAAATGTGTTCCACCGTCTTTAATGTCTTTAAACAAACGGATATTATTCAAAATCCCTAAAGTATCAACCATAGAGTTAACCCCTGTAATTCTTTTGGTAATCCCTGGTGTGTATTTATCAAATTCACCCGCTCTCCCGACTATTTCGTCTAGAGGCATAACATTTTCAGGAATACACTTAGGTTTTTCCTTTTTATTTTTTTTTCCTTCCATTTCGTTTTCTAAAAGAACTTTTCTAATGACTCTATTTAGGTCACGGTTATTAAATTGATTTCGTTTCATCTTATAATATATTTTAAAAACTTTAAGTATTTATAATAATAAATATTAGATAATATGAAAAATATTAATGACATTATAAGGAAAGTATTGATTGAGTCATTTTTAAGACCTAAGTTTATTTTTGAGGATTTCTATGGGTCGGTTGAAGATGTTGATTTTTTAAATGAAGCCGAATATCAAGGAAGAAAAGTTCAACTTGGTAAAATAATGCAGGGTGACGTAAAAAAGTTTAAGGTTTATGTTAAAAATGACAAAGGTAAAGTTGTTAAAGTTAATTTTGGTTTTGGTGGTAAATCAGCAAAAGGGAAAAGAATGGTTATTAAAAAAAATAACCCAGAAAGACGACGATCTTTCAGAGCAAGACACAATTGCGATAATCCTGGACCAAGATGGAAACCAAGATATTGGGCTTGTAGAACTTGGTAATAAATAACTAAATTAACACAATTTTATTTTGGGTAATTATTTTTTAGCAAAAAAAATAGATTTAATGGAGAGTTATAGATATGACTCATTAGTTCGACAGATTATAAAGGATATTGTTCTTATGTATAAAAAAGAATCTGACGGGCATTTTTATTTACCCTACGATGTTGATGAAGAGTCTGACGAATACGACTTTAAAGACATATTTGTTTCTGTTGAATTAATTTTGGAAGAGTCAAATACGGTTGACGATTTTTTATTAAACGCCGATTTTTATCCCGATGATGATACTATTGTTGTAAAAATAGTATATAATCCAGAATTTAAAACTAAAAATATCTACAACATGGTCGGAGAATTAAACGAACTCATTGCACACGAACTTAGACATAGTCACCAAAAAAATACCGGTCTATTTGATTTGGATTCTGACATGGATGTTGATGAAGAAAAAGGTTTCGAGTATTATACAAGACCTGAGGAAATTGACGCTCAATATTACGGATTCAAAAGAATGTCAAAAATCACAAAAAAACCTTTCGATGAATTAGTTAAAAATTGGTTCAAAAAGTATAAGGATGTTCATCAAATGGATGATTCTGAAGTTGAAGAAACTGTATCGATGATATTAAATTACAGACCTAAGATTTAAACCTATCTATAATCTTTTTGACTAGCATATAAACAATATGTGATGTAAAAATCCCGCCTAAATAGTGTCCTACACCCATCGCTAATAATTTAATTTGTTTTTCACCTATTGATAAATCTGAAAGATCTTTCAATATTGGAACTAATGGGACCAAAAACGTGTAGGCGATCATATTAGAGACTTTTGAAAAAGTTAAATTCAAACTTTCTAAAAAACCGAAAAGAGCATCTCTTAAATCATAGGATTTTGAAAGTGCTCTATCAAAAAACGTAATTAATTTTTTTTCTTTTATTAGTTCTAACACCTCACGTAATTTTTCCTTATTCGAGGAAAAAAAAGTTAAAATTATACCAAAAGATATTAGGGTTATGTCTGTTTCTGTTAGGTTTGGATATCTACCACTCATATATTTTGAAACAGGTCCCACAAATCCCCCTATTACAGAACCCCAAGTTCCCAAAAAAACAAAATCAATTCCAAATTGTTTTTTTACGTCTTCGATAATTTTTTTTGTAAAGTTTTTCGAATTAGTAAAAATATCCGACATGGCATTTTCTTTAGATTCTTGTAGAACTTTAATGTATTGCGATTCTGTTAAAATTATATCCATACTATATGTAAATATCTTTATATGGAATAATAATTTATAAATTATAAACTTAAATTATATTTCTATTTTAATTTATATCGTAGTTGAGATATTTATATAAAAAAATATAGTTATGAATTCATACTTTTTTAAAATGAACAAACAAGAAAGAGAGAACATCTTGGATCAACATAAACATGTATATGATGGTTATGTAACAAAATACAATCAACAATCAAACCAATATCCTCTTTATGTTCAGGATTTGGCAAATGATAAAAATGGTATTACGGTAAATAATAAAGGATTGGTTAAGACTTATACTAACGTAGGTATTAATGAAGGTCTTTTAGATATGATTGCCGATGGGCCTATGGACTTAGAAAACGGAACGATAGATATTGATAGTGTGAGTCAAACAAATTCAATCAATAAAAAAATGTTGGACCAATATTATCCATCACCCAACGAGGAAGAAGAAGAATTTGTAACCTATGGTAAAATCTCAGATGAAGAGGACATACCAAACACAAGCTTACAAAACTTAGATAGGTTTGAATATGATATTGACGAACTTGAGGACTATTCAGCGAGCAAAGATTATGACAATACAGACGAAGAATATTTAACTTACAGTGAAAGACTACAAGATACACTACAAAATGTTGATGAAGAAATACTACCTGAATTAGTTCAACAATTGTATGAGTCGAGACACATGTTCGAAAGATTCAAAAAATACAACTAAAATGGAAATTCAAGAATTGATTTTTTTTTATCTACACGAAAACACAAACACCATAGAAGTTCAATTTAGATTAAATGTCGATTCTGAGGATGAAATTAGAATTGATAATATCAATTTAAATGAGGCTTCTGATTTTGGTTATGATTTGATATTAGAGGAAATTGAATCATATGACGATGATGACGAAGAAAATTTATATTGGTTTGATTCCCCATCAATTGACGAAGACAATCTAATTAGTTTTCTAAATGAATATTATATAGTGAGCCCCGAAAAACTACCAAAACCCGAGTTAATCTAAGGACCAACTCGAGTTAAAAACATGGTTGTGGTTTCACCACTGCTGTTTGAACCATAATCATAGCTTCCTGATGTTCTAATAACAAGACTTTCAGGACCATCATCAATTATTTTCCAAACTCTACGAGTTCCATCGTAATCAAAAACAATATATCCCAAATCATATACGTTTCTTTGACCATGAACGTAATATGTGAATTTTTTAGTCCAAGTTGTCCCACCACTGGGTAAATCAATAGGATAGAAATAAATTACAGAATAGTCCAAAGCAAGTCTTGTAAACCCAACCTCAATAGAATCCAAAGGTTTTGTTTCACTTTCATTTACGTAAAGCGTTCCGGGGTAAAAAACTTGGTTCAACCCTGAATAGTCTCGGTTTTCATAAGTAATTTTATCTATACGATATTCTCCACTTAAACTAAGAAGTGGTGGTTGTGCATACTTTACACAAGAGCTTATAACAAGAGATAAAATAAGAATTGATAAAATGTTTTTCATATGGTTTTAATTTCTACAAATATAAATATATTTTTTTAATTACAAGGACTATTTATTAAAAAAATGGAATTAGACGAAATAATTTATTTACTGAAAAGATATACAACAACCGAATCGAAAGATGAGATTGGAGAACAAGATGCTGGAGGATCGGGAGGTGGTGGCGGAGCTGCTTATCCTACGGTTACAAAATGGGAAACAGGACTAACGAGAAGTGTTGCAAATCAAATAGATTATAAGGCTAAGTGGAAAGATTTGAACAAACTGACTAGAGGGAAGGCAAATACTTTATTATAAACATTTTTTAATGATATTTATAAAAAAACTATGAACTACAATAATTTAAAATTGGTCGGTATATCTCACGATGTAAAATATATTTTTACAAATGAGGGTATATTAGAGACCAATTCTTTTTTTTCAAATTCCAAAACAAATTTAATCGAATATTCTTACGAAAACCTTCACTTAGGTATTCAAATGTTAAAGGAACATTATTCGACATTTTATAAGGCGAATCAAATATCTCTTATAGAGTATTCCAATTCACCTAGAAGATCTTTATATAGATTACTCGAGATCTTTGAATTGAAAAACTACACAACCATTATAAAGGAATGGGAAGAAGTTTATGGAAACAAATTACTTCTAATCAATGAATCAGTAGATAAACTACTTGTTGAAAGTAGGGTAAATGATGCTTGGAATAGTATCTCAAACATTTTACATGAAAATATGATTGGGGATTTCTTTAGTGACCCTATTGGATCAATCGGTAGAGGTGTAAAAAATGTTGGTAGTTGGGTTTACGATCAAGGAAAAAAGGCCGTTGATTGGACTGTAGATCAGGCAAAACAAATTAGAGATAAAGGATTTTTTACATGGGCAGGAGAAAAAGTTAGTAACGCTTGGAATTATGTTAAAGATGCGGTTGCAAGGGCATGGAATTGTTTAACAAATAATTTCTTTGAGTGTTTAATGGAGGGAATTAGAGACGCATCATTTTCTGCCGTGGGAATGGGAGTTATGACCGCAATTTCATTTATTCCTGGTGTGGGTCAAGTGGCGGATGTTATAGTATTTGGTAGTTTGTTAATTTGGGACATTTACAAAATGTTGAGCGGTAAATACGAATCAGGTAAATACAAATGGAGTTGGATGGAAATAATTATCGACGCCATATGTGCCGTGTTACCAGCGTTAGGGTTTTTAGCAAAATCGGCTCTTAGAGGAATCAAGGGATTTGCCGAATTGGGAATTAAGGCGGCAACTGAAGGAGGTATTTTTAGAAGAGTTCTAAACTTTTTCAAGGGAAGCCTTGGTAAAATATTTTCTGCAATAGGAAAATCTATGAAGTTTGTCGGAGAAAAATTAGGATTAACATTTCTTGAAAAATACGGAGCAAAGGCCGAAACAATTTTAACAAAAGAAGTTGAGGTTGCTGAAAAGGCAGCACAAACAGCCGCTAAGGAAGGTGAAAAGGGCGTTGTAGGAACAGCAAAAGATTCACTTAAAAAGGCGGGCGAAGGAGTTAAACAATTTACCAAAGATTTCAAATTTACTAAACCAATTCCTGTGGTTTTAAAAAAATCGGGAAAAACAGTATTAGTTACCGCGGCTCTTTGTGCCGCTCTTGGTGTTGATGGGTGGACTTGTCAACACAAAATAGAAAATGGTGAGATAAGCGAAGAACAAATTAAAAAAGCGGAAGAAGACTTAAAAGCCGGATTAAAATCAGATAAACTAAAACAAGAAATGTCGAAATTAACCGTGCAAGATGCTGAAGCACAGGGATTATTTTAAATATTATGGAAAATTTAAAAGAACAACTTAACAGAATCAAATTATTATACAACTATAATTTGAACGAAACTTATGAAGAAAACAAAATTAAACAGTCGTCCAAAAACTATTTGAATGAGGCTGCTGCCGAGGCCCTAATCGCAGCCAAGGAGTTGGGGAACGCAGAAAGAGCCATCCTACATAATAGTTTAGAAACTGTAGTTGCCGATATAGGTGCAGTCACTATTAAAAATGAGAAAGGAATTTTTTCATCAACAAAAAATGTCGAAGAAATAGTGTTGGCGATGAAAGAAGGAAGAATTGCGGGTGCTGAGTTAGGTAATATTGGTAAGTCTCTCTTAAAAAGCCCGGCAACAAGCACAGAGATTAAATCATTAGCAGCCGAACTGGTAACATCATTTCCATCTTTTGAACAAAAATATGGTATGTTAACAAGAGAACAAGCCGTAAACGAACTAATGAATGGTCCTGGAAAATATACAAAAGGTGAAGCAGAAACTCTTATGAATAAGTATAAGTCGAGAAAAAGTCGAGTTGATCCAATCGAGCCCCCTAAGACAGGTGAAGGACCGAAACCAAGTGAAGGACCGAAACCAAGTGAAGGACCGAAACCAAGTGAAGGACCTGTAAATCAAAATAATATCAACCTCAATATAACTAACCAAGTTCAATCCGAGGGATTTAAAATTGCGGAAGAGTATGGACCTCACATGGATGATGCAGCAAGAAAAAGAAAATGGAAAGACTCTCAAGATTGGTTAAAAAATGACGAAAGAGGGTTTATGGAAGAATATAATAGAGTTAGTAAGGGATCAAGACTTAGAAGAGGTCTTAATTGGGGTCGAAAAATTATGTCTTGGGGAACTCTTTGGGGAATATTTAAAATTGCGGGAATAGGTCTAACTTTATGGGCCGTATATAGTTTATTTACAGATAGTGGATGGAAAGTTAAAGACGATGATAAAATAGATGATGATGACGGCGGAGGCGGCGGCGGAGACGATGACGGAGGAGGTGGAGGATCACCTGATGACGACCAAAACCAAGGAGTGTTGATCGACGTTGATGGTAATAAATATATAGAATGCACACCACCTTATTATAAGGGTTGTGTCGCTAAAAAAGGAAATGACGACATAAGAAAGGCTCAAGATTGTTTGGGTGTAACACCTAATGGTTTCTTTAATAAAGAAACAGAAGACGCATTATATAAAAAAATAAACAAGAAAAGTTTTAGTCCATCAGATATGCCATCGATATGTGCGACGAGTTATGGGGCTAGTAGATTCTCTTATTAAAAAATATAAAAAAAATGGATATTTCAAAAAAACTAACACAAATCCTATTAGAACAAGAAGCTAGTAAAGAAACTAAAGGAGTTAATGTCTCCGATACAGGTAAAGTATTGCAAAATACTATTAATTTTTGCCAAGGTATATCTTTTCTAAAAGATAAGGCGATTAAGTCTATGAGTAGAACATCACCAAAAGATACAACTAGCGGACAACCATTAATGGCTAAATTCAAAGATGTTTATAACTCGGGTAAAGAAAGTGTTGCCTTTGCTTCCGGAGACGATGGTAGTGGAAATATTATAGTTGTTTTTGGTATGCAAGATCCGAACTTAACAGATCAAGCATTATTAGGATACAGAGTTACAACAGGAGCAGTTGCCGACAGGATAACTGACGGTATTGCAAAAGGGTGTCAATATTTACAAAAAATAGAAGATGTGGGACAAGCACAACTTTCGGCTTATGATAGATCTAGACTTGATGCTTTTATTAAAAAACAAGGTGGTTTATTTACCTCAACTGATCCGAAAGATCCGTTGAACTATAGAGAATATAAAATGAAGAATCTCAAAGACGCTGACGGATTACCTTTATTACAAAGTCCAGGTGAAGGTATTGTTTGGAAAAAAGTCGAACAAGATCAAGGAACTATGGGTGATGTTGCAGGTGAAGTTGATGACTTTATGAAAGAACAAGGATTTACAAAAAACAAACCAAAGGCAGGAACCGATGAAGCAAATTATGGGTTTTATCTAAAAGACGTTCAAGGAGATTTACCATCATTAAGTATTGATCCTGATATCAGAAATACAGGAATATATTTCCCTGACCCAAGTTATACAAGTGAATACGGTGGTTCAGTTTTGACTCCTGATAGAAAGGCTTGTAAATCTGTAATTAAAAGACTTTACGATTGCAAAACAAAAACAAACAAAGCAGGATGTTCCGCAAATCTATTTAGAGATAAGTTTATTGCTCTTTCGTGTGGTGATAAAAACTTTATCGAAGGTCCTTTTGGAAAAGGAGATGAATATAAGGCAATTTTTTCAGATCCAGGTCCATACGGATTGGCAAATCTAAACAGAGCAAGAGGTAAAGCGAAGTATTCTTCAATGACAGAATCTCTTAACAAAAAAATCAACAAAAGATTAAACGAAGATTTCAAAAGACTTTCTTTTAATAAAAAAAAAATTCAATTTGACAATCAACTAGTTGAGTCATTAGCAGATCAGTTGGTTGTAAGTGCATTATTCGACTTACAAAAAGATTTCAAAAAATTCCAAAGATTGGATGAAAATGCAATAACCGATTTTCTATCTAGTGCTGGAAGTAAAGCTTTAGAAGGCGGAAAAAACTTAGTTAGTAATTTAGGAAGTAAATTGGGAACGGGTCTAAGTCAAGGATTTAAAGAGACGATCGCAAAAAAAATAATTGGCTGGGCAGGTTTCGACCCAAATGGTTATTTCGCTCTTTTAATCGCTAATATTTTTGCAAATCTTGAATTTAAGGATTATATGAATTTTATTAGTGATTGTGAAAAGTTTAGTGAAATTATTACAAAATCAGCGTTAGAGGCGTGGTTAGATAAAGCAGTTGTATCAATGAAAGGTGGTGAAGCTGGAACTATATCAACTTTTGTTTATACGGCCCTAAAAAATACCGTAACTGAGGCAGCAGCAAACACACCAGCATTTAGAGCATTAGAAGGGATGGCAACCAAAATTGTTTGTGGAATTATAGAAGGTGTAAAAGAGAGCGGGATTATTACAAGTTTTTTCTAATTTTTTTGGTGGTATAGTTTTTTTGTTTATCTTTGTATCAAATAATAGAAAAATGAAAAATCCAATCAAAAGTTTAATTAGTGTTTTAGTTTTATGTCTAATCGTTTTTTGTCTATTAAATGATAAAATGCAAATTGCCATTTTAGAAAAGGTAGAAAAAATATTCAAAACAGATTTATCCACACTCAAACAAAATATCAAAAACGATGATTTATCGATTGGTGGTGGAAATACGGCCGAACCTTTTGATGAAAACAAATACAAATCTTATTCTGCCGAGTCGGTCGAGTATTTCAAGGAAATCGCTTTAGGTCGTGAATTTAAAAGTGATAGTGAAGTTCTTAAGCGTTGGGACAAGGACATGAAAATATATGTTGGAGGAAACACCAATGAAGTTTTGAATAGTGAGTTGGAACGAATTGTATTGGAATTGAACAACATAATTGATCCCATCAATATCGAAATCGTTTCTGATTCATCATTATCCAATATGTATATTTATTTTGGATCTTACAAAGATTTTAGTTTGATTAAACCAAACATTGATTATGGATTACTAAAGTCAAATTGGGGTCTTTTTATAGTTAAACAAAATTCAGGTTGTATGTATGTTGATATTCATAGGGCTAATGAACTCGAGCAAAAACATTTACTTCGTGAAGAATTAACACAATCTTTAGGTTTATGTGATGATTCTTACAAATATCCTGAAAGTATTTTTTATCAAGGTTGGACAACAACAACAGAATACGCACCGATTGATAGAGAACTAATTGACATGTTATACAATAATTAGTATATTTATAATAGTTCTTTGAATGTTAGAGGAGTGTCAGAGCGGTCGAATGAGGCGGTCTTGAAAACCGTTGATCTTTACGGATCCGGGGGTTCGAATCCCTCCTCCTCTGCAAAATGTGAAATATGGGTCCATAGTTAAACGGATATAACCCTAGCCTTCTAAGCTTGTATTCCTGGTTCGATTCCAGGTGGACCTACTACTTTCCCATGAATTTCCCTGTGACAATTAGAACAAACTAAAATATATTTATATTAGTATTATGGAAGACATACATCAACAAATTCACGAGGAGTTTATTAACTCTGAAGATTATGATAAGTATCTTTATGATATTTATAATTATGAACCTCAACGAACAGATCCACAGGATTAAAAACTTGATGTATGAACAACCACAAGTCCAAATTGTATATAAAGGTGATTTAGATGGATACTTTGGAAAAAACATTGAGTTAACGTCTCCTGATAATAATACTATTGGTTTTATCCATATATCCAAAATGAATGATGGTGAAAATTTAGATCTGAACTTCAATACTTTATATGACGAATCCAAGTTTCAAACCATTCCATTAAATTATGATAATTGTCTTTTTATGCACACTTTAGAGGTGGATGAAAACCATAGAAAACAGGGACATGGGTCACACTTATTAGATTTGGCACATGAATTTGCAAAAAATAACGGATATAATTATCTATCTTTTATTTCTGATAATGATAATGAAATTGCAAACAACATTTATCAAAAAAGAGGTTATAAGTCATTAAATTCTAATGACAATTCTAGTTTTTATTTTGTTGAATTGTAAAAATTACTTATCTTTACAGTATGACAAACAAATTACCATACGAAAAAACAGGAAATGCGATTAAAGGATATAGTGATTCTGCCATCGCCAAAGGAGAAACAAATGATTGTGTTGTTAGAGCATTTGCATCTTCATTCGATGTGTCTTATGATTACGCTCACAAATACGTTGCAGATGAGTTTGGAAGAAAACCAAGAAAAGGAACTTACGGGACTATAACAACTCTTGTTAAAATGGCCGACAGTTTGATCAAGGTTAACGGTAAAAAAGTTTGTCCTCTTGGAGTAAGACACAACGATCATTTGTTAAGATCATTAATGTATGATGTTAAAGTAAAAGGTGAGACTAAAAAAAGAAACATGACCGTTGGAACATTTGTTAAACAAAACCCAAAAGGAACTTTCTTTGTATTGGTTAGAAGACACGCTTTTACAATCAAAGACGGTGTTGTAATTGGAAACCCTGAAGATTCAATTAAAACAAAACGACCTATGAGGTGTGCATTTGAGATAAAATAATATTATGAAAACAATTTTTATTACTCTTTTATTTTTTACCTTCATTGGTTATTCTCAACCTTTGATGAGACAATATTCAAATATGGATTATCAGTCAATTGCGGAATCCAACTTTAAAAAAATAACCTTTAAACCAAAAAATGATTATGTTTATAAACTTGATTATGGACAATTCCAATTGTCGGTAAGCACCAAATTAAAAAGGGTTCCCTTCCAGGATAAATTCTCTGATCTAACCGTGGACGATATTTTATTTGCAGGTTCTTACGACATAAGGGCAAGATTTTACATATCTCCAAATGTTAAGGTGTTTCAACGAGCCTTTATCACAGGATTAAGTAATGGTCAAGTTTTTCATACGACAGGAGTTATAATAAAATTTTAGAAAAAAACTTGTCAATTAAAAAAAGATTACTATATTTGTAAAGAAATTGAAACTTTTTAAAAAAACGATATAATTATAATAAAAATGAAAAATACACTCAAACATATGGTCAATTGTCTACCGAGCAATCAGTGGTCGTTTAGCTATATTACGCGAAATCAGTCGAGGGTATTTTCACTTATGAGTTAAAAACGTTTAACTAACATAATAAAAGGAATGTAAAACCCGAGACTTAAAAATCTCGGGTTTTTTGTTTTATATTGGCTCTGTAAGCATTGATGGCGATGCGTCTGACTTGTAATCAGAAGAAATCAGTTCGAATCTGGTACGGAGCTCAAAAAGGTTCTTTGACATATTGGTTTCATAAATTGTCTCGTAGCCTAAAGGCAGGGCACCGGATTTTGACTCCGGGTGTGTTGGTTCGAGTCCAGCCGAGACAACGATAATGGAAGAGTAATCACAACGGCTTGTGACTCCGTCTTGAAAACGGCAGGTACTGAAAGGTATGGGGATCGACACCTCACTCTTCCTCCATATAGGGTAGTTGACTAATTGGTAAGTCACCACGTTTGGGACGTGGACGATGCAAGTTCGAGTCTTGTCTACCCTACTATAAATAAACAAATAAAAAAACAAGTATCATGGAAAGTGACAAGTATGACAAACAAAACCCCTCGTAGCTTAATCGGGAAAGCACCATACTTTTAATATGGGGAGAGTCGGATCGTAACCGGCCGGGGGGACAAAAAAAATTTAGTAAAACTGAGCGTTCATTACCAAAAAGTGGTTACTTTTGTTCTGAAAAACTAAAACAAGCACCTTTAGCTCAGCAGGTAGTAGCGGTTGTTTTACATACAACAGGTCACAGGTTCGATCCCTGTAGGGTGCACGAGGAGACTGTTACTAATTCATAGACCTTATGTGGACGACGGTATCATAGAATTAGATTTTTGGGAGAGTTGAGCAATTGGTTGGCTCAGCAGACTGTAAATCTGTCGCGAAAGCCTTGGGGGTTCGAGTCCCTCCTCTCCCACACTGGACTGGTAGCTCAGAGGCAGAGCAAAACCCTGTTAAGGTTGAGGTCGAGATATCGTAATTCTCCCAGTCCGCAAAAAACTACGGCACATATACCCTCCGTCTGATACGCGGTTGAAAGGTTAATAGGTCCCATGTAGGTTCGATTCCTACTGTGCCGACTACGGAAGATAAACCTTGATGGAGATAGGGTCCGCCTGCTAAGCGAGATGTACCTTCGGGTATTTGGTTCGATTCCAATGTCTTCCGCAACTTATGACAAAAAATAATTCATATGAATGACAGATATAAAAAAATAGATGAAAAATCAAAAATAGTTACAGATGGATTGGGTTGTAAAATTGACGATGGTATAAGAGAGTTAATTGTTTTACTTAATTATAATAACATCGGAACAACACAATCTTGTTGGGGACACAAAAATTGGGGTGAAAAATTTCCTTGGTTTGACATTAAGAATGAATATCATAAGAATATAGAAAACATTATTTTTGATTTAGAAATTGAATTTGAGAAACTTGGTGATGATACAATAAGATTTTACCCAAAGTGTAAAAAATTGATAAAGGGTAGAAAAGAGTTTAACAAGTTAAAAGACAAACTAAAACAAATTAGTAATTTTTTATAATCTGCCGATAGGAAAGGTTTCCGGTCCGGGCTCATATCCTGGATGTCATTTGGTTCGATACCCTTTATCGGTACTACATGGTGTATGTAGCTCAGTTGGCAGAGTGCTTGATTGTGGGTCAAGAGGTCATGGGTTCGACCCCCATCATACACACAAAATACCTTCGTAGTTCAATTGAAAAGAACCTGTGACTACGGATCACAAGATGGGAGTTTGAGTCTCTCCGAAGGTACAATATTTGCGTCGTAGCTTATGGAAGCGGCAGGCCTCCAAAACCTCGCATAGACATGGGTTCGATTCCCTGACGACGCGCCAAATAAGGACCGGTAGCTCAGTTGGTAGAGCGCTAGACTGAAGATCTAGGCGTGGATGGTTCGATTCCGTCCCGGTCCACAAACAATTAAAAAGGAGATAAAATGAACCGAGTATTTAGAAAGGTTGATGGAAATCCAGTTTCTGACATATCAAAACACACTTTGGATATTTTAAATGAATGTCCTTATGTTGAAATTCATGTTGGAACTGATTCTCAAAACCACAGAAGATCGACTGTATATGTAACCGCAATAGCATATCGGTATGGAAACCGCGGAGTTCACTATATATATCACAAACATAAGGTTAAAAAAATTCGTGATAAGTGGACAAGGTTATGGAATGAAGCCGATTATTCAATTGAGGTTGCAAACTTTTTAACAAGTAAGGTGAATGTTAAACTTGAGATTGATCTTGATTATAACGCTCAAGAACAACACTTTAGTTCAAAGTTGGTTGGTCCTGCGGTTGGGTGGGTTAATTCTTTGGGTTATAAGGCGAATATTAAACCTGATAACCAAATTGCAACAAAGGCGGCAGATTTTCATTGTCGTTAATTGGTCGGGTGTCTGATAGGTAAAGTCCAGATCTGCAAAATCTCGGTATGTGGGTTCGAATCCCACCCTGACCTCAACAAATGCCCCTATGGCGGAATTGGCATACGCATGTGATTTAGGATCACAATTTTGCAGGTTCGAGTCCTGCTGGGGGCACAAAAAATAGTATATATACTAAATTTTAGATTTTTTCTAAAATAATAACTTTTTGATCTCATATTTATTAATATGAAAAAAATAATAAGAATTACAGAATCTGATTTGACTAACATAGTTAAACGAGTGATTAAAGAAAATGAAAATAATAGATTAGGTAAAGTTTATTTCAATAACGAGAATTATCCTGGATTTATGTATGTTAAAGAAATATTACCTAAATATCAAATGTATTGGGTTGGGACTATGACAAATGAAGTATTACCTACTGAATTAATAAAAGATGATGATATGGATATCTATTGGTTAGAATCACCCGATGGTAAAACATTTGGTTACGAACTTTTTGAAGATGATTTAAAAGGTAAAAAATATTTAGTTTTAGATTTAGTTGACCCACAAGAAATTGAGAAATATCTAAGAAATGGCGGTGAATGGTTCCCAAGTCACTACGAGGCGTAAATTAAAAAAATAATCCATAAAACTTGACACTTTCTAAAAGTATCATATATTTATAACAAAACTTAAAAACCGCAAATGAAAAATTTACACATATTATTGATAGGGGGCGATTTAGCTGAGGCAACTTTCAAGAGGAGGGTGTAATATTTTATACATATAATATTTAGAACCCCTCCCCAAAAAAGAGGGGTTTTTTTGTGAATATAAGTTTGGTAGTTTCAAAAAGATCACTATCTTTGTGAAACAAAAGACAAAGGTTCTTTGACATAATGGTGAAAATGGTTCGGTGTTGGAATCGGTATACACGTTCGGCTTAAGATCGAATGCGCAATGCGTGAGGGTTCGAGTCCCTCCCGGACTACAGAAAAAAATAAAAAATATTTTACAAAGTGTTTGGCAGATCAAAATAAAGTTCTTATATTTGTAAAACAAACAACGGGGGTGAGAAAATGTGATGGTGGACTCACCCCCACACAAAAGAGAAAAAGTTCATTGACATATTAGATTGGTAAGATAGCAGATAGACCTATATCGGCAGAATCCCATAGGGAGTCAGAAATGACGAGCAAAACGGAGCCCCTATCAGACTAATGGATTGAGGAGGTACTCAAAGTTTTCCGAAAGGTTAACAGGTAAAAACGATGGTTTGGGTAGAACGGATGTTAAAGGCGAGGTATAGGTAGTACGGATGGGGTGACCCACGAATGAGTAAATCTTAAGGTCTTACCATTTTTTAAGATATTAAGTGTTTAACGGCAAAGTATTGATAAAGTGTTAGAGAGGATAAAAATCTGTGAAACTTAAAAGACAATTAGGAAGAGTGATCTTTACGTTGGGAACTAAAAGTGGAGATAATAAAGTATCTATAACCGTTAAACATTTTAAAATATTGATAGTGGTTTTCCCCACTCAACGGATGTCGACAATCCAGAGTGGATCAGGAATTCATCACCGTTTCTGCCGAGGCCTCGTAAAACTACGATTAAGCAGTTAAGATTGGAGCGAGATGGGTACTCCAACACTATCGACAATATTGTGTTGTTCCCTTGAGAAAGGAATTGTAAAGAAGAGTGACATTACTTGAATTACAAAAATTGTAATCGCACACTACAACACAGAGGACCTCTCATTCTCAAATGGTCAGGTGGCGAAACGGTTGCCAATAGTTCAAAGTGTTCTCGTATAAAATTCGAGATATAGGTCGCAGGTAGAATAGCCTGCCACAATGACAATACAGGTTCGAATCCTGTCCTGACTACAAAGTGTTGTTCCCTTGAGAAAGGAAGACTGAACAGACGCTACGTATGAAACTGATTACATTAAAAGTAATGTCAATCGTTTGATTGGGGGTAAAACAGTACAGACAACACAGAGGAACTCAACCTCAAATAGTCAGGTGGCGGAATGGTAGACGCATCGGAAGAGTGGTGTGGGTTCAAGTCCCAAGTAATTAAGTCGGTCACCAATACAGGTTCAAATCCTGTCCTGACTACAAAAGACACAAAAAGTATATTTTTTTTTACTAAAAGTGTGTCTTTTCTATTTTTTCTTGATATTTATTAATAAAGAGATATGAAGAAAACAGAAAAAGAATTAGAGGTTATTAGGTTGTATACCGAAAAAAAAACACCGACCGAAATATCTAATGACTTAGGTATTGGAAGAAGAACGGTTTATAGAATAATAAATAGAAACGGAATTGAGTATAACAAAAAGGAAGAAACTTGTTGTAAACTTTGTGGAAAAACAATAACAAGTAAGAATTTTTGTCAAATGTGTTCTGTAAACATACGAAGGTATAGAGTTAAGGAATACGCGGTTAAATATTTGGGTGGTGAATGTGTTAAGTGTGGGTGGAAAGGTGATTTATCAGGATATGACCTTCATCATAGAGACCCAGAAGAAAAAGATTTTAACTCAAGTGCCCTCAACATGGCAAATATGAGTTGGGATAAAGTGAAAAATGAGTTAGATAAATGTGATTTGTTATGTGCGTTGTGTCACAGATTAGAACACTCAAACTACTCAAATGAAAAATTAAAAGAAGTTGCTAAAAATTATCAAGGTAAGTTGTTTAAATAATATATTTTTAGTAATTTTACATAAAATGGTGTGGTAGCTCAGTAGGTAGAGCAAAGGGACGGAAACCCCTTGTGCCGATGGTTCGATTCCATTCCCATACCACAAATAAGGCGGGATAGTAAGTAGTTGGTAGCTGGCGAGGCTCATAACCTCGTGTCTTTGACCCCGGTGGTTCGAGCCCACCTCCCGCAACTATAATGCTGATGTAGCTCAATGGTGAGAGCAGGACGCTTATATCGTCAAGGCTATGGGTTCAAGTCCCTTCATCAGCACGGGAGTGTCGACAGTAGAGTTCTACTTGAGAAAGAGGTAACACGCACTTAAAATGGGGGTTACAAAATAGTCAAGTCGTTTATAAAGTTTTGGTTGATAAAAACTTTCGTTTTGTGGAGATGGTTTAATGTGAAAAACCAACACCCGTGATGTTAGTGGGTTTGATCACCCCATTCACGTAAAAGTGATAACCGACCCCAAAGGTTGTCACACTTTGCGGAAGTAGCTCAATTGGTAGAGCTCCTGCCTTCCAAGCAGGTTGTTGAGAGTTCGAGTCTCTTCTTCCGCTCATCTTATCTTCCATTCGAAAGAAGTAAGTGGAGAAAAAGTTAAAAAGTCGTTACTTATAATAGCGACTTTGGTTATGGGGGTATAGCTCAGTTGGCTAGAGCATCTGCCTTGCACGCAGAGGGTCATGGGTTCGAATCCCTTTACCTCCACAACTTGGTCTGGTAGTTCAGTTGGTTAGAATACCTGCCTGTCACGCAGGGGGTCGCGGGTTCGAGTCCCGTCCAGACCGCAAAAAAAGTTAAAAAAAGATTTGTTAAATTGAAATATTCTACTTATCTTTGTTTTAACAATATGACTCCATAGTCGGTTATGGTTCGCTACCATGGCGATAAGTGGGTGAATGAGGGTAATTTGCGAGTAACTCTCCTTAATACTAGGATCGGAGTATCAAAGTTGAAGCTTATTACATGTAGTTCACAAGGTGGGTTCGATTCCCACTGGGGTTACTAAGAGAAAAGCGGAAAGTAAATATCTACGGCTTTTAGCTCGAGCGGTTAGAGCGTCGGCACACAAGCCGAAGGACACAGGTTCGAATCCTGTATGGTCGTAGTAAACACTGAAAGCAGTAAAAGGTTCTGTATGAGTAGTAACCTGACAATCTGATGAGTTGCAAATCAACAGATTGGTAAAGTTAAGTCTTATGGGGATCCGCGGTCTTAGGTAAGACGAATCTTTTACACTCTTAATTTGGCCCATTCGTCTAAAAGTAAGGACATTTGGTTTTCAACCAAAAAATCTCGGAGCGTTACCGGGATGGGCTACAATTATAATCCTTTTTGGTAAGACTTTACCCATTTACGAATTGCAGTATCTGAAACACCAAACATTTTTCCGGTTGACCTAAAACCGTTATCTTCAATCAATTTAAGTAAGTCTTCATGATTCGGCCTTTCAACCTTTCTCTGACTCTTCATTGATTGGATTTGTTTTTCTGTAAAACCAAATTCATTTCTGTCTTTTTTCTTGTGTTTTTTAGGGTGAACTACCATACCAATTCTTATATTATTTATTTTTGGTTTTTTATTCAGTATTGAAACAATTTCATCAAAAACATTATTAATATTAGTTTTAATTTCTTTTTCCGAAACTCTGATAACTAACCAACCTAATTCATTTAATAATTTATCTTTTTTATCGTCTCTTTCTTTTCTTTCGGGTAAAAGATGTTGAGATCCATCAATTTCAATAGCAACCATTTGATTTACAAACGCAAAATCAATAAAATAAGGAAAAACCGAATATTCTCTAACTATTGCATATTTTTTATCTAAACCATTTTTTTCAATATATTCAATACATAATTTTTCTGGGTAGGAAACATTGGATAATCTCCAAGCAGTTTTTTCAGGATTATTTTTCATAAACTCCAATCTTTTTTCTCGCATTATTTTTTTACTTTCTTCAGTATGTTTGAAGTTTTCTGGATATTTTTTATGGGCTAATTTATTGGCCACGGATGCCGATCTGACTTTATCTCCTAATATTATTTTTATGTCATCAGATTGTAATTTAAATTTTTTTCTTAAATCTTTAACACTATAAGATTCATCAATATATAATCTAATAAGTTCATCTTTTATTAGATGTAATTTTTCACATTTTTTAATGTGTTGGTTAAGATTACCAAGATTATCAATATAACGATTACAAATTTTACATTCAAACATAATAACTTCCTTTATATATAAATATCACGAACCCACAAAAAAGTCATACGAACTAACCCTAAATTATATTTTTTTTTTAAAAAAATTTGATTAGTCTAAATATATGTCTTACATTTGTAAAAAAAGGTTAGTCAGGAGTGTAAAGAGACCTGGTGTTGAATCCATTTTGTTAAAAATGGTTGCTCATTGTAGGTTCGAATCCTACCCTGACTTCAAAAGACCCCACGATTAACAGAAGTATCCGGCTGTTATGGGTGTGAACCTGACTTGAAGGCTTCAAGGCTATGGGGGAGGCTACACGAACAAACAAGGGTTCCCCATTATGGATGGAGGGGGTTAGGGGTCTTAAGTGATCGTAATACAATCCACAAGTTGTAAGAACACTGAACAATCTTACAATATACACTCGTCTTCCGAGTGAGACCCACCACGTAACTTTGGGGGTATGGTGAAGATGTTCTGAGGATAACACTGAACGCTGAGTTTGATTCCACCCGACACGATGGTGAGATAGAATAAGGACGGAGTGTGAAAGTATAAACCCACCGTGGATGGTTACTATGGACTAACGAATCTTAGTCATATCGGTGAGGGATATTATGTCGTCAAATATTAAAACTTGAAAGGTTCTCCCAAACTGGCGTGGGGATGATTCAGAACCTTTTTTAATGGTCCATTGGTGTAGTGGCTAACATTCATCCCTGTCACGGATGAGCCGCGAGTTCGATTCTCGCATGGACCGCTAAAATTATTAAAATTAAATCAGAATAATATGAAAGCAAAACTAACATTTAACCTACCCGAAGACGAACACGAATTTTACTGCGTAACAAGTAAAACAAAAAGAAAAGAGTATATGAAAAAACTAAATTACGGAATTGAACCGTACCCGAAAGGAGAAAATAAAAAATACGAATTAGGGACTTTTATTGAGCCGATTATAATTGACACCAATGTTGCTCAAAATAGCCACTAACGGTTGCAGATATACCCAGTTTGGGATTAAATAATAAAAACTTTAAATTATAAACAAAATGACAAAAAAAGCAGAAAATCCAAATGAAACACAGAACCCCAAATTGGGTATATCTGTTGTTAGCGGTTCGTTGCCTTCGGTTGATGAAGCAGGGGTAATGGCTGTAAAAATTTCAGAAATGGTAGAACCACCGTTGACAGCACAGGAACAATCGTTCTTTATTGCTGGATTTTGCGAATGCGTAAAGTGGCTTGGTAGCAATGACCGCTAACACAAAAGCAGGTGCAGTTTCAATTGCACTTGCTAACTGTTAACCGCCGTTTTAATGGCGTAAATTATTAAAATTAAATAAAAATAATATGAAAACAAAATCAGGTTACGAAACAAATGGAGATTACATTAAATTCAAAAGCGGGTTTACTGGAAATTATGCGGTTGAAACACAAAACGACATTAAACACTTTAAAAATGAATATGAAGCAGATATGCACATAATCACTAAAGTTATCGGTTGTGAAAAGGCATATCCAATCTGTAAGCACTTTGCTGAACAATCAGAAGGTTGTAATAATTGTGCTTTTGGATTTAATAGTAATTGTTCAAATCATAGAGCTGCTGCTATTTAAAATGGCACATAACGGTTGAGAATATGTGTTCGTTTTAATGACACATATTCTTTGTTATAAGTATGTAAAACAAAAATTATACAAATTAAAAAATAAAAAATCATGGAAAAATTAAACGGAGAACAAATAGAACCAATAAAAATCACGACTGCTGTTGAAGATATTATTAATGTAATCAAGATGAATGAAAAATCAGAAAAGAAAGCTGATTTATTATTAGTTGCAGAAGAAAAATTGAAAAAGGAAACAAACCAACGATTTATAGCACACCGTATAGGTAAAATTGATGTTATTAAAGATGTATTAATGAAACAATCTTTTTCAATTAAAGAAATGTTTGATGAATTGAAAACTCTTACTGAACCTTCTGAATATGACAAGATATTGAATGATTTTTTAAATAAAATAAATTCATAAATTTTGTTTTTATTACTTATAACGGTTCTCGGCTTGGCGAGGTTGGGGACTAAAAGCACAATCGCTAAAATTAATTACAAATTTTAATAAATAGAACAAATGAACAATTCAGAACAAAACCCCCAATCTTGCCAAACCGATGTTAGTGGCAGTGCTTGGTTTGAAACAGAACAAATCGAAACTTTTGTTGGTGAAATGGATAATGGTGGAGAACGTAAGAAATTAGTTGTTTTACATCAATGCGGTGAAGATAAAAAAGCATTGATAGAACAATTAAAAACGATGATAAGTGGTTTAGAAACTAATTTCGATTGGTTTGCTTCGTAGTATTGCCACTAACACAAAGCTAAATGACGTTTTAATGTCTTTTAGCAACTGTTATGCGGAATGTAAAACCTTAAACAACAAGAACAATGAAACAGACAGCAGTAGATTGGTTGGAAGATAACGTCTGATGATAAACAATCGTTTTAATGTTGTTTATCATTTGTTATACACAGTACATTTTAAATTAAAAATAAATATATGAAAGAAAAATTAGAAAATGAGAGACCAACACCTATAGAACAAAAAGATGTTGTTTGGGGTGAGCGTGAAAGAAAAGAGAAAGTAAGTGTTTTAATAGGACTTAGTCGCTCACCAAATTTCAAACCGATTTCTGATATGGAAACAGGTGAATATGAGTATTGGTTAAGGAGTAATGAAGATTTATTTGATGTTATACCAAAATTAGGTTTGGGACTATCAAACTTTTTCAACCAACATAAGTATGGTAACGAAGAAATAACATACTTAGACTTTCAACAAATGGGATTCACAGTTAAACATTATGACGAAGATTGGTGTACATTCAAAAAAAGGATGAATAATTGTGAAGTTAGTGGTAAGTTTTATTTTAAGACAAACCATCTAATGATTGCAAATTGGATTAATAATGAAGGAGAAAATTGTTTTAATGGGACTATCCATAACAAAAGATTTCTATTTGAGGTATTAACATCATTAAGTGCTGTTTCACGAGAAGAAATTTTAGGTATTGGTCGAAAATATATGGATTAGTATTGTGTATAACACAAAAGCAGGTGCAGTTTCAATTGCACTTGCTAACTGTTAACCGCCGTTTTAATGGCGTAAATTATTAAAATTAAAAACTATGAAAACTTTCCAAGATTTAGAATTCGAGCAAATCAATGATGCACCGTTTATGGTCGGTAAAAAAACCCGTATGCATTTTGATAATGGATATGGTGTATCTGTTGTATCACACTCTCATTCATATGGTGGTCGTGATGGTCTTTATGAGATTGCGGTATTGGATTCTGACGATAAACTTACTTATGATACTCCTGTGACAAATGACGTAATTGGTTACTTGAGTGAAGAAGATGTAACCGATGTTATGAAACAAGTTCAAGAATTAAAGTAATGAAAAAGAAACAACAAAAAGCAATTGACAAGATTATGGATTGGTTTGACTTTTCTAAAGTTCATCGAACTATGGTTGCGTTAGACTGGAAATGGGCGTCTGCTGAAGATGGAATCCCAACTGAACCTGAAATAAGGGAAACTGCAAGAAGATTAATGGAAGATGCTATTAATCAAAAAATTAGTATTGGAACCGGAGGATTTAGAGTTCATTATGATAAAAAAGATGATTTTATTTCATTATCGTTTGTTATTTCAGAATGGGATGAAACTTTTTAATAAAAAATTTGGTTATTTAAAATAAAATCACTATATTTATATTATTGTTTAACTTAAAAATCTAAAAAAAACTATGGCAACAAAATCAGGAAACAAAGGACGTTACGTCTGTAAAGTGGGGTATTTCGACATTTATGCAAAAGACACTTTAAAGCCCGCTAAAACTTCAAAATACAAATGGACTAAAGGTGAAGTAAAATCAACCGAATATGTTTTGTATCACTCTAAAAAAGTTGTGGATAAAGGATTCCAAACAAAAGATTTGGCCGTAGCCAAAGCTTCTGAGTTAATGTCAAAACATAAAGTTTCCGCCTAATTAAAAAAATATGAGTATTATAATTAATTTTTTAAAAGGTGTTGTGTCCACCATTTTTGTTATGATTGGTTGTTTTTTGGTAACTTTTTATATGAAAGAACCATTTAGCATCGTTAGTCTCTTTTGTGGTCTTTTAGGGTTTTTTATTCTGTATCCCGCAGTTGATAAATGGAAAGAAACCTTAAAGTTTCGAAAAAATAGATCAAAGTAGGTAAATGCTAATTTAGCATTACTTTTAGTAAAAAAAAACGTTTTAAAATAAAAAAAATGAACCCATCAATTTTAGTTGCAATTTCGGTTCCAGTTACTCTGGTGTTGATTTTGGTAATCATGTCACTTAAAGGACAAAAAGAATAAGGAACTAATCTTTACTTTTTTTGTTTGTTTTGTAAACGGACAAGTATTTATAGAATAAATAATTCTATTTAAAACTCGAACAAAAATGAAATTAACAAAAGAACAAATTTTAGGAATTACAAGACACGGGCTTACGTTTATTGGTGGTATTTTGGTAATGAAAGGTCTCGTTGACGAAACAACTGTTACTGAAATCGTTGGTGGTGTAATCACTTTAACAGGAACAATTTGGTCCATCATTGTTAAAAAACAAGCTTAATCTTAACAAAAATATATCCCCCTTCTTTATGTTGGGGGATATTTATTATATATAAAAAAATTCATATATGTCTGAAATTGTAATCGCATTCATCACAGGGGTTTTAGGACCAATTTTACTAATTTACATCAAACATCTTTTGGATAAAAAGAAGAAAAAACCTGATATGGTAATGGATACATTAAGGGTTAGTGAGTTGATAAATTCCAAAATTGAGCACATCAAAGAAGAATTTGATGCTGATAGAGTTTGGGTTTCACAATTTCACAATGGAGGTAATTTTTATCCAACTGGAAAATCTATGGCGAAGTTTTCGATTATGTATGAAACAGTTGGACAATATGGTCAATCAGTTCAGACTAATTTTAAAAACATTCCTGTTAATTTATTTTCTAAATCAATAAATGAATTATTAAATAATGATTCAATTGAAATACCCGACTATACGGACGAAAAGATTCCAACTTTTGGATTGAAGTATGTTGCCGAAGAAACAGGATGTAAGTCTTCTTATTTATTTGCAATTAAAACAATTGAGGATAGATTCATTGGGATTTTATCGGTTGATTACACAAGAGATAAAAAAAGTCTAACTTCTGAAGAAATTATCCATCTTCAAGTTCATGCATCATCAATCGGTGGTGTTTTAATGAGTTATTTGAATCAGTAAAGATTTTTTCATATCTTTGTGATATGAATATTTTCTTTTTAGATTTTGACACCAACAAATGTGCGAAATATCATTGTGATAAACACGTAGTTAAAATGATATTGGAAACCGCGCAACTTTTATGTGGCGTTCACCACACTACCCCCCAAGTCACCCCCCAAGTTCCCTACAAGTTATCACACAAAAATCATCCTTGTGCTATTTGGGCTCGTGAGAGTTTGTCTAATTACTTATATCTATGTGATCTTGGTTTAGAGTTATGTAAAGAATATACTTATCGTTATGGTAAGAGACACAAATCTCAAGATGTTATTGAGTGGTGTTTAATTAATAAGCCAAACATCGTTGATAAAAACTTCACCACACCACCAAAGGCAATGCCTGACGAATATAAAACAGGTGATGTTATTGAGTCCTACCGAAATTACTATCGTGGTGCCAAACGTGATTTTTGTAAATGGAAAAATAGAGAGGTTCCTGAATGGTTTTTAAATACTGAAGTATTTATATAGAAATATATTTTCTATAATGGTTTCAAGATCAGAATGCAGTAGTTCAAACCCATGTTCAAAATTTGGATCCACCGATAATGGGTGTCTTCAAAATTTAAAAAAAGGTGAGGTTGGTTCAAGCAAATATGAATTGGCTTCTGAGGCTGCAGACGCACTCGAGATAATGTATGAAGACATGCCCGAAGACGTTCAAAAAGATTTAAAAATCTCAGATTCTTATCGTCCATTAAAAATCCAATGTAATATTTTCAATTTTGACACTTATGAAGAAACAGGAAAGAGAATTAAAATTGGGACTTCTAATGTTGCTGTGGCGGCTCCTGGAACGTCAAATCATGGTTGGGGTAGAGCATTAGACTTGTCGTCAAGAAAGGCTCAACAGTGGATCAAAGACAATGGATATAAGTATGGTTGGTGTTGGGGTGAGGTTACATCGGAACCATGGCATTTTACTTACTGCGGACCAGGACCAAATAGATCATCAAGATGTGATAGTTTTTGTAAGGGTAAAATGGAAATATCATCAACCGATACTTCCATTGATGACGAAGAAGAAGAAGGATCAATTGAAAAGGAAACCACAACTGACAAAAAAACCAAATCTAACCAATCTTCATCAGCTTTGGGACCTATTGGTGATTTTTTAAATTTTCTTGGTATTGTAGGTGAGATGAAAGAGTCGATTGAAGAAAATGAAAATTTGAATGAAGAATTAAATAGAATTCACGATATTTTTAAAAAAATTCTTTAACTTTGTTGACACAACGAAATATTTATATTATCATTTCACTATAAATAAAAAAGATTATGAGTGAAGAACCAAAATTAGTTGAAATTTATTACTACTATAACAACGGAGTTCAAGTATGGACATCAAATGAGACTTTCGCTAAAATAAGAGCGGTCCAATGTGGTAGTAAATTATATTTTGAAACCGTAGAAATTGCGGAATAAAAAAAATAAAAAAAAAATCACAAAGTGCTTGACAGATTAAAATAAATGTCTTAACTTTGTAAAACAAATCGGAAAAGTCCGATACGTTCTTTGAAAAAATAGATTATCCATTCAGGTAAAAGTTTTGTCAGATTATTTGACAAGTAATTGGAATGAAATTTTCATCTTTTAACTGATAAAGATATTGGGCCGTGTATAGTCCATAAATAATCTACGAAAGTAGGATAAAGTGAGTCATTTGTGTTAGATGATTTGCGGCTTCTTCGGGAGCTCGAGTACACAAGCGGGATACCGTTTAACCTTTAGTACCGAGGGCAACGCTGTAGGGAAAGTGGTTAGGTGATTTGGCGATGTGGGTCGTCAAATTGAGGTGGGAACACCAATAGGAATAACTCGTAGGAATATTTGCAAAACATGATATTATCCAATTTCATTATTGCGTGTTCCAATATAAAAGGATACTTAAAGCCGAAAGGTATGTTAGTGTACGAGTGGTGTCGTTACTAACCTTAATTTACTTCTACCAAGGAGTTAGTTTCGAAGTAGTCTTGAAATATGGAGATGGGGACATTTCACGGAGTAGTTGAGTATCGACTCGTTCAAAAGATGGGTTGGCTCGGTTGGCGGACCACTACTTCGATAATCCACGACACAAAACTTATTATTATTAATAACCATTAAGAATAAATTAAGGAAAAGTGTCCGTCAGGTTTGGATGAAAGGTGACTACATAGTAATGAGCCGTTCATTGCACACAGAGATCCCAAGTCGATGTGTAATTATCCGAAAAACCTTTAGTCCCGCAAGGACGAGTTGGGGAGGCATCCTCGAGAAGAGTAGATTAGGATGAGAGTAATTCAAACCTCAAGGAATGGTATACCTAAAAGACCGTCACTGAGAAATACTTCTCAAAAGGAAGTGGATAAGAGTAGAAACAATAATGACTCTAAAGGTTCTCACACAAACGTGTAATCTCAGCGTTTCTTTTTTTTAAAATGGAGCCACCGGTAAAAAACATTAGGGACGAATCGTCCCTTTTTTTATGCCCAAAAATTTAAGTATAAAAAAACCCCATCCGAAGATGAGGTTTCAATTGGTGGACCTAGAGGGCTCCGACTCCCTCGTCCGGCTCGTTTTGTCAAAAAGACAACTACATGTTTAGGTTAAGGTTTTTCATACCTTCCAAAATATTTGGTTCCTATTTTGACATTGTCACCAAAAACTGTGTCGAGTTCACTTTTGTTACGGTAGCCCTCTGAACGAGACCGTTGTTTCCTTTTAGAGTGAAAACCAACTCATCTACGACTTCTGTTACTAGGTATCTGTCTGACCGACCCTCCGTTTCCGTATCTTATTAAGCTACAGTAACTTCAGAACCTCTTAGTAAACCAAGAGTTTCCATTTTGTTTAGCACATTGCCAGTTGTTTTCTAAGTCAGTTTTTAAAGAGATTAACTTAGTCCCTACATGCTTCTTTTATCCAACCAACGCCCGTCAAATCCGATATAGGCCCATATATCTTTAATGACTATTTTCAAAGAACTATAGAACAAATATAATACAAAGATTTCACTTTGACAATATATTTATAAATACATGAGAAAAAGACTATTAATAGAAGAAGATATTGATGAACTTGAAGATTTCAGAAAAATTCTACTTTTAAATAAAAGAAAGTTAGACCATAATGATGTTGTTTTTTACAATTCTGAAGGTAAAGATTTCAGTGATATTATTGAAGTAACTCCCCATGGTCTATTGTTTCATTTTAATGATTTAGAAGAATTTTTAAAGTTTTTCTTTCAAGAAACATATAAAGAAGGTACTGATGGTGAGTGGGACGCTGGAAATTACGATAGAATGTATTACGGAAATTGGGACTTTTATAGTGAGTGTCAAGATAGGGCGTACGATGATTGGGATGAAGGATATCAATTAAATTATTTTTGTGATTCTGCAATGTTAAAACTAAAACAACTTGCCGAGTTTTTAGACCCATCTACAAGTAAATATTTTGTAAAAACAAATAATCGTGGTATAAGATATGATGGTGAAGGTAAACTACCAACGATATTGGATAAGTTTTTTCCTGGTCTTGGTGATAAAATTGATGAAATAGTTTGTAGAGGAAAAGATAGTGCAGTTTCTAGTGGAGCTCAAGAATTGATAGAAAATACTTATTGTGATGGTCTAAAACAATTTGGTATTGAAAATTGGGGTAGTAGTAGACTTACAAATTGTTTTAAAACTTACTTTATAAGTTGGGGTAATCTTGTTCAGTTGTATATAGATAAAGGGGACTTTGATGAGAATGTATTGGATCTATTATTTAGCACAATCGAAAGGGGTTTTAATAATCATCCACCTGAGTATTATGAAATTGAATATAGTGTTTGGGATAATGAAATTTTTGAAAGTGAGACTTGTGAGAAACTTGAGGATCTGATGGATGAGTATATTGAAAAGGCTCACGAAGAAATTAACTCAGATTATATTGAGATAATGAGAAAACTTGGAGAATTGAAATTATTTGTATTCAAACAATTACCTGATAAAAAACATTACCTTAAAGTTGAGAAAGTTGACCCTGAAACCCTTAAAGTGACATTTAGAGTTGGGACCTCACGACAAAATTGGAACTCTAAAATGGGTGTTTCTGATGTTGATAGTGTGATTGCAATGGCAACTCAGCCAGGTTTATTTAACCCGACTGAGTATAGAATTAGTTAATATTCGTCTAAAGAGTAACGGTTTTTTAAAATCTCATATAATTTATAACCATCTTCATTGTCAATATAAAGTTGGTTTTCGTCGTATAGATCTGAAATTATTATACCATTCTTTTCTTCTATTACATCAACTGTGGATAATTGATGAACTTCATCATAAAAAGGTTTATCATCTTGAAAATCAAAAATGCTTGGTTGGGGTTTAATTTCTTCTTTGAACTCATATTTTTTTAAACCCAATTTATCAACCATGTTTTTTCCTGCAACAATTGCTCTTTCTACATCAGAAATACAAACAAACTCATTTGACGTATGCATGTTATAATAACCACATGACATATTGATACAAGAAAAATCACCATATTGTTTAACCATCATAATATCGGTGTAAGGGTGGGATTGGACCATCATTTCATTTTCGAATCCTTCTGAGATTGCTTGTAACGCCAATGGAAAAAACTCACCATTCTTATCAAATAATACCGTTCCTGAACAACTATAAGAAATCAAGTGATCACCAGGGGCATCATATTGGGTGCAATATCCAACATCTTTTAAAAAGTCCTTATCTAAGTTTCTTGACCCATGACAACCTGTTTCTTCGGAGACAAAAAATGCAACTTTTACTTTATCTAATTGTTTAAGTAATTCTAAACAAATAAAAATTCCACACTTATCGTCACCACCAATACCTGTTGGTTTATTTTCTTTTGTGTATGCCTTTAAACATAAAACTTGATCGGATCCAAAATCTTTTCCAAATGTGTATGGTCTAACAAGATATTCTTCTTCAACGATAATCTCATCAACAAGATTATGAACCGTGTCGGTGTGTGAAATAAACATGGGATAAAATTCACTTTCATCTAATATTCCTTTTGTTACGTAGATGTTTTTATGACCATCACATGCAATTTCAATACCTTCTATGTGTGAAAGTTCATTTAATATATAATCTACCATCTTATCTTCTTGATAAGTTTTGGTTGGAACCGATAATAGTTCTTTGAGTTTTGTTGTGTTCATATTCATTTATACAAAAATAAATAAAATTTTTCAACTTAACAAAGTATTTATCAAATAAATTAGTTATGAATAGAAGTTTTAGTAAAATTAGACACATCCAAGAAGCAAACTTGATGTTGGAAAACAGAAGATTAGTGGAAAATAATAGATCATTTTTGACTGAACAAACTATCGCAAACAACATAGCACCTTTGTTTGTGAATGAGTTTAATAGAGTTATGGCCGCATATAAAAAAGGAGACGCCAAAATACCAACTTATACAGCAAAATATGAAAAAACTGATGACTATAAAGGAAAAATTGGTATTTATGCTGACGGCAAACTACAACTTACGTCTTTAAAAGATTTTGGAGTTGCGGTAACCGCACCATTTTCAACAGGAACTAAAGATGAATATGGAACAGATATTGGTGTGTTAGATAAATTGATGTTATTTAGCACTGGATTACAAAGTCAAATAGATGGAATTCAAAATATTGATAATACTGTTAAATCATATTTGAAGACTGCGGTTAGAAGTGGTATAGACACAACTAAACTTAATTTCACACAAAAAAAATAAACCCCAATCCAAAACAGATCAGGGTTTAAGGTTTAACAAGATTTAAAAATTTTAAATCTGTTTGCTTTCATAATTGTTGTTGAGAATTCAAAAAAACAATACCAAGTAACACTTTCATTGGTTGGGTCCATGTTTATCAATAGACCATAATTAAGACCTTCTTGTAAAATCTGAACTTGTAAGAGATCTTCAGAAATCTTTTCAAATGATATAGGTAACACACTTACGATCTCGTCTTCTCTATAAAATGAAGAGGTTTTTTCATTTAAGTCAAAAACATATTTTGTTTTAGAGTTGTCAATTTCAAATATATAATCGGGATTCATTAACACAGAATCAACCGTGGTGTTTCTATAAGAAACAAAGTCCTGTTTTTCATATAACTCAACAATTAACTTTTGAGAGAAAGAAAAAAAAGAAAATGATAAAAGAATTAATAAAAGGTAAGTTTTCATAGATATTGTTTTTTTGATGTTATTACTACAAAGATATATAAAAGTTTGAATAAAAAAAAAACTTTTTCTTTTTTTTTGTGTATTATATAATTAAATAAAAAACATATGAAAAAATTTTTAATATCAGAATCAGAAAAACAACGAATTTTGGGAATGCACAAAAATGCAATTAGAAAAGAATATTTGACGGAGGATGATGTGGCTGCAAAACTTTCAGGTTTAATGAACAATATAGTTTCGGCTGCGAATACTGCAATAAACACGTATAATGGAGCTAATAATTCTAAAGTTCCAAATGTTACAATTACATCTCAAAATGACCCTAGTGAAATTAATTCTTTATTATATTCATTCAATATGAGTAATCAGTCGATTGGTGAGGTTAGTGATAAATACACTATTGGTAATTTATATCCCGCTGGTTGGCCCGAATTTGAAAAGAAAATTTATAAGTCGTTTAAACCTAGTGTAAATACGTTTTTATCAGATAAATTGGCAGCTAATGGGGTTCCAAAAGGAAATCAAACTGATTGGCAAAATAACGTCACTGGTGCTATATTTAAAGTCCTAAATAATTTTCAAGGTTTTAATAAACCTACTCAAAAATAAAAAAACAAAAAACCCCATCCTTTAAGGTGGGGTTTCTTTTTATTTATACATTGTCAAAACACAGTAAAAGGTGGGATTATTTTGATAGAACACATCCCCATAATAAATTGTGTTTGATACTTTAGACCCAACACAAACACCATCGTATTTTGTATCAAGTAAAAGCGCGTTATGTGATGGAGAATTTTTCCATATTTCTAAAACTCGATTAGCTCTTTCTTCATCTGTTTTTTTATCATCGAATGTGCATAAATTTTCACCAATGTAATTATAGTTATAACCGTATAGGTAGGTAATTCGATCTATAAAATTATCAAAAGTTTGACCAAAGGACGATTGTAACCTTTGTGAGTGATCGAAAGGCATCGTCGATGTCTCAACCATGTAAGTAAGCATTTGTGTATTTGCCAACTTTGCTTCAGGGGAATACTTTAATGGTGTAAGACCATATTCTTTTCGGTATTGGTTAACTTTTTTAATGATTAGATCATTTACGGTCTGACCAAAACTGTTAAAGAAAATAAAGAAGATAAAAATTGATATTGTTTTCATTTGTTAGATTTATACTACAAATGTAAAATTAATTTCTCTAATAAAAAAACTAAATCAATATTTTTATTCAGTTTTTTTTCTTCCCCTTCTTTTTGGTTTTTCTTCTTTATTTGTCACAATAATTTCGTCGTTTTCAACAACCAACATATATTCCTCGTTCTCCTCAATTTCAGACATCAATATTTTTTCTGAAATCAAATCTTCAATTTTGTCTTGAATCGCTCGTTTTATAGGTCTTGCCCCAAATGTTTCATCAAATCCGACCTTTGATATAAAGTCAATTAAATCTTGGTTATATGAAAAGATATAATGTTTTTCTAGAACTCTACTTAACAATTTATCAACCTCAAGTTTTGTGATCTGATCAATATGACTTTTTTCTAAACTATTAAATATAATTACATCATCAATTCTATTCAAAAATTCAGGAGCAAAAAACTTCTTTAATTCTTTCTTTAATACTTCTTGTTTTTCTTCTTCTAGAACAACATCACTTTTTGTGGTTTTAAACCCGACACCTGTTCCGAAGTCTTGAAGTTTTTTAACCCCAATGTTAGAAGTCATAATAATCAAACAATTTTTGAAGTTGATTTTACGACCCAAAGAATCTGTAATGTGACCATCATCCAATAATTGAAGAAGAGTTGAAAATATGTCTTTGTGTGCCTTTTCGATCTCATCAAATAATACCACCGAATATGGTTTGTTTTTAACTTGTTCTGTCAATTGACCACCCTCATCATGTCCAACATATCCCGGAGGAGATCCAATAAGACGAGATATTGTATGTTTTTCTTGATATTCACTCATATCAACTCTAATCATATTATCAGGACTTCCAAAGATTTCTTTTGCCAATTGTTTTGCCAAATAAGTTTTTCCAACTCCGGTGGAACCAAGAAAAATAAATGATCCGATTGGTTTATTTGGATCTTTGATCCCCATACGATTTCTTCTGATTGCCTTTGAAATTTTATTGACCGCCTCTTCTTGACCGATAACTTTGGAATTCAAATTTGAATTCAAACTAATCAAACTATTTCTTTCATCGACGTTGATATTTGAGATTGGAATTTTAGTCATATTTGACACGACTTCATAAATCAATTCTTCAGGGATATTTCTTTTACTACTTCTTAAGTGTTCCTCAAATTTCTTTTTTTCTTCTTCTAATTTGGACAACACACTTCTTTCACGATCTCGTAATTCGGCCGCTTGTTCGTAGTTTTGTTTTTTAATTACATTAAATTTTTCTTGTTTGATTTGGTTTGCTTGTTCTTTCAAATCTTCAATTTCCTTTGGTAATTTAATGTCAATTTGCATTCTTGCTCCAACTTCATCTAAAATATCAAAGGCCTTATCAGGAAACTCACGATCTGTGATATATCGGTCTGCTAACTCAACAAATATTTTTAATGTCTCATCGTCGTATGAAACTTTATGGTGATCCTCATATTTTAATTTACTCAACTTTAAAATCTCCAACGTTTCTTCTTTTGTTGCAGGATCTACGATGACTTTTTGAAACCTTCTTTCTAATGCTCCATCTTTTTCAAAGTTTGTTCGATATTCGTCTAAGGTTGTTGCTCCAATACATTGGATTTCACCTCTTGATAGTGCCGGTTTAAATATGTTTGAAGCGTCTAACGATCCTGAACTATTCCCTGCTCCAACTATTGTGTGAATTTCATCAATAAATAAAATAATATTTGGTGAGTTTTGTAATTCCTCAATAATAACTTTCATTCTTTCTTCAAACTGACCACGGTATTTTGTTCCTGCAACCAAAGAATTCATATCTAAAGATACGATTCTTTTATCCATAAGGTTTTTTGGACATTCTCCATCGTGAATCATCATCGCAAGACCCTCAACGATCGCAGTTTTACCCGCTCCTGGTTCTCCAATAATAATCGGGTTATTTTTTTTCCTACGAGAAAGAATCTGAGCAATTCTCAATATTTCCTTCTTTCTTCCAATTACAGGATCAAGTTTCCCGTCTTGTGCTAACTTATTTAAATCTTTACTGAAATTATCCAAAACAGGTGTTGTGCTGTCGGGTTTCTTTTTTGATTTGTCGTTTCCTTCATCCATAAATTCTAACATAACTTTTTTTTTCAAATTATAGAAATAACTTTTTATAAAGTCCATAACTGAACACTTGTCAGGTTTTTTATTTGTTATATGACAAATTGTCAGTATATTTATTTTTTCTAAAAATGGCACACTATTGGTGTTCAATGGCGAAAAAATAAACTTAAAAACAAAATGTATTAAAAAAATGGGAAAAATTATTGGGATAGATTTAGGAACTACTAATTCTTGCGTGGCAGTAATGGAAGGTCGCGAACCTGTGGTAATCACAAACAGCGAAGGTAAAAGGACAACACCATCTGTTGTTGGATTTATTAAAGATGGGGAAAGAAAGATTGGAGATCCTGCAAAACGTCAGGCCGTAACAAATCCAAATAAAACGATCTACTCAATTAAAAGATTTATGGGTAGTAAGTTTGAGGAAACTAAAAGTGAAATATCAAAAGTTCCTTATGAAATTATAAATGAAAATCAAACACCAAAAGTTAAAATTGATGATAGAAGTTTTTCTCCACAAGAAATTTCAGCGGCAATTCTTCAAAAAATGAAACAAACCGCCGAAGACTACTTGGGTGAAAAGGTTACTGATGCTGTAATTACGGTTCCTGCTTACTTTAACGACGCACAAAGACAAGCGACAAAAGAGGCCGGTGAAATTGCAGGTCTAAATGTTAAAAGAATTATTAATGAACCAACGGCAGCGGCTTTGGCGTATGGTTTGGATAAAATGTCAAGAGACATGAAAATTGTGGTATTTGACTGCGGTGGTGGAACACATGACGTATCTGTATTGGAACTTGGTGATGGTGTATTTGAAGTATTATCTACAGATGGTGATACTCATTTAGGTGGTGATGACTTCGATCAAGTGATTATTGATTTTTTAGCGTCTGAATTTAAACAAAATACAGGAATTGACGCAACAAAAGATCCAATGGCTCTTCAAAGACTTAAAGAAGCCGGTGAAAAGGCCAAAATCGAATTATCTTCATCTCCACAAACAGAGGTTAATCTTCCATATTTATCGGCAGACTCATCAGGTCCTAAACACCTTGTTGTGACAATTACAAAATCAAAATTCGATCAACTAACAGAAGACTTGGTAAAAAGAACAATTAAACCGTGTGAATCTGCTTTAAAAAATGCTGGTTTAAAACCAAGTGATATTGATGAGATTATTTTGGTGGGTGGATCAACACGAATTCCCGCCATTCAAGAGGCCGTTAAAAAATTCTTCGGTAAAGATCCGTCAAAAGGGGTGAATCCTGATGAAGTAGTTGCTTTAGGTGCTGCAATTCAAGGTGGTGTTTTGGGTGGTGATGTTACTGATGTATTATTATTAGATGTTACACCACTTTCTTTAGGTATTGAAACTATGGGGGGAGTATTCACCAAACTAATTAGTGCAAATACAACAATCCCAACAAAAAAATCTGAAGTATTTTCAACCGCATCCGACAATCAACCTACAGTTGAAATTCATGTTCTTCAGGGTGAAAGATCAATGGCGAAGGATAATAAAACAATTGGAAAGTTTAACTTGGATGGTATTCCACCGGCAAGAAGGGGAACTCCACAGATTGAGGTTATTTTTGATATTGATGCTAATGGTATTATTAATGTTTCGGCCGTAGATAAGGCAACAAACAAACAACAATCAATCAGAATCGAATCGTCATCAGGTTTATCAAAAGAAGAAATTCAAAGAATGAAAGAAGAAGCCGAAATGAACGCTGAAGCCGACAAAAAATTAAAAGAAGATGCTGACACATTAAATTCTGCGGATTCATTAATTTTCCAAGTTGAAAAATCTTTAACAGATTTGGAAGATAAAATTACTGAAGATGAGAAACAAAACATAACTTCCAAAATTGATAAGTTAAAGGTTGCACATAGTAATAAAAATATAGATGACGTGAAAAAATTTACAGATGAACTCAATTCTGAATTTCAATCAATTAGTCAAAAATTATACAGCATGTCAAATGAAACAAGTTCCGATGAAGAAGTGACAAATGTGGAGTTTGAGGAAGTAAAATAAAAGTAATTTTTACCAAAATCACCGAGAAATCGGTGATTTTTTTTTTTAAGTATATTTATTAAATAAAAAGTATGAAAAGAATTATAAAATTAACAGAATCAGATTTAGCTCGTATCGTAAGAAGAGTTATTAGTGAGCAACAAGCTTATACTATTATACCAATAACCATAGACATACCAGCGCAAAAAGACGAAGAGGGTGTTTTAAAAGCCATTCCAAATGCTAGATTAACATTTCAAATTATCAACCAAAAAGGGACAGATGGGAGTATGACTGATGACCTTGACACAGTTTCGCAAGTTCATTGGGATAGTGGCACTGCAAAAGCAGTGTCAAAAAAAGATGATAAGGGAAACATTATTGGATCTTTTGTGCCTGATGAATCGGGATTAAAAGTATTATCAAGATTAGTTGGTAAAAAAGATATGACCGGTACTTCAGGTATTAAAGTAACAATACAACCACAAAATCGACTCATTCCTGCACCAGCAACGGTTAGGTTTAAAGAGCGACCAATTCAAAAATAAAACAAAAATCACAAATTATGAAATCCACCTCTTTGGTGGATTTTTTTTCGTATATTTATAGTTATGAAAGCTTGGAAAAAATTTGCGGATAGTTTGGAATTGACAAAGGACTTAGAAGAAATTTATTTTGAAATGAGAAAAATTTTTCAAAGAGAAGGTTGGACACAAGAGGAGTTATATAGTCCGAGATACTTTCCACGAGATTTATTAAAATTACATTCTAAATTCGATCCTAAAGTATCTGAGATTATACAAACAATTAGAGATTATGGTTTTGATGTTGATAAAAGTGAGGTTAATAAATATATTATAAATAAACTCAGTCATATAGATGACATAACCCCATTAAAAGATTCAGATGGCGATAACTAGTGAAATTATAAGTGGGACTACAATTTTAAATGAAGTCCAATCCTCAAATATTGTTAGAACACAATACGATACAATAACAAAAAAAATGATCGCAGAGTTTAAAAACGGTGCAAGATATGAGTATGTGGATATTCCACATGAAAAATATACTCAATTTAGAATGGCACAATCACAAGGAAATTACTTCAATTTAAACATTTCAAAGATACATAAATACACAAAACTAATCTGATTGGGTATTTATATATATGGAATACAAAAACATTCTAAAGTCTTTCGAACAACAAGACGAGTTAAATCCCAAAATATGGAATAAAGAGAAAACTTTTTATTCTATGAAACCTGAGGTTAGAGAACGTTTATTAGAAATTGCAAATCAATTTTTAGATTTTATTGGTGTTGAAATTTTGGTGACAGATATTGTTTTAACAGGTTCTTTGGCAAACTACAACTGGTCAAAATATTCTGACTTTGATATTCACATTATAGTAAATTATAATCAATTTCCCACTTCAAATGTGGAATTATATAAAGAGTTATTTAACTTGAAAAAAGTGTTATTTAACAATAATCACGATATAACTCTTTTTGGTTATGAAACCGAACTTTATGTTGAGGGTGAGGAAGATGCCCATTTCTCTACTGGAGTCTATTCATTACTTTATGATGATTGGCAAAACAAACCTAAAAAAGAAGATGTCAAAATAGACAAACCTACCGTTGAAAGGAAGGCAAAACAATGGATGGAAATAATTGATAGTGTATTAGAAAACATCAAAGATGAAGATGTGGATGTTGCCAAATCTTTAATTGAAAAATATAAAGAGAAGTTAAGGAAATTTAGAACGTGTGGACTTCAAAAAAACGGAGAATATTCTTCGGAAAATTTGGTATTTAAAATATTGAGAAGAAATGGTTATTTAGAAAAACTACGAAACTCTTCTAACGAAATTTTAGATAAAAAACTATCAATGAAACAATAAATAGATCTAAATCAAAATAATTTAATATTTTGATATATTTATTAAGAAAAAATAATTTCTATTAAAATAAAAAAACATGGGAGGAATAAAACCTATTGGAAGTGAAAGACTTGAGGGGATGGATAAACTTAGACGAATCATGGAAATTGCTCGTTATAAAGAAAATATCCCTCAACAAGTAAATGAAACTAAATCCACAGAATATAGTATCAACTTGGCTGACGGTAATGTTTATCGTATTGAAAAAGAAAGACAAGGTTATATAATCAAATTGGCGATTAATGAATCTGAGTCTGAATATATTGAACCTATGAAGGCAAGAAGATATTATAACGCATACTCACAAGCTCTTAAACGATTGAACTTGATGACCAAAGAAATCAACGTTCTACACGAAAATGAAGAAGGAACCTCGCTAATTGGCGAGCAAAAAAAAAAGTTCGTTCTAAAGACTAAAAAAAAGAAAGAATCTGATGAAGGTGGGGACACTACACCCCCTCCTCCACCTGCCGATATGGGAGCAACACCTCCTCCACCTGCCGATATGGGAGCAACACCTCCTCCACCGGCAGACATGGGTGCTGGAGCACCTCCACCGGCAGACATGGGTGCTGGAGCACCTCCTGAAATGGGTGGTGAAATGCCAACTGATATGGGTGGTGAAGAAAGTGGTGAAATGCCAACCGAAATGCCAACTGAAATGCCAACTGAAATAGAATCTGAAGAAGAAATTGATGTTGAGGAAAAACCAAAAGAAAAAAAAGTTTCAGATTTAAAACGAATTCAAATTTTGGTTGGAAAATTGGCACAAAAAATTAGATCCTACGAGGAAGAAAAGGATCTCTCAAACAAAGAAATCAAGTATATTATCAACTCTATATTATCGGCAATTGATGTGGATGCCTTAGATGAAGATGACGTTGAGCAAATAATTTCTAAATTGGAAGGGTCAGAAGAAGAAGGTGAGGAAGAGGTTTCATTTGAAGAAGAAGATACTGAAGTTGAACCTGGCGTCTCTCCTGAACCACCACAAGAACCTGAAATGACCGAAGGTTACCCAAAATTTGTTGATGCGTTTAATGATTATATGGGTGGAGCCTTGGCTTCTGGTATGTCAAAAAAATTACAACACGAGGATATTTCAGAATTTGATGATGACGAATATGGTCGTGAAAGAAGAAAAGGAAGAAAACATTATCCAAACGTCGATAGATTTGAACACGGAACATTTGCAGAATCAAAGGTGGATAAGTTATTATCGAAGTATTTTATATTTACTGAATCCGAAGTAAAAAATTATGGGTTAAAAAAAGAAAGAAAAACAAATGAGACTTACAAATTAAACAAACAAAATATTGTAAGATTATCTGAATCTACCGAACAATTAAATACCGCATTAGATTATATTAGAGAAAACCCAAGAGTGAAACTTATGGGTCTATCAACAAAAGGTAATTTGATTTTTAAAGAAGGTATCAACGAAGTAAAAATAACTAAATCGGGTAAATTGATATGAATTATTTAGTTTATATAAATGGACTTGGACCCAACTATAAGGGTGATAATATTTATGAATTTATATTTTCTGATACGTTAGAAGTTTTTGGTGAAAATTGGGAATCAAAACCTGCTAATGGTTATCCATCACCTCCCGATTTAGAATATATTAAAAAAGTTGGAACCTTAATTAATGAGAAAGTTGAGTTTGACTTGGTTCAAGACTCTGATGTATTTTCGGTGATCGATTCCATGGATGGAGTAATTGCATTAGGGTGGGAAAAAGAAGACAACGAAAAAGATTTTTCAATAATTAAAAGATTGGTTTTTCATTTCGGAGAAAACGAAAATAGTGTTAAAGACAAACTATATGAAAGAGATATAGTATTACAATTTGAAAAAGAAGTTGTTTATGAAAAATAATAAAAAAATTAATTTTCTTATTGAAAGTGGGGTGTCCAAAAACACCATTTCAAAAATGAATGAAAATCAAATAAACCTTATGGTTGAAAGATTTAAAAAGTTAAAAAAACAGGAAAATAAAGAAGCGGTTGTCAAGACCACAATTCCTCCTGGTGAAAAAATTACTGCCGATTTAGCAGACGTTCAAAAAACAGGTATTAGTGTTGATGGGACAAATATATCAATGCAAGGTGGTAAAGTTGTTATTAGAAAAGGTGGTGAAAAAACAGAAGAAATAACGGAAGGTGATGTTGATAATGTTTCGTCAGCAAACGCTCAAGGTGATGTTGAGTTACAAAAATATACAGGTCAAGAAGCCCCACATATGGCAAGTGATATGGCCCCCGATGGTATGGATGACGATTCAGATACTGATAGATCTGATATGGGTATGTCAGAATCTACATTAAACGAAAAGTTCGAATCTAAGGCTCAACAAGGTTTATTTTGGGCACGATGTAATAAGTGTTCTTCAAAAGATTGTAAGTGGTGTAAAATGGCAAAAGAATTTTCTGACTCAACGTCAAAAAAACAATACAAGACCATGCCGGAAAAAAAACACCCCGAAAAAACGGTAAAATACAAAAAGAAAAAAACAAACGAGGAAACACAAAAATTTCTTGAAAATCAAATATTAAAAATGTTGGAGGAAGAAAAAAGAAAACAAACGAAAAAAAAGAAATCTGAAAATATGATTTTAAAAAACCCAAAAAAAGTAACGATGTTTTCCGACGAAGCCCCAATGCAATTACCATTAGGTAAAATGTTCTCTATTGGTTTTAAGTAATCTTTACAACAAAAGTCCTGAAATGATATTTATATCATATGGGTTTAACTAAAGAACAAGTAATGATCGAATATGTGAAGTGTCTTCAAGATACCCCATATGCTCTTCGAACATACTTACAAACATACGACAATACGGTTTCTAAATACGTTCCTTTGGAATTGTTTCCAGATCAAATTTCACTTCTAAAAGACTATGAGGATTACGAAGAAAATATTGCCTTGAAATATAGACAAGCTGGAGTTTCTACCGTAACCGCAGCTTGGATTTCAAAAAGATTGGTATTTGCCAAGAAAAATCAACCTGAAAAAATATTGATTATTGCCAACAAACTTGATACGTCAATGGAAATGGCAAATAAAATTAGAGCATTTGTTGATCAATGGCCATCTTGGGTTGGCGCTGGTTTTGCTGCCGAAAAAAATTCACAAAGACATTACAAACTAACAAATGGGTCCGAAGTTAAGGCGGTTGCAACATCAAAAGATGCACTTCGTGGATTTACACCAACTATTCTTGTATTCGATGAGGCGGCGTTTATTGAGGCCGATAGTGATTTCTGGGCTGCCTGTATGGCGTCCTTATCTACGGGTGGTAAGGTAATCGTGGTTTCTACTCCTAACGGATACGACCCAATTTATTATGAAATATATGATCAGTCATTAAAGGGAATGAACAATTTCAAAATCTCTGAAATGTTTTGGTATAGAGACCCAAGATATGCAAAAGATCTTTATTTAGTTCCCACCGATGATTTGATACATTACCTTTTAAATAAAGAAGAATTTGATGATTCAAAAAATGTTTCTTTTGCACATGTCGATCCATATGAGAGAGATTATCAAGAATTACAAATGTTTTTTAATCAAGGATATAAACCATGTTCATCTTGGTATGAAAAAATGGTTAAAAAACTTAAATACGATAAAAGAAAAATTAATCAGGAGTTAAATTGTGAGTTTCTTGGGTCGGGAGATAATGTTTTTGATAACAAACAACTTGAAGATATTAAAAATAACTCGTTAATGGATGCCCCTTCTAAATTAATGGGTAACGCTTTATGGATATGGAAAGAACCGATAGAAGGTCATAAATACATTATGGGGGTCGACGTTTCTCGTGGGGATAGTGAAGACTTTTCATCAATTCAAGTTATCGATTTTGATGAGAGAGAACAAGTTTTAGAATATGTTGGAAAAATACCTCCTGATACTTTGGCTGAGGTTGCTTATAAGTGGGGAATGATGTATAACGCCTTTGTGGTTGTCGATATTACCGGAGGTATGGGTATAACAACGGTTAGAAAAATGCAAGAACTTGGATACAAAAGTTTATATGTTGATGGGATTGATCCGTTTAATGTGTGGGCGGTAAATAAAACTTCTGCAGAAAAAATTCCTGGCATAAACTTTAATAATAAACGAGTTCAAATAATTGCCGCTTTTGAGGAGTGGGTTAGACACAAATTTAAAATAAGAAGTATTCGTTTGTATAACGAGATGAATACTTTCGTATATATCAACGGAAGACCAGACCATCAAAAAGGACAGCATGATGACCTTATTATGGGTATATCTATGGCAATTTATATTGCAGAATCTTCCTTTTCTAAATTAGAAAAGGCGACTGAACAAGCAAAAATTATGATCGATTCATGGGCAATTGTAAATAACGAATCAGTTAAAAAGGAAACACATTTTGACCCCATGATTCCAAATCAAAACTTTTTGAATGAAAGGTCATCAATAAACAATAATGGTGCATCAAAGGACGACTATCAAAAATACGGATGGTTATTTGGTGGTATAATAAGATAAAAAAATGGGATTAGATTTTAGAAAAACTTCAGGACGAATTGCTAATGGGTCAAAACTTGTTGTGCCAGGACAAATCACTACAGGACAAAAGGTATTTCAACCTACGTTTCAATACAAAAAATCTGCCCCAAGAGATATCGTTTTATTAGAACAAATATTACCATTTTTAACACCAGACCCAACTCCAACACCAACTATAACACCGACTAAAACCCCAACACCTACACCAAGTGTGACATCAACAATAACTCCTACCCCAACTATAACTCCAACAGTAACACCTTCAATCACACTAACTAGCACACCAACCCTTACACCAACACCAACTGTCACATTAACACCAACGAATTCACCGACCCTTACACCTACCCCGACCCTTACACCAACACCAACCGTTACATTAACACCAACAAATACACCAACCGTTACACCAACTATTACACCAACAAATACAGTTACACCAACTATTACACCAACAAATACAGTCACACCAACAAATACAGTCACACCAACACCAAGCCCTATTGTAGGATATCTCAGTGTTCGAGTTGCCGCGGACTCATTTATTCCATCCACAGATGCGACTGTATGGTATGCAATATCTGCAACATATGACGGAACGCAACCATTCCCACTTGGACAAACATGGTTACAGTTAGGCTTATCACAAACTTTACCTTTTTGTCCATCTAACACTTTATATGGAACAATAACGGTTCCTGTTGGTTCGTTTGTTTATGTCCAAGTAAGAGATAGTTCAGGAACTAATATATATTTGACAACAAATAACTTTACGAGTTCGAATCCATGTTTATTCCCATCGTTTACTACACCTTATACAGACGGTTTTTCTATGGGAAGCCCAAGTTCGAGTAGTAAAACATATAAAATTTCAAATCCAATAACAACAACACCCGCACCATAATTATATAAAACACTATTGAAATATTTATATCTATAGTTAAATTATTAATATGGAAAATAACAATCAAAATCTAACAGTTTGGCAAAAACTTTCCAAGACTTTTGGTCCTGATAGCACCTTAGGTCAAGGAAGACCAGACTACAAACTAGATAAAAAAGAAATTTTAAAAACTCAAGATAAAGCTGAGTATGAAAGGGCAAAACTCCAAAATCAACAATCTTTATATCTAAGCACCAATTGGGCGAAAGTTGAAAACAATTTATATACCCAAGCGGTTTATTATGAACCAACAAGATTGGCGGCGTTTTACGATTACGAATCAATGGAATATTGTTTGGCGGGAGATACTAAAATTGCAACCCCGAACGGTTTTATCACAATTAAAGAGTTATCGGAAAAAGGTAGGGATTATGAATTTATTACTTATGCATATGATCATAACCTTAAAAAAGTAGTTCCCGCAGTAGCTAGAAACGCCCATTATACTAGAGATGAAATGACATATAAAGTCACGTTTGATGACGGTAGTCATATTATTGCAACATGGGAACACCAATTTATGAAAAGAGATGGTTCATTTGAACGGGTTATGAATTTAAAGCCTGGAGATTCAATGATGCCATTTTATCGTAAATCTTTTTATAATAACAAGAAATATAATTGGGTTTACACTTGTAATTCTGTAGAGGGTCATAATGGTTGGGTTTCAGAACACAATTTAGTTGCTGAATGGTTTTATGATGTTAAAGTAAACGAAGACGAGGAAGTGCATCATATTGATTTTGATGGTAAAAATAATTTACCTGAAAACCTACAAATAATGAAGATATCTGAACACAGAGCATATCATGCAAGACTAAATAACGAAAAATTATGGTCTAATCCTGATTATAGAAACAAAATGTCTGAAGTCGCAAAAAGAAAGGGTAAATTAGTTTGGGGTGGAAGACGAAGTGGTGATAAAAATCCAGCTTACATAAAAATAGGTTGGGATAACATTATTGAAACTGCAAGAAAAATAAAAACCTTGAAGGGAACCGCTAAACAATTAAATGTATCTTACCGAAAGTTACAAAGAGAAATCGTTTCAAATGGATATCAAGATTGGGGAACTTTTTTAACCGCATACGGAATACAGAAATCACCATACTCAACAGCTAAAGCAAAAAAAGATATAATTAACTTAAACCATAAAATAGTATCAATTGAACCTCATGGTGTTGTGCCTGTTTATGATTTGACTGTTCCTGGATATAAAAATTTTGCTACAGACTCAATTTTTTCACATAACACTCCCGAAATCTCAACCGCACTTGACATATACGCTGAAGAATCAACTACCCCAGATCAAAATGGTTATATTTTACAAGTATATTCTGAATCAAAAAGAATCAAAAGTATTTTAGTTGATTTATTTGTTAATACATTAGACATAAACACTAATTTACCGATGTGGATTAGAAACATGTGTAAATATGGTGATAATTTTGTTTATCTGAAATTAGACCCTGAAAAAGGGGTTACAGGATGCCTTCAATTACCAAACATCGAAATCGAAAGATTAGAAAGAGGTATTGATTCAAGAACATATAACGCGACAATTAATGTTAATAGAAAGGCCTTGAAATTTGCGTGGAAAGCAAGGGAAGCCGAATTTAATACTTGGGAGGTTGCCCACTTTAGATTGTTGGGTGATGATAGAAAACTTCCTTATGGAACATCAATGTTAGAAAAGGCTCGTCGTATTTGGAAACAATTAGTATTGTCTGAAGATGCGATGTTAATCTATAGAACATCAAGAGCACCCGAAAGGAGAGTTTTCAAAGTTTTCGTTGGTAACATGGATGACAAAGATGTTGAGCCATATGTTCAAAGAGTTGCAAACAAATTTAAAAGAGATCAAATTGTTGATAGAAAAACAGGAAATGTGGATTTAAGATTTAACCAAATGGCAGTGGATCAAGATTATTTTATTCCTGTAAGAGACGCCGCTCAAGCAAGTCCAATTGAGACATTACCGGGAGCAACTAACCTTTCAGAAATCGCAGATATTGAGTATATCCAAAAGAAATTGGTTACAGCACTTCGTATTCCTAAAGCGTATTTAGGTTTTGAGGAACCTGTAGGTGATGGTAAAAACTTATCACTATTGGATATTCGTTTTGCAAGAACAATCAATAGAATTCAAAAATCGGCAATTGCTGAGATGAATAAAATTGCAATCATTCACTTATTTCTTATGGGATTTGAGGATGAGTTATCAAACTTTACGTTACAACTTACAAACCCATCTAAACAAGCAGATTTATTAATGATTGACGTTTGGAAAGAAAAGGTGATATTATATAAAGATATGGTGTCTGAAATTGCTAAATCAATTCAGCCTACTTCAGCAACATGGGCGAAAAAACATATTTTTGGTTTTTCTGATGATGAAATCAAAGTCGAACTTAACCAAATCAGAATGGAACGAGCAGTTGCCGCTGAACTTGATAATACGGCAACTATTATTACAAAAACAGGTATTTTTGATACGGTTGATAGATTATACAAAACCGTAACTGGAGGAACTGCATCTGCAGGAGGAGCTGCCGCTCCACCAGCGGGAGGAGAAGGAGGAGCACCACCTCCACCACCAGCGGGAGGAGAAGAAGGAGGAGCACCCCCAATTCCTGAATCAATAAGAAAGGATAAAAACAAACTCATATTAGAATCAGAAATTGATGATTTTGATGAAGACGAATTTTTAGATTTTCAAAAAGTTAATAACACTTTAGGTGAGGTAACCGATGAATTATCAAAACTTTTAGGTGATTAATTTTTTTATTAGATATTTATATAACAAAAAGAAATTATGATTGGGGAATTAAAATCAAAAATAGAAAAATATTTAACGGAATCTTATAAAAAAAATAATTTAAAAGATAATTTATTTGTCTTTGAGGAATTAGTCCTTAAAAACAAAAATATTTCCAAAATATTTTATTTATATGATGAACTACAACAACCAAAGGGTTTGTCTGAGTCATTAGCCAACGAATTTATTTTTGAATCAATAACGGCATACGAAAATTTAATTAACAAAGTAACACCAACACAAATTAGAGAAATAAAAGCTTGGGTTGGTCATGTTAAATGTGAAAACAAATACAAAAATATTGATGATCTTTTCTCAAAGAACGTCCTAACTTTAGAAAACAAAATTAAAAGTAAAAAAGTAATCTTGGAAAGTCTAAAATCAAAAGGACAAACCCAAAAAGAAATAATCAATGTTCCTTTAAAATCTATGGTGAATGTTGCAAATAAAACAATTGATAGTTTTTTATCTTCTTTAAATGAAAATGAAAGAAAAGAATTGAAGGTTTTGTTATCAACGCCAAAAGAAACTTTGATAGAAAACTATAACAAAGAGAAAAAAATAGTTTTAGAAAAATTATCGAACAAAAAACAAAATGAAACAGATAAAGAAACTATAAACACGATCGATCAAGTGTTAAGTAAAATTCAAACAGAATCTTTTTCAGAACTTAATTATTACAAATTAAAAAATTTAAACGAAGGTCTTTAATTTTTGATTAAAAATTGCCCGTTTTAATTTTAATCTTTTTTTTATAGATTTTTTTACAAATTCTTTCCTTTCAAAAAGAATCAGATTTTGTTTCGTCTTATTTACCTTTGATTTTAAGTCTTTAATTGACTTTTCAACATTTCCTTTTTTTACCTCAACTTTCAACATACAATTAAATATTTGATTCAAATATAATATTTGTTTATAATTTAACAAAATAAACAACACAAATATGAAAAATTTTTATGAAAAAAGGGAAGACCGTAAAATTGGTTGGATATAAATCCTTTAAATCACAATTTGGAACGATTGATTCCACAAACTTAAAATCAATCTTTATTAATATTCAAACTTGGGTAGAACCAAAAGATGAATTCGAAAATTGGAACCGAATAATTTTAAACATGACAAGGTCGGTTAAACACACAATTTTAGAAAATATAAACAAAGAATTTTTTGACACAAAATTTATTGTAGATTTTGATCTGAGAACAAGTGGTCTACAAACAAAAAAGAAATCATTTTTAAACTTAGAAATGAATCTATTCTTAATAGAAGAAATTGATTTCAAATCACCAAAACTTAAAAAACTTGTAAAAAATTTGGTTAAATGTATATATTCAGACGTGATGAATAAAAACAAATATTTCAAATTTTATCTAACTAAAAACGGAAATCTAAAACCCCTTAAAAAAGAAACTGAAACTCTTTAGTATTTATATATAAAAATACATGTCAATATGAATGATCAATCAACAATTATTAGTTATATATATTGCTTGAAAGATCCTATAAACTTTAGTATTAAATATATTGGTAAATCGGATAACCCACCTAAAAGGTATATTGAACATATAAGAAAACACAAACATACTATTACAAAAAAAAATAATTGGATTAAAAAATTAATTTCGATAGATAAAAAACCAATTTTAGAAATATTAGATGTTATTCCGTTTTCAGAATGGTCATTTTGGGAAAAATATTGGATTGGGTTATTTAAATCGTGGGGATTTAATTTATATAATTTAACTAACGGTGGTGATGGGGGTAATTATGGCCCTGAATCAAATAGAAAAATATCCGAGAAATTAAAAAATAGAAAATTTTCTGATGAAACTATTAAATTGATGTCGGAATCGGCGAAAAAAAGAAAATTAACAGAAGAAGGTAGAAAAAAACTATCTAAAAGTAGAACAGGGGGTAAAAATCCTATGTTTGGTAAAAAACAATCATTATTTTGTGTTGAGTCTAAATATAAACCAGTTATTCAACTTACAATAGATGGTGAATTTGTTGCTGAATGGAAGTCATTAAAAGAAGTATCTGAATATTTATTAATTAACCGAAACACAATTAGGATGGTTTGTAATAACCAAAGACGAAGTGCGGGAGGATATAAATGGAAATTTAAATAGATAATGAAAGTCAATATAACAAATGAATTAGATAAAAAAATGATCCTTGTCGAATATGACGCTGGATATATTGATCCAAACGAAAGAAGAAACTTGTCTATGATTAGAGAAAATCGAGATATGTTGGATCACTCCAAACCATTTGAGTTCTATGCGGTTCTTCAAAAATATAATACACCAAATAGAAACGGAAGAATATATCCTGAAAAGATATTAAAAAGAGAAGCCGAGAATTATAAAAAAATGATTCAAAAGGGAACGGCTCTTTCTGAGTTAAATCACCCTGAATCTTCACTTATAGATCTTGATCGTGTATCACATGCAATTACTGATATATGGTGGGAAGGTCCTGTATTGTTAGGTAAATTAAAACTTCTTACAAGTCCTGGTTTTCACGAAAGAGGGATTGTATCAACAAAAGGTGACTTAGCAGCAAACTATCTTCGTCAGGGTGTTACATTGGGGATTTCTTCTCGTGGAGTAGGTTCCCTTAAAAAAGTTGGTGAACAAAATGAAGTTCAGGATGATTTTGAATTAATTTGTTTCGATTTAGTTTCATCACCATCAACACCAGGGGCATATCTTTTTAGAGATAAAGATGAAAGATCTCGGTTTGAAGAAAACTTAGATGAAGAGAAAAAAATGCACGCAGAAAGACATGTTGGTGAAGCTGGATCAAAATCACTTGACTTAATGAATAGATTATCCGATTATTTGAATAAATAAAAAAAAATAATTATGGACGAAAAGTATTTTATTGCGAGAATCACAACTGATATTGTTGATGAGAACACCGGAAAGGTAAAGAAAATGAAAGAAGAAAAATTGGTCAGAGGATATTCACCGACTGATGTTGAGGCTAAAGTTACAAAGGTATATGAAAATTATACTATGGATTGGCGAATTACCGCTATTGTTGAATCAAAAATTGATGAGGTAATCGAAGGGTAAACTCAAGAAAATTTTAATTAAAAAGGGAAAAGGAAAAAAATCTTTTTCCCTTTTTTTATGCCCAATCGTGTAAAATACAGAACTTTTTGAAAAATGTGAATATTTATTAGAAAAACTATTTAAAAAAAAATGAGTTACAACAAAAATGTAGTAGAAGATGCTCTATTTCAAATTAAGAATTTGGAAGAGACTCTACAAGAAAATGCAAAAGGAATACTTCAGTCTACAATGAGTGAAGAAATCAGACAATTGGTAAAAGAATCTTTGAAAGAACAAGATGAGATTGAACAACCCGCAACCGATGACGAAATCGAAGTCGATGATGAAATGGACATGGGTCCTGAAGAAATGGACGATGAGGACATGGAAATGGAACCTGAAGATGACATGGAAATGGATGATGAAGACATGGAAATGGATGATGAAGACATGGAAATGGAGCCTGAGGATGATATGGAAATGGACGATGAAGAAGACGCTATCGATATGACAGATGCTTCCGATGAAGAAGTTTTAAGGGTTTTTAAAGCTATGGGAGACGACGATGGAATCGTTGTGAAAAAAGAAGGTGATTACATCCATCTTACAGATGAAGATGATGATTACATGATACAACTAGGAGAGTCCTATAATGAATTAGATGAAGAAGACATGGAAAATATGTATGAAATCGAAATGGATGATGAAACTAACGAAATGATGGATTCTGACGAAACAATTTATGAAATTGAAATGAGTGGTATGGGTTCTGAAATGGACGAAATGGATGACGAAATGATGGAATCTGATGATTACATGATGGAAACGGATGATTACATGATGGAAACGGATGATTACATGATGGAAACGGATGATGAAATGATGGAAATGGATGATTATATGATGGAATCTAAAAGGTCCAAAAAGTTCAAAAAATCTGTAACTCCAAAAGGTGTAGGAATCGGTAGAGGACCTAAGTTTGGATACGATAAAAAACCAAATATGAGTGGAGGTTTTTCTGAGAAGAAAAAAGAAGCTTTTGGTAAAGGTATCAAAGCAATGGGAACAGGAAAGGCGAAATTTGAATATAAAGAAGGTGAAAACATGAAAAAAGGAAAAAACACCACTGTGAAGAAAATGGAAACAAAAGAAGCTTCAAGAACACTAGGTAGTGGTTCTAATTTCAGAAGAGGTGGTCTTCCTAAACCAAGAGCACATTCTAGTTTTAACACGGCAATCAATGAAGAATTAGAATTGATGAAAGAAAAAAACAACGAATATAAAAAAGCACTTGATGTTTTCAGAACAAAACTTAACGAAGTTGCGATCTTCAATTCAAATTTGGCTTACGCCACACGTTTGTTTACTGAACACTCAACCACAAAACAAGAAAAAATAAATATCTTAAGAAGATTTGACAACGTTGATACGTTGAAAGAATCTAAAAACTTGTATAGAACCATTAAATCAGAATTAGGTTCAGGTTCTACACATGAAACTAAACTAAATGAATCAGTTGATAGAAAAATTAGCAGAACTGTTGAGTCTGGATCTTCTGTCAATTTGATCGAATCAAAAACTTATGAGAATCCTCAATTCTTGAGAATGAAGGATTTGATGACAAAGTTAAAATAAACATAAACTAAAATAATAAAACCTTAAAAAAAATGGGAGCATTATTAGAATCAGGTCTTGTTGGTAACATCGGTCTTAAGCACCTTAAAGTTATCAAAGAAGACACAATTAACAAATGGGACAAATTAGGCTTTCTTGACGGTCTAAGAGGTCACCTTAAAGAAAACGTAGCTCAATTGTATGAGAACCAAGCATCTTTCTTGATTAACGAAGCATCTTCAGATGGAACTTCTAACGGAGCATTTGAAACAGTTGTTTTCCCAATCGTAAGACGTGTATTCTCTAAATTATTGGCTAATGACATCGTATCAGTGCAAGCTATGAACTTACCAATCGGTAAATTGTTCTACTTTGTGCCTAAAATCCAAGGATATGAAAACGCAAGTTCAACATTTGCAAACTTGTATCCTAACTCTACACCTGACAATAACGGAAATGCAGGTGGTGAGCACTTTGCACCTGTAGGGGCACCAAACGGACCAACTAACCCTAACGTAGGTTATGACGCAACTGCTGGTGGTTATCCTTACGCTAAAAACCTTTATGACTTGTTCTACGAAGGAAATGAAGCGTCTTTAGATCCTCCAGGATTATTTGACTACTCTAAAGGTAAGTGGACTGCAGTAACTGCAAACACCGTTGTTCAGCATTGGGTAGGTGGATACTTAGTAGATACTTCACTTAACTCTTACTCAGGAAACACAAGAAAAGTTATCATGAAACTTTGTGGTTTTGCTAACTCAGGAGCTGGAAAACTTATCGGACCTGATGGTAACGAAATGGATACAGAAGCTTTCTTGTCTGACTTAAGAATCTACGGAACTTCAGTTATTTCTGCAGATACTACACCTTGTAACGTTCTTAGGGGAACTTTCAACGGACAGTCTGTATTTGTTCCTCTATTATTTAGAGTTGTAACACAAATCTACGGTAAAGGAATTGTTAAGTATGGTAACAACCAAAACACACAATTTAGAAATGCGGGTGATAACCCTGGTTCACCAGCTTACAACCCACCAACAGGAAACGGATCAAACTATTATGATATTTGTGATGCTGATGGTTGTATTTATCTTGAAGTAGACCTTTCTTGTCCTGTATGTGCTGATTGTGATTCTACATCACTTGACGGTTACACAGGAACAACTATCTATTCAGGAACTTCTGGAACTTCATTCATGGCTTGGTATAGAAGATATGCTGACTTAGAATTTGAAGATCAAATTGGTGAGGTTTCTTTTGATTTACAGTCAGTAACTGTATCTGTAACTGAAAGAAAACTAAGAGCTCAATGGTCACCTGAATTGGCTCAAGACGTTGCGGCATTCCACAACATCGACGCTGAAGCTGAATTGACAGCATTGTTGTCAGAACAAATAGCGGCTGAGATCGACCGTGAAATTCTACGTGACTTGAGAAAAGGAGCGGCTTGGCAATTACGTTGGGACTACAACGGATGGAGAAGAATTTCTCAAACAACATCTTACACTCAGAAAGACTGGAACCAAACTTTGATCACAGCAATCAACCAATTGTCAGCACAAATCCACAAATCTACTTTGAGAGGTGGAGCTAACTGGATTGTTGTATCTTCTGAGGTTTCTGCTATCTTTGACGATTTAGAATACTTCCACGTATCTAACGCGGCTCCTGAGCAAGACCAATACAACATGGGTATCGAAAGAGTTGGAACTCTATCTGGTCGTTACCAAGTTTATCGTGATCCTTACTTCCCACCAAACCAAGTTTTGATTGGGCACAAAGGAACTTCATTGTTAGACACAGGTTACATTTACGCACCGTATGTTCCTCTACAATTGACACCTACAATGTATAACCCATTCAACTTCACGCCTATCAAAGGTATTATGACAAGATACGCGAAGAAGATGGTAAATAATCGCTTTTACGGAAGAATTACCGTGGATGGTGTTAGATCATTCGATTTAAGAGAATTGAGATAATCAATTAAAGGTTTATAAGAAGAAAGGTCAGAGAAATCTGACCTTTTTTTATTTGTCATCAGTATTTTTTAGAAGAATTCTAATCGCCTTAGAAATAACTTCTGATTCACCAATAGAAAAGGCACCCTTTTTATATGCCGATTTTATCGCCTCTATTAGGTAATAATTTGCAGTGTTATTATCCATAGTCGACAAAAGTATTTCTAAATGGTCTTCGCTAATAAGATTTATAGAACCAAATAAATTACCAAAAATTTCATTTTCATTTTCCATATTTAAAATATAAGATATTTATAATTATAATTCAATGGATAGACTAAGTAAAATAATTAAAAAAGTCGTAAGTGAAGCAACTGGCGATATGACAGGAAGTAGAGGAAGTTATATTCCACCTGTGCAACCTGGTTTGAGACCATTTTCAGGAGAATCATTACAACCATTTACTAAAGCGGTTTCAGACTATAAAAGCCCATTAGTTCAATATGATAGTTATGATAAACAGTGGGACTTAAGACACAACCAAATTATTGAATTAGAAAGGACTGCAGCCAAAATTCAAGACTATATCAAACACCACCCATTTTCAACATTTAGTGACGAAGATGGAAATGTTATTAATCCACAAATGAATGATAAATTCAACCCAAACATAAAAGAAAAAATGACACCATTCATAGAAAAAGTGAAATTTAACGAGTGGGTTGAGCTAACGGATGATCTTTTGTTAGAAGCGGATTCCTCAATTACCTCGGGTATATATAATGCTCCTTTAGAAATTGGGTCATACAAATGGAAAAACTCAGAACTATCCCCATTCATTTATGATGGTAATAAATATTACAACAAAAAATCTCTTTTAAATACACTTAAAAAAAATGTTAAAAGAAATGTTGGTGTGTGGGAAAAAGACGAAAAGGGCTCATATAAAAGAGACATCGATTATCCCGACACAATTAATGAAGACTTGGCCGTTTGGTTCGGTAAAAAGAAGAAGCCTAAGGGATCTTCTCAACCAAAAGGTCCTTGGGTAAACATTTGTCGTAAAGTCGACGGAAAACACCCCCCATGTGGTCGAAGTGATACAAGTAAGGGTTCATATCCTAAGTGTAGAGCAGCAGGTGTTGCTGGTAAAATGTCTGACTCACAAAAAAAGGCTGCTTGTGCTCAAAAAAGAAGAGCCGAGAAAAAAGATCCACAACGAGGTAAAGGACAAAAACCTGTGATGACTTCTTATAAACCAAAAAAGAATATTAAAGAAGACACCACAGTTTTATCAATCATTCGAAATCTAAAAATCTAACTCGGATTAGAATTAATTTTTTGTTCAATCTTTTCTAAAACTTTTTGTAAAGAATTTTTTATATTTCCTTTGACTTCCATTTCAGCATTACTTCTTCTTCTTTCGGTTTCATTATCGTATAAATAAATGACCCTGTCAAAATCTCTACCTGTAAGTTTCACATCATAGTGAAATACGTGGTTTGTTATTTCTACTCTACCATAGTCAATTATAATGAAAAGATTTAGTGTCTCATTAAGAATATATCTTTTGTTAGACATAGGTGCAATCATAAAATCCGAATCTTTGTGAGATATAACTTTAACACAAATTTTAAAGGCGGTTTTTTCGTGTAGTTCTACTTCCTCATGAGTTTTCATTGCGGAACTACGGTTGAGTTTTCCTAAATATACTTTGAATCTTTTGTAAAATCTTAAAAACGCTTTTTTCATTTATTTGTAGTTTATGTTTGTTCTACAAATATAGGAAAGAAAATTTAATAAGACAAATTGGATTTAACTAATTAACAGAAAGCCCCTGAACATCTTTTTTTCCCGTCAAGTCCTTTAATTTTTCCTTTACAGACTTGGACAGCGTGACCATTACTATAGGCTGAGGGGTAGACCTCGTATTTTGCTTTGGCGGATGCAATACCTCTTGCACATAATTTTGTTCCTGTTTTTTTTCTACCTTCCATCATTATATTATCATCCATATCATTTTCATGATGTTCAGAATTAGTTCTATTCATTAAAAAATCAAAAACTTGATCCATATTGTTTTTTGCTTCAGCAATGTGATCTTGAGCCCAATCATGACCATCTTCTAAAATTTCTTCTATCATGTTTTGGTCTAAATCAAGTAATAAATCACATTGTCTTCTAATTTGTTCTAAATTAGAGAAAAACATATATCTCGAAGAGTGTTGTTCGTCGTGCGTTTCTAATAAAACTTTTCTAATAATATAATTTAAATTTTTCATAATCTTTTTAAGAGTTTAAACCGTTTCTTCCTCCAAGTTGAACTGATCCTAATTGTGTAATTGGATTTCCATACAACCCAGTCCACTCTGGATGTGGTAATGTTACTTCATTTACAGTTGTTCCTGGACCACATGGACAACAAATAACACAACCATTATATTCTGTTCCTGCAGAAAAAGGAATACTTGAACTACAAGCAAAACAAGAATCAAATAATGTTGCTAATTCATATACGGGTCCTGGTATGGTTGATCCACTAACAAAAGTTGCACATAATATTTCTCCAGTAAGTCCATTTATAACGGAATAGGTGTCTCCTGTAACTAAAGGAGTTCCATTGTCATTTACATTGACAAAAACTCCCGATTGATCACATAATTCAAAACTTTGAATTGCCATAATATTGTTTTTCTTAATAAATATCTAATTATTCTGTTTTCTCGTTTACGATTTGAAAATTAATTTGTTCTTTATAAACATTAATTTGACCTGAAGTCGTAACTTTAATATCGACAAAATACATATTTGGTATTTTATCTCTTGTATCAAAAATGAAATAATATTCATTTGGTGTTCTATTCAAAGGAGTCCAATCTTGAACAATAACTTCAGTTTGACCCTCTCTAACATAAACTCTGTATTGACCATCAACATTTGGTAGTTGTTTGTTTGTTGTGTATGCTTGTTTAATAATAACCCCAACTTTTCTAACATCTGTATTTAAGATTTTCTCATTTTGTTTCAATCCATAATAGGTAAAACCATATTGAGATGGGTCATTTGTTGATGCTCCAATTTGAATGGATTTTTGTATTGGATAGACCGTAAACTCATTAGTCTGATTAGGTAAAGAAAATCCGTTTAATTTAATATTTGACCAAGTATCCGTAAACATACATGGTGTTTTGTATCCTGTAAGTGGTGGTAATGTGACTTCATAAACCCCTTTTGTTCTAAGACAAGTTGATAAGTTTTGAAGTCCAATAATCGGTGTTCCTGAAGAATCGGAAATTGAAACTCGAGGTGTTTGGTCTAAGTTTTTGAAATCCCCATCTTCATAAATGTATAAGTATAACTTATTAACTTTTCCCATTGAAAAGTTGTTTCTATCGTCTTCGATTAAATCATTATAATTGGTTAATAAATAAGGTTCGTAAAATGTTTGAGTATGACGGGTGAAAAAACCAACCGAATAACTACCTGTAGTTCCACTTAAATTTTCTACCTCAGGGAGATAAGCAATACCCCAACCTGTGGATCCAGTTAGTGTATTGTTTAAAATCATATTGATTTCATATGTCATGTCAAATTCAATATCTTCATTACCAAATTCAAAATGTTGGATATCAACAATCGTAAGAGCAGAAAAAGGAACTGGTCCCAAATTTCTATTATCATATATACCTTCTTGTTCCCAATTTTTAATTGTCGATCTTTGATACCAATTTGATGGTCTGTTAGAATATGCTCTGTTTGGACCTATTGGGTCTCCGTAGTCATAAAAATCATAACCAACACCTTCGTCCCATGTTTGTGGTTGGTTATTATCAAAATCAATTGGGGGTATTCTAAATAAAATTAAATCAAATGAAGTAGCCCTCATACTACCGTCAGGCATAGACGTATTTAATAACTCTGCGTTAAATGCTGAGGTATTTGTCATTTTTAAAGTATGGGTAATTTGATTATTACAACTTGTAGAAATTACTCCTGTTAATATTTTTTCTCGTAATAAAGTTAAGTCTAGGTCAAAAATGAATCTTGAATAACCAATTGGATTTTGAACTCCACCGTCACCGTAATATAGTTGCATTACAGGATTTCTTCCGGTATTTACATAACTATTTAAAACTATGGTGTTATTTCTACTAAAATAGGAATTATTAATTGACATTTATCTTTTTATAATAAATATCAATTGATTCTAATATTTTGATTTAAAATTGAATTGTCTGCGTCTTGAAGAATTTTCCTTATTTCTTCTAACTTTGTTCCGTCGGTTCCAATTGGTATTGGAGCTTTATTTATGTTATGAACGTGAGACCCTAAGAAATCTACAATCAATTTCAATAACTTCATAAGTTCATCACCTCTTACCATCGGATCTGTATTTGGTAATATTTGATTTGTGAAATATTCTTGGTCTATTCCGTATAGAGTTTCTTTTGGTTGAAGGTTAATTTTTGATTTGGATGGAATATCTGTTTTGTGTGATAATAAATAAACAAAGTCTGCGCCAACGGTTCCATAAGAAACAGGATTTGGTTTATATCTTGGTTGTTCTAAAGTTTCTGTGGTTGGTGTCAATTGTTCTCCAACTACGTTTTTTTGCCAAACAAGGACGCTACCAAATTGTTTATCGGAAGGTAATAATTTTATTCTTCTAAAAAAACTATTCACCGTATTGAATTCTGTTGATGCGGAAGACGACAATTTATCTATATTATTTTTAGAGGGTCTAAAATAAAAAGGAAATTGATTTTTTAATGTTGTTGAGTTTTCAAAAGGAAATTGTTGATATCCATCTACATTTATTTTTCCTTGGTTTATCCCCCCAATAAATTGATTTATAATTTTAACCCCCTCATCCAAAGTTTTTCCTGTAAAATCTAATGAATACTCAACACCACTTTTGAAAGTATCTAAAGGTGTTGTCATTTTGATTTCACTAGATTTAGTTCCGTCTTTAGGTAATAAAGAATATAATTTAATGTTTCCATTATACACAGTTGTTCCAGTAACACCACCACCGCTTGTAAAACCTGTGATCGTAAATTCGTTGGTTACTTCCCACTCCACTAATTTTTTGACTAATTGTGTTTTGTTTTCTAAAAATCTTTTTTTAACGGGATCTGCAAATTCTTTTTCTAAATCAAACAAAGATATTTGTAAAAAAGATCTATTTTGTCTTGGGCTTGGTAAATTAAATCCTGCCGTTTGGACCGGTATATTTTTTCCTGCCCTTATTAATACATCACTTTTTTTAACAACAACATCGGCAGTTCCCCTACCTAATAAAGAATTGTCACCAGGTTCAGGGTAAATACCTTTAGTATTGTCCTTGTTTTCAAAAGTTAATGGGTCTTTAATGTTATTTGCTTGTTTCAAAAACTCTCCACTTGCAAGTAACGATTCGCTATTCCTCCAATACTCAAATAAATTGTTTTGGGGTCTTGTTATTGGTCCTTGAACATAAAATTTACTATTGTCTAATTGTTGGTCTAAGTTATATAGAAATATATGAACGTATTCGTCCACTTGTGGAACTTGACTAACATAATAAGGTAATAACGGTAAATAAATTAAAGGGTCTTTTTTTGTCCAAGGATCAACAGTTGGGTTCCAATCTTCAGGTAAAACTTGGGACTCAACGACATCAATCGGTAATGCTCTAATTCTACCAAGCATTAACGGATCTTGATTGTTTAAAACGATTCCCTGAAATATTATTTTCTTTGGATTAGCCATTTATTTTATTTCTTTCACTATGTTCTTTATGTAATAAATTATAAGTGTTTTCTAATTTATCTAAATGGTGAGTTAGTTTGATGATATTTTCTTTTGTGAACTTAAAGTCCTCTTGTATAAAGTCCATTGCTAACTGTAAATCTTTATTTGATCTTTCTTTATATTCTTTGATGATCATCAAAATTTCACCAGACTTAATTTTTTTTTCTTGTAAATCAAATGAATTTTCCATATGCGTCTTTTGGAATTGTAATACCCGCAGGTGTAATTGTTAATGGACCAATACCGATTGCAACTTTGCTGTTTTCGGCAATTTCTTTGGAATTTCCGTCAATCATGGCCTTAATTGCGGCCAAGAATTCATTTGGACTACCGTCAGGCATCGGACCTGTTGGTATTCCTAATTCTTGTAGGTTTTGGACCGTATTTAAAAATGATCTGGTGGGTGAATAACCATCCAAAAATCTTGAGGTTAATAGAAGTGGTAAGGGAACATCACCGCCAGCATTGGCAATTGAGCTAATTTTCTTCGTCACTCCAATATTTAAAAGTTGTAAAAGTTCATCTAAAACGCTTCTACACTCTCTAAAATCTTTAACTATCTGAACAAGTGCCGGAACGATTGCAACAATTGACAAAATCATAAGGTATTTTTTTCTTTGTTTTTCTGTGACAATATCTTTCAAAATCAAAGACACCAAAAGTTTAATTTCTTTTTTTAATTCATCAAAAACTGCCTTTGTGAATATTGCAGATATTTTTGTTAGAACTTGGTTGAAAAAGTTTTTGAATTTTTTTAAAAATTCTTCTATATTGCTAATGTCTTTGAATATTGGTTGATTGACCATGCCAGCGGCAATCATAACAGGTAAAACCGTTTTTGGGGATAAAACCGTGTTCATAACCGCCTTTATAAATTGTTGGAAAAAGCTTGTATCGACAGATAGTTTAAATGCCGGGTCTTCGTCTATAACAGGATAAATTATTCCAAGAGCGTCATTAATTTCATTAAGATCAGATGTATTTTCAAAAAAATTAAGATTGTCTAAAGCCGTTACAACCGCATCAACATTCAAAGGGATTTGTATATTATCACAATCTTCAAATTCAATTACTCCCTTTTTTATGTTAGATGTTAGTTGGTCGATAACTCTTAAATCGATATCATTGAACTCATAAAAAGACTCATCAACATTATCAACCTCAGAGAGTTTAGAAGTCCCACCAACTTCGATTTCTTCATTTCTATCAGAACAAAGACCTAAAATTCGTTGCATGATTATTAAACTCTTTTGTATTACTGACAACTTTAATTTTCCATCACCTCGACCAAAAGAAATTGCACCTGTAGTGTAATCAACTAAATTTGTGAAAAATGTTTTGTATTCTAAAATATCAATTGTGCTATAATAATCATTTAAAAATTCATCAACGGTGGGATATGTTTGTCTAGGTTTTAAATCAACTTTAAAAAAACTACCTTGAACGGTTTGTAATGTTATTGGATCTAAATAATTGTCAACGTATGTTATATCAAAAAGTTGTTGTTGTGATGTTCCATTATAGTTAGAACCAGCGACTACAGAATACGGTTGATTTAAGTTTTGAATTCTTTCATAAAGTTGTCTATTCATTGAGTAAGGAAACTGATTGAAAGGTGCATTTGTTTTTTCATAAAAAAACTTTCCGATTTTATCGTCAGGAGAGTTTTCAAAAATACCAAATAAATCAACCGATTTTACCGGAATGTAATAAGTGAAATTAAACTGATATGATTGTTCGTCACTACAGGCCAATGCTTTTTTTACTTCGGAAGTTAATAGTTCCTTGATTTGTGGTTTAATTTTTTTTAGAGAATTTAAAAATATTCTTTTAATTAAAGTGTCGGTATCAAGTCCTGCACCACGAATTTGTTTTAATTGTTTAATTAATTCGTCTGTTAGAGTTTGAGTGCTTGTGGTATGTTTTTTTCTCCAACTCACAAATTTGTCAAGAGGTTGTGAAATAGCCTTATTGGCGATTTCTTGGGAGTCTCCAGCTTTTTTCTTTAATTTTTCACTACCCTCCTTGAAGTCCTTATACGTTTTATAAACGTTAGTTTTTTCGGTAGCCTTTCTTAACTCGTTATTTATATCAACAGCCATTTTTTATTACTTCTTCATTTTATAAGTAGTGTCTTTGCTAATATCTTTTTTTAACAAATTTTGAAAAGTTTCATCGTCAATATCTAAATCGGTTAGAGTAAAGTCTTCTTCTTTATCTGTGTTTTTTTGCCACATTTGTGCTTGCAATTTTGATAAAGTAAGTTTTTTTTCAACACAATCGTTAATAATTTTTTGTTGTTTTTCAATCACCGGCCCGATCAATGTCATATCCTCGGGTTCTTTCATCATTGTTAGCATTTTGTTTTGAATTCTAATTGCGGTTTGTCTTTGTTCTACAAGTTCATTGTAAATTTCTTGCATCAATGCCAACATAGAATCCTTACTTAAATTAATTTCTTTTTTTGGTGGTCTTGGCATGTCAATATTTTTTATTTTAGTAATTCTTGGACTAACTCGTAATACATTTTTTTGTATTTTTTAATAGAGTTTCTTATTTCTTTTGTAGATAAATTAGTCATTTCCCTAAGTTCAAAAAGAATTATATTTTTATTGAATTTATTATTATTTGTGTCAGGAAAAATTGTCCCGTAGTTTTCGAATAAATCGTGAATTGCCGAACCTAATTTTTTTTCTTGTTCATCAAGTTCATCTTGTTCTAAATCAAATCTAAGTTTTTCTAAAAACTTTTTTATAATATATTCTGAACTAATTTCATCTTTATCAATTAAGTAAGACATTTCAGGACGATTGCATAAGTCAGAAGAAATGTCTTCATAAGAAATTTTTCTATTAATTTCTTTTTGGTCTTTCATGATTTGACCCATCAAATAATTCTTACAAATTGTTCCAAAATATGAATAAGCCTTTTTTTCTTTTGATGGTTTAAATTTGTCAATTTTGGTCATCAAAAAGGAATGTGTATCAACATGAACTTCTTCATAATTCATATCTTTTCTATACAACTTATATCTTCTAATTATAGAAGAAATCATCTTATCTAAAGGATGTCTTAAAAACTCATTATAAATCTTATTTTTTTCTTCAAAGGTTTCCGCTATCAAAAAAAGTTTGACAGCGGTCTCCTCACGTTCATCAAAATAGTTATTTAACTTAGGTTTTCTTCCTTTCTTTTTCTTTTCTGCTAATAACTCAGTTTCATTTTCTAACATCAAACTTCTTGGGGTTCATATTTTATTTCTCTTTCGCTGGTGTAGAAATATTCTTTTTTAGCCGAATCAATCCAAAATTTAGCCTCATCTTGAGTTATTTTGTTTTCACCATTTTTATAGTTCCAAAAGATCGACCCCTCTCTCAAATTTGTATGTTTATAACCTATTTTAGGGATTGTCATAATTTTTGCCGAGTTATATGTCAATCTTAAAAATAGTTCATAACCAAAAGTCAACTTCATATTTGATTTCAAACCACCAACTTCTTGATACTTTTCTTTATTGAATACCATACCCGAAATTTGAAAGTTTTGAAATCCTTGCAAAGTTTCATTTGTTAAAATACCCATCTCTGATGAGACATTCGCAGCAAAAGTCGCTTCATTTGTAAAACCCGCAAAAACTAACTTATCATCAACATCTACAACAATAGGTAGAAAAGCATCTACATCATTATAAATATCAATATATTTAGAAACATTTTTGAACCAAATGTTTGAATATTCGTCGTCAAATTCTAAAATTGAACACCAATTAGAGTTTGCGATACTAACCCCATGGTTTACTTGTTTTGAAAAGTTGGGTTTACTTGTCCATGGTTCTAAGGTCACGGTCAGACCACTGAAATCATACTCATACAAATACGAGTTCAAATAATCTTCATTTCCATGGACGATAATTAATTCTTTTAAATATTCGTCTTGGTATCTTACAGACTGAATGCATTTTTCAAAAAAGTCTGTGAAGGCTAAAGTTTTTCCTGTTTTGATAGGAAGAATTACTGATATTTGGTTTTTTGTTGTCATAATTATATTGTTTCAAATTTAGAAAGTTGATCTTCGAAAGATTGTAATCTTTTTTCGAATAGTTCATTAAATAGGTTTAAAGTGTTAGTTTCAAATTGTTCTTTTGTTGAAATTGAATTGATAGTTTGTTCCATTCTTTCAAAAAGTTCAGGATTTAAATTATCCTCTAACCAATTTTGGATATAGTCAGCCAATACATCAACAATTATAGTTTTGTTGTTTATCCATAGACCATTATCTTCATTCATCCAAGAAGGAATTACATCTGGAACCAATCCTAACACAGGAATTCCCATTTTCATAGATTCAAGTGGAAATGTCCCGAACGAACTTGTTTGATCGATCCAAATTGAAATGAAGCTATCTTTCATTCCTTGGCTAAATTCTTTTTCTGACAAACCTCTTAAATCTCTAAAACTAATCCATCTATATTGTGGAAATTTAACATAAAAAGTTTTGATAAGATTTGCGGTGTCTCTTTGGTCTCTTGTGTGAATATTAATTACAGTTTTTGGTGGGAATGGATTTCTTTCAAAACATTCAGAGATGTATGGTTCAACAACATCCACTGAAACATTTCTCATTACCGATTCGATTAATTCTTTTTGTTTATTTGATGTTGTAATACACTTGTAAAACCCTAACTGAGACCATGATTGACCTGGTTGTAAAGTTTCAAAAATATGGTCGAAGGCTTGTGATAATACAATTTTACCACATGGTAGTTTTGTAATTTGATCCATTACAAATCCGTAGATTTCAGGAATGATAATTAAATCGTCAGGTGAAATTTCTAAACTTGTTCCTTCGATCGCTCTATGTTCTAATTCTGACATATACTCTTCACCTAACCAAGAAGAAACACCAAAGTATTCGGGTTTTTCGTGTAAAATGATAGAATTATATCCACCTCTTTTTAATGTTAGTGCCATTTGATAAATGTATCTAACAGACGCTTTTGCGTTTCCTTTAGTGTCTTGAACCACAAAATAAATTCTTGAAAGTTTTTCTTTCATATTATTTATGGATTTTTCCAATTTTTCGTAATTTTCAGTGCTCATGATATATTATAGTTTATTTATTATGTTCTTTACTCTAAGTGTATTAAAAGAAATTTTAAATGGAATAGTTAATTCGCTATTATTAGGACCTAATTTTTCATCAACAGACTCGGCTTCGGTCATAACGGTCTCTAACATCATCTTTATCATTTCGTATTTCACTAAATGAACTTGTGTTTCTCCTGTAGAATTTGTTAGTTCTATTTCTTTTTCTAATTTATCTAAATCGATATAATAATTTTCACCAAAAGTATTAAATAACATTTTTTATTTTTTTAATCATTTCACTGAATTCAGAAATAGAATTTATTTCATATTTTGATTCAATTTGTTTATTGTAATTTGTGTTGTATTTTACAACAATTTTATTTTCGGGTTTATCTAATAATAACTCAGGATTCGATGTAAGTAAAATATCAACTTCATTCCACATATTATTTTTTGTTGATTCACTGTAAAAAATAACTTTTTCCAATAAACAACCGAACTTAGATAAAAAAAATAAGGTTGATGGTTTTGATTTTCCAATTTCGTTTGATACTATAGTAAGTTGAAATTCATCTCTAAATTCAAAGTAGATGTCGTTTAGAACATTGAATGTTGTCATTTCTGTTGATGGTGAGTGACCAAAAATCTCCATGGCAAAGTCTTCATACAAAAAACTAAACAATTCTTCATCCGATTGAAAAGAGTAGTGGTTTTGTAGATTTAAAGACGTAACCTCCGAAATTTTTTTATATTCAAAATTACTTTCTTCCGACTCAATTAATGACGTATTTCCAGATAGATCTAATTCAAAAGTTTGACCTAAAAACTCCTCATCTTTTTTTTCTATTAAATTTTTTTGATAAACTAAATCAAATTTAAGAATTGTGTCCCTTAAAACACCATTCACATCAATTCCTATCTTCATCATACTTTTTTAATATTTTTGAAATTAATGGGTTTCTTACCACGTCTTTATCGTTAAACTCGAAGGTTGCAATGTCATTAATAAAATTAAACCTTGTTATTGCATCGTAAAGACCTGATTGTTTTTTATCTTTATATCTATCGGTTTGTTCTAAGTCGCCTGAAATAAAAAACTTACTAGAAAAACCAATTCGTGTTAAAAGGAGTTTCATTTGATTTGGAGTTGAATTTTGAGCCTCTTCAAAAATTAATATTGAATTATCTATATTCATACCCCTCATATATGCAAGAGCAAAAACTTCGATAATTTCAGAATCCTTCAACTTTTCTCGAGCGTCTTTTCCAATAATTTTATTTAACAAATAATAAGACGGAAATATGTATGGGTCCAATTTTTCTTCCAAATTACCAGGAAGTGATCCCAATTTTTCTTCAGCCTCAACTGCCGGTCTTACGATAATAATTTTTTCATAACCATTATTTGGATCTAGTAATAGATCAACCGCAGCCTTCATTGCAATAAAACTTTTGCCAACACCGGCAGGTCCAGAACATATTGTGATCTGATTTGAAATTAATTTATCGTAATATTCTTTTTGATTTTCAGTAAGAAACTTACTCCTTTGTTTTTTCTTTATTACAGAATTAATAAATTCTTTTTTTGATTGTGGTTTTGTGAAGTTGTCTTCTGATTGTTGTGTTTTTTTTCTTTGCATATGCTATTTAACAAACCTTTTATTAGATTCTTGCTCATAAACCAACTTTCTCAAATTAGAAGATGAAAAATTATGATCTCTTTTGTTATAGGCGAATCTTATACCTCTTTTTTGACAAATGTTTTTTGCGGTAAAATCTTTGTCTTTATACTCTTCTCCTATTATTCGGACATCTAAATCCAAAGATAAAAATATGGATTCAAGATCTTCTTCTGTGTTATATGGGATAATTTTATCTACGTGTTTAACGGACTCTAATTGAATGTATCTTTCAACCAAAGTTTGTATTGGTTTGTTTTTTTCTGGTCTGTCAATAGTCGGGTCTACTTGCAGTGCGCATATTAGATAGTCACAATATTTTTTACATTCTTCTAACATTATAATATGACCTGCATGTAAAAGATCAAATGTTGAGCATGTTATTCCGATAGTTCTGTTTTGTCTATCCATTTACTTGTTTATTTATCCATTTGAATGTTTTTTCCATTCCGACTCTTAGTGGTTCAGAAACGACCCAACCAACTTTAGATTTATACAATTTATTATCGGAATTTCTACCTCTCACACCTACAGGGCATTTAAAACCGTATTTATCTAAAAAATTCTCACCATCAATATTATTGATAGTAATATCTTTTTTTGATATATCAATTGCCATTTGTGCTAATTCATTTATTGTTACCATTTCTTCAGACCCAATATTCACAGGACCAACAAAATCACTATCCATCAACTTTAAAACAGCCTCAACACATTCGTCAACATATAAAAACGATCTTGTTTGTTTACCATCACCCCAAACTTCTATTTCACCACCATCTGGTGTTTCAGCTGCTTTACGGCACATGGCAGCAGGAGCCTTTTCTTTTCCACCATCCCAAGTTCCATAAGGACCAAAAATATTGTGAAATCTTGCGACTCTAATATTTAATCCATAATTTCTGCCAAAAGCAAAAAATAGTCTTTCACTGAATAATTTTTCCCATCCGTATTCTGAATCTGGATTAGCAGGGTATGCTGATGATTCTTCACAATTTGGGTTTTCAGAATCTAATTGATTATGTTCGGGATACATACAGGCAGAGGACGAATAAAATATTTTTTTAACATTAAATTTTGATGCGTAATACACAACATTTAAATTGACTAAAGCTGAATTGTGCATGACATTTGCATCATTTTCACCTGTAAATATATATCCCGCACCTCCCATGTCTGCCGCTAGTTGATAAACCTCATCGAAAGATGTTTGTTTGTTGTCAATTGATATTTGATTTGGTGCAAACATAATTTTTGACACAATTTGAGGGTCTCTCAAATCTCCACAAATATATTCACTACAAAACTCTTCAGTTTCGAAATATTCATGTTTTGGTTTGATATCAACAACTCTAACGTAATTACCTTCATTAAATAGTCGTTTTGATAAGTGACCTCCGATAAAACCACCACCACCTAATACTAAAATTTTTTTCATTGAATTTCTTTTATTATTTTATTAATCCCTTCCTTAATTTTTATTTTTGGAATCCAAAAATTTAAAATATATGGGTCCGGTTCGTTTCTTTTATTTAATTGAACTGAATCAATATCATTTGATGGAATTATTTCACAAGGAATTGATTCTTTAATTATTTCCGCAACTTCTAATATTGTAGTCCATTCAAAATTTGTGATATGTAAACTTGATTCTCTATCAATTTCATTATATTTCTCTGAAAGAATCATTAAACATCTCGAACAATCCTCTGCGTGTAAAAATTGACGTTCTTCTTTCCCATCCGTTAACATATCAATTTTACCTTCTTTGGCCTTTATAATGAAATCAGTTATAACATGAGATTTTTCTAAATCATGCTCTAAACCATAAACATTCCAGAATTTGACCGTCAAACCATTTAATGATTTAGTATATATTTCACCTAATGATTTGCAGATACCATAAGGTGAATATGACATATTTGCCATTTGAGACGAAGCAAAAATAAATGGTTTATTAAATTTTTTTAAACTTTCAAAAGTGTATAAAGTTAATTTTGTATTATTTTCAATAAATTCATAAGTATGTTGGTATTTTTTCAAATATCTAGATCCCCCAACATCAAATGCCAAAAACATTATAAAGTCTGATGACTCAACTAGATTGTCAATTACATTTGGAATTCTTAAATCTTGTGAATCATTTGACGCAATGTCAAATTCAATAACATCATGATTTTCTTTTCTTAAAAATTTACATAACTCAAGACCTATTTGTCCTGATGAACCTAAAACTAAATATTTCATTTTTTCAAATAATTTTCATAAATATAATCTTCAGCAATTGGTAAATTCATTGCTAATTCAAAGTTTTTTTCGATATACGGCATCATATCGTAATAAAGTTCTTCCGAAATTGTTGACAAAGTTGGGTCGTCATTAAGGAAAATAACCCCTCTAGAGTCAAAATATTTTTCAACAACTTTTTTTGATCCGTAATATATTGGGATTGTTCCCATAACAAAATTATCTGTTAATTTTTCTGTAAAATATGTGTCAGAAATATCATTTTCGATTGATACGGAGAACATATAATCCTTTATCCCATCTTCCTTGTTTTGTAATTGATTTGGTCTTCCTGTTCCAAATAAGTCAACTTTACTTTCTAATTTACTAACCCAAGACAATCTTTCTTGATGACCTCTAAGCCAACTTTTGTTAGACGCAATCATACTAACTAATTTTGTTTTTTGGTGTATTTTTCTGTTTTCCATCAATATCCATGGAGCGGCATTTGATATTGTATATGTAAAAGGATGTCCGATTTCAACAAGACTATCAACACAAGTAAAAATATGTTTATAATTGTCTCTATAATATTTTATATTTTTTAATATATTCCTAATTACACCCTCATTGATCTGAGGGGATTCTAATAACCATCCAAGTTTATTCTTAGAAGGGTCATTATTACCTTTGGTTAAGATATAATTATCAACATAAATTGTATGTTCATATTTTTCTTGAGTGTTAGGTGGAACCCATTTAAAGTTTTTTGGTATGTTTCTGTTTGAGGAACAATCAAATTCACCCCAAAAGTCAGAAAATTTTCTAATAAAAATTTTATTCATATTTTTTTTATTGGTAATATTTTACCTCCAATAACCCATTTACATGGTATTTTTATCCAATATGACTCGTATATGTCAATCGGATTTGGTCCTTTTGGCCCAAACCATACTGAAGGAGAAACTATTTTTTTATTTTTATTTTTATTAAGAAATACTCCCCACCAAGAAAATGTTGAGTTTGATATAATATGATTTTTACATAAACTCATAAGATACAATTCCTCCCAATCTTTTGATTCGTTTACAAAAATTGCCGATTTTAAATTCAAATTTTCTTTAATCCATTTATGATCATCACTGAAAATAAAAATAGTTGTGTATTCCCCAATTATATTTAGAGCCTCATTAATATATTCCTTAGTAATTGTAGGATGTATTTCAGGAAACAACAAATATTCACTTCTTCTAACGTGTAATGATAATGTATTTTCATCGTTCAATTGTGGATATTTTCCTAAAAAATAATCCACTAATTCCATCGGTGGTTGAAACTTATCTCTTATTTTGTCCTCAAAACCAAACCAATTTTTACTGCTTTGATAATACCCATCAAATACTGTATTTGTATCCAAAGGAGATTCTCCATAATAACTAAATGATTTTTCTGTAACTTTAGTGAACCCGTCTATATTTTCAACAAAAGTTAAATTTCTAAAAACATTGTCCACATAATTTTCAGCACCATTTCCTTGACCAGGTGTAAAGGATTTGGGAATAAAAACAACTTTTCTATTATGTTTTAATCCCTGAGAAATTGCATGTGCCGCGGAAAACAATTGATTACCTAATCCTCCTAATAAGTTTGATGAGATCATTTTTTCCATATTTTAAATATAATTTTACTTTATTAAAAATAAAGAACTTATATTCTATTTTTAATAAACATAGTATCCCCCCAATTATGTGACATGGTATCATAGTGGTATTTTTCAAACCCTTTTGAATTCATCAAATCTATTATGTCCGATTCTAATTTTTGACCTTCATACATTTCATCCTTGGTTGTTTCGAGAATAAAAATTTGATTTTTTAACTTTTCTGAAAACAAAAAATTGGTTGTTGATAATACATCGTATTCAGATCCTTGTATATCCATGTTTATTAAATCGAAATCTTGTATTAAATTATTTTCTTTCAAAAAGTCATCTATTCTAACTGAAACAACTTCGATTTCTTTGATTTTTTGTATGTGAGGGTATTGTAAAGAATGATGTTTTAATTCTTTCAAGGACGAACAACCTGTATTCGATCCATCTATACTATATATCAGGTTGAATTTTAATTTTGCGTTTTGAGATGAAACCGCATATTGAAAAATTTCTTGTTGGATATTAGGATATCTTGATATATTGGATTTTAGTTGTTCGATCAATTCTGGATTTGCCTCAAACCAGTAAATAATTTTTGGGTTTAATTTTGCGTAAAAATCTATCTCATGACCGGTGTGGGCCCCCAAATGTAAAATATAATCAATCTTATTATTATTCGATAACTCTAATACTTTATTTTCTATATTCATATGTTATTTTATTAACCATTTATAATCCGTAACTTTATTCTCTATATCACTAAAACTGACTCTTTGTGTTGCCATTGCGGGAACAAAGGAATATACGTTAAGTTTTTTTTGTAAATCACTATAAATCACATCCAACGGTTGATCTCTTTTTCTAATTCTATCTAATATGGGTTGGTAAGCCTTTTTATTTATACCTATACAATGTGTGCTAAAAGTGTGGTGTAATTTAACAACCTTTTCATTGATTGATTCTGGAGCTTTATGCCCGACATGTGTATTGTGATTTCCACCAAAATATATCATGTCCCAATTTTCAGGTAATTTCTCAACAAAAGAAGAAATATCTTTTACTTGATCTGTAAATTCTATATCATCTTCCAAAATTAAAATTGTTTCATAATTATTTTCTATCGCACTTTCAAATATTTTTTCATTAGTTAAAATAAGAGCCAATGCAGAAGAATTAACTTTTTGTGAAAAAAACATCAAATCTTTTCCGTCCACTGCAGAAACCCTTTCAATGTTATTTAATTCTTTATTTTTAAATTCCAATAAACATTCATTCCATCTGTCTTTTCTACGTTCTAAGTTAATACAGTATGTTTTAGAAAAAAAATTAGTTATATCCATTAGTGTCTTACATTATAATATACTTCAGGTGTAATCACCCATTTATTTGTTAGATTTTGTAATTTCATTAAAAAATCAAAATCTTCACCATCTCTATTATTATCAAATAATATTTCACCTAAGGATTTCTTATAACAAAAAGAAATACCAACTCGAGAAAAAGTTAATTCATTATGTTTAATTGGTGGTAACACAATACCATTTTGATATTTCATTCTCCATACCACAAAATCTTTATCTAAATACTTCTCAACTAAAGTTGAGACATATTCAGGATGAATTGTATCGTCATCATCTAAAAAACCTATCCATTCGGTTTCAGTTTGTTTAATTCCTATATTTCTAACCAAACCAGATTGACCGTTCATTGGGCCTTCTAAACCAACTTTTTCTGATTTGATAATTTTAATTCTTTCATCATCAAAAGTAGGTCCATCAACACCATCATAAATTACAATTGCATTCCAATTTGGATTTGATTGTTTTTTTAAAGACTCGATCGTGGTTAATAAAGTTAATCTTGCGATCGAAGGGATAATAAAGGTAATGATCGATTCCATATCTAATTTGTTACAATTATATATTTTTTTAATTTTTCAAAGTTTTCTTTTATAAAAGGATATAAAGTTTGGTTAAAGTCTTCCGCCATTTCTTTTTTTGTATCTTCTGTATTTCTTGTTTGTGATTCATGGTGATATGCGACATAATCACAATTACAGTAATTAATATAGCCATTTTTTAGAAGTTGTAAATTAAAAAGTGCGTCTTCATAACAGTGTCTTAAGTTTTCATTAAACCCTTCAAATTTTAAAAATAAAGATTTTCTAACCATCATAAGCGCCGCAGTATTTCCACCAACTTCTGTATTTCCTATTGAATATTTATAATAAGTTTCTCTCATCAAATGATCAACTAAAAAACTTTTTGATGAGGTTTTCATTAGAACTGAAATTCCATCGTGTTGAACTGTGTTGTTAGAAAAGTGTAACCTACACCCTACCGTTCCTGTTTTTAGATTTTCTTTAAATGTCTTTAACATACCATAAACAACATTACTTTTGATCTCAATATCATTATTACAAAATAATAAAAACTCAAAATCATCACTGATATGGTTTTTTACAACGTGATTATTTATTTTGGAAAAATTATAGTAATCATACTCAATAAGATTTATGTTATTATAATTTTTAATTTTTTCTTTTATCGAATTTTTTTCTTCTGATAATGATCCTGTATCTGCAATGAAAATCTCAAACATATTAGGATCACAAAATTCATAAAAAGAATTAATGCACTTGAATAAAAGATCTAATTTACCTTTGGTTGGTATAATGATGGCAACTTTGCCAAAATTTTTTATTGGTTTTTCTTTAATTTTTGGAATATAAACTTGGTCAGGTTTGAGATCTAACGGTAACTTGTGTCCCCATTTTTCAATAAATTTATCTTTACTCTCCCAAAATTCTTGATTTGGTTGGCCAACAGACTCGTGTGTTATTTCAAATGAAGAGGTTACCCCAATTTTAATTCCATCCAAATAATTTGGCAAACAAAATAAATGATCATAAAAATGAAATCTACCGATGGTCTCATCAAACCTATGTTTAATTTTTGTTTTATCAAATGAAATGAATAATCCATCTATCGTAACTACGGGAATTAAAAAAGGTAATTTTGTCGAATACTTATTAACCCATTTTTTTTGACCCTCAGGATGATGATATACTTGACCAACCATCGTGTAGTGCATTCGTTCCCAATACACTCCTGATTTTGGAAAGTAACAAGATCCTGCCTTTCCAATTACACCGAATTCGGGGTTATTAGAAAAATCTTGTAAAAGTTTTTTTCCCCAATTTTTTTCTAACTTGATGTCGTTATGAATACAACAGACAATATCATAATTAGATTGAGTAATACCACTATTATAGACTTCTGATAACGAATATTGATTATGATTTACAAATTCTAAGATTTGAACATCTTTTAACCCAACAGTTTGTAATAAATGTTGTTGAAATTTTTTATTATAATCTTGATCTTTATGTGTTGAGTAAATTATTGTGATCATACGCCAGTTGAACCGAAACCATTTTCATTTCGGTCTTTATTTTCTAAATTATCTTTTTGTATAAAATTAACCCACTTACCTGAAACAACAGGACATAAAACTGCTTGTGCAATTTTTTGACCACTTTCAATTTTTATTTTTTCATTAGTTGTGTTGAAAAGTATAACTTGTATTTCTCCTAAATAACCTTGATCTACGGTTCCAGGTGAGTTCAGAACCATAAGTCCTTGTTTTAGAGCCAATCCACTTTTAGATCTTACTTGAATTTCATACCCATCTGGTATATCAATATGAAGACCTGTAGGAATAAGAGTTCTACCGAACGGATGAATCCATTTATCCTCAACACTATATAAATCAAATCCAGAATCTGATTCATATGCGTAATTTGGGTCTGCGGTATTGTCTTTTGTTTTTTTATAACTTACGTCAAGTTTTGGAGTAAAATTTTCCATTTCTTTTTCTAAGTTTTCAAAATCTAAAGATAGATTTTGCATTAAACTATCATAATTAACATTACTTTCGTCAATTGTGTTAATAAATTCCATAAGACTTTCCATTTCCTTAGGGTCAATATCATCATCAAATTCTTTCATTATTTTAAACTTTTTAATTTCATTATTGCGTCGACCAATACATCAACATCTTTTTCACAATATCTTGCAATTTCATCTAGCCTATTATGACCCCAATAAGCCTCATGAACCATACCACCATTTACTTCACCTCCCTTTGGTGTTGGGATATTCAAACAAGCACACATCAAATCCAAAGATCCAATTGCGGTATATGCACCATATTGCCAAATTTCCTTTGTATCAATCGCCCTTACCTCCCACGGTTTAGTATCATAAGACGGAAGTATTTTTGATGGCATTATTCCATTAATAATCATTCGTTTAGCCATCATTGGTATATCAAAATTTTTGAGATTGTGACCGCATAAATAAAAATCTAACTTATGACAACGGTCTAAAAGATTTCTAACCTCTAACAATAACTCATATTCATTATCACCAGAAAAAGTTTGTCGTTTAACTTCACCACTATCTAAAACAAATGACATTGAGACACAAACTATTTTTGCAAACTCAGGAACAAGAGCTGCTCGTTTTCTAAAAATAATATCCATAAATTCTTCCGTCGATCTGTCGTTGGAAAAATCTTTATCTTCAGGGAATCTTTTTAAAAACCAATCAAAATATTTGTCGAACTGATCGGCGACTTTAGGGTTTGATTCTATACATGTTTGATAATCCTTACATCCACCGACGGTTTCGATGTCTAAAAATAAAATTTTTGTAATTGGGATATTGATCATTTTTATTTAATTAAAGATTTATAAAAGTCTGCTCTTGTTTTAGTGACCACATTAAGGTCATATTTATCTTTTACGGTTTCGTAAAGTCTTTCACCAAGATCGGTAATCATGTTTGGATTATCAACTAATTTTTTAATCCATTTTGACCAATCGCTATGATTTCTAACTTCATCAACCAAAAGAGCATTTCCATCTGTAAATTGACCGTTCTTAATTGCGTGTTTCAAATCTATAGTATATGGGCCCACATTTGATGCAATTAAAGCTTTTTTGTAAAATCCTGCCTCAATAACTTTTAATTGAGATTTCATTCTATTAAAGATATGGTTTTTAATTGGTGCCAACGAAATATCAAAGTTAGAGTAGTTTCTTGCGTATTGATCTACAGGACGGGTCCAAACCCTAACATAATTTTCTTTTTCAACACCTTCGAATGGTTTATCTTCAAATTTATCTAAAAAGATTTTATATTCAGGTGAAATTATATTGTAGTTGTTTGTAAAAATTTGTTCATATTTTACCCAAACTGTTTCTTGCGGTTTGATCGGTCTTTGAGTTTGTTCGCCAGTTTGTTTGTTAATTTCAGTAACACTTCCTCTAATATCAAAACCACAAACATAGTATTGTAATTTGTCTTGAACAGAACTTAATTTATTGACCATGTTATCCAATAACTTCAAGTCATGTAAGTGTGAAGATCCTCCTAACCACCCAACTCTAATTTTATCTGATGGGGGTGTTGGTTGATTAAATTGGGGTTCTTTTGGATCGATTGCGTTTGGAAGAACAATTACGTTTTTATTAAACTTTCTAATTTCATTTGCAAATATTTCGGTTGTTGTTGTCACGTAATCGGCAACTTTTAAGTTTTCGATAATTTTCGTGTTTAACTTACTTTCAATTATTAATTGATGAATTGGGTGTTCTTTTGTTGGTAACCAATAATCATCAAGATCGGCAATTACAATAAGACCAAGACTTTTTAAACTCTTAATAATTTGAGGACATTGATCAATGTTTCCAAAACTTCTATGGAAATGAACAATTTGATAATTTTTCCAATAATTGATGTCATTGATTCTTGGTTCGTAATCAATATCAACATGAAAATCGTTGGGATAAAGATTTTGAAGTTTGATGTGGGGGTCGACTGAACGAAATTTACCTCAGCCAACCCCGGACTTGTCACTTGGGAGAACCAATATTTTGATTCTCTCACGACCATTCACGGGGTTATTTTTTGTCATATTTTTTTATTAGTTTATTTATTATAGTATGGTCATTTTTTAAATCTGATTCCCATACCACTTCTAAATTATAACCCTTTTTTAATATTAAATCAACTTTATTTTTATCATATTCCCATAACTCTTTTGCAAATTTCTGTTTTTTTTGATTGTAATAATTTGCTTCGTATTTTTTTGGATTACAATGCCAATAGTCTCCGTTGTATTCTATTATCAAATTTAAAGAAGGTATGTAAATATCACAAATTTTTGACTCAACCATATAAGAATGTTGAGTAGAATACCCCATTTTTTCAATTTGATCTATAATTTCTGTTTCTTTTTTTGACCTAACTACTGATTTAATTTTTTTTTGACTTATCGTTTTTTTCATTAAATCTGAAAAGAAAGGTTTTAGATGATCTAATTCACCACTATCCCACTTTTTTTTTAGATTATCCTTGGCTTTTTTTCTCCATATTATATTAGACATACTATTTTTGTCCCCAATTGCTTTACCTTTCCTATTTTTTGATATTTGTTTCTTTGTTTTTTTTGTGTGTTTTTTACCATAAAACGGGTTACCTTCTCCTGTATTATTTTTACCCATGCAAATTCTACACAATGAATTGCTATTAATTATGTTGAAATGATTTCTACAGGCAATTGTTTTATCTTTAGAGGACGTTTTCACATCATTTTTACACATTGGGCATTTCCTTAAAACATAATATCTGTCCCCATCTTTTTTAATATTTAAACTTAAACACCTATCTCTTTTTCTAATTAGATTATGTTTATTTAGGACTTTAAGAATTGTTGGTTTTGATAGACCAACAATTTTTACAATTTCAATATTACTTTTACCATTTTTATATTCTGATATAATTTGTTTTTCAATTTTACTATCCATAATAATATTTTATTATAAATAGTCCTGTCCTATCAAAAGGTAATTTTTATAAAACAAAAAACCCACCTTTTTAAGATGGGTTGCATTCATTATTAAATTTAAAACTATTTACTAATCTTTCTTATCTTAGTGACTTTACCTTCAAATATATGTTGACCGACTCTAAATTTAAAAACATCAGAAGAGTTTTTTGTTGACTCAACTAAAAGACCATTTTCATAAAGAACTTCTTGAACTGTTTCTCTGATGACATCTTTAATTTCTTCCATATTAATAGATTGTGATGTTGGTTGTTGTCTGTTTGTTTGAGCGATATTTTTTGATTCATTCACGCCATTTTTACTTGGGGTTGAATTCATCAACCTTGATGCTTTTTCTACAAGTTCGTCACTCAACACCGCACCTGAAGACATTCCCATAGTTGGTTGTTGAATTGGGTGTTCCATCATCAATCTTTTAATGTCATCGGGTAATTTAGAATTAGAAATTTTTTGTTCAAACGGTAAGTTTGAATTGACTTGTGGTGTTGGTTTTGATTGTTCTAACATAAATTCTTGGGGAATATTATAACTCGCAGGTGGCGCTTGAAATTCCTCTACCATTGGCGCAGAAAAACTTTCTGAGTTCATTGTCGTATTTCTGACTTCACCTCTACCAATTTGATTATGTTTATCCATGATTTTTTTTGAAATCATCAATTTTTCTAAAAGTTCTGCTTCTGAATTCATATATATTTAAATTGTTTCATTATCAAATTTTGCATTTATTAAAACTCGTTCCATGCTTTTGTCACCATTTGGGTTATAGTTGGGTCTTGGTTCGTTAAAGGTTTCTTGTGTCGGTCTAATAAATTCCATTTTATCGACTCTAAAAAATCTCCAACTTGGTAAAGGTTTTTTTCCTAAATACGCTCTGTGAGACGCCCCCTCTCTATCCCAAGCCCTTAACACAGGGTTTCCTTTTTTACTATAACCAAAACATACCGGCTCAATAACCCTAAGTCCTCTACCACCTGGTTCATCACCATTGTAATAAATAACGCAAACTCTTCTTCTTCTAATGGCATCAGTGATCTGATCAATAGATGCCACTTCTAAAATAAGAGTATTTAAGGTATTGTAAAGTTTCATTATGCTGATGGTGTAGTATAAGGTTTGTTTGGTTGATATTCGTTTTGTTTGATCTCATTTTTTCTTTCAACAATATCAATTGACGAACCTCCATTAATTGTGTCTAAAAAAATTCCTGTCCCTTTTCCTGACTCATCTCCATCTGATAAAGCATCTGGGTTTGTTGATGAATAAGGATTTTGTGTTTTGTAATCATTTTTCACAATCAAACTTTTTCTTTGCAAATCTGCAATTGCAGTCAAGTCATTTGCAGGTTGACTAAAATCTAATCTTTCTGTTTGCATTTTAAATTATTTGTTTCATTATTTGGTTTATCCTTTCTAGGTCTTCTTTAATTCTAACATCTTGTGTAAAAGTGCTATGTTCTTTTGATGGTCTTAACATATCAGCGATTGGTCCTAAATCTTTTATAAATTTTACGTCAATCTCTTCGGGTTTAATTTCTTCAACCGATTGATGTGTTGTTGTTTGTTTTCGTAAATCTTGAATGGTTGACTCTACCCAATTTCTCATGTAATCAGCACCATTTAGAATATATGGAGCGTCGGTTCCGTCACCATCATAATTATCAAACCAATTTTTTATTCTCCCAAGTTGTTGATAAGTTACATAACCAGAATTTCTTAACTCTTCGTTTCTATTATGACCTTCCATATTAGAATCGGAGTTAGGTATATGATCAAAGCAAGTCTGAAGATATTCTTTGACTTCTTTTGGTAATTCTATTGTTTTATTGTATAACTGACTATTCACCTTGTTTCAAATGTTTAATTAACTTATTAATATCTATATTTTCTTTTTCGGCAAGTTTTTTAATTGCCTCTATGTTTCTAATCAACAATTTAGACATCACATTATCATTTTCTTTTTTTTCAGGTTTTTCTTTCTTTACGATCTCTTTGTCTTTTGTTTTTTTGGATATTAGAATTTCGTCAATCATTTTACTCATTTTTTCAATCTCTAATTCAGATAATCTTCTTTTGGTAAAACAATTTTTACATTGGCCCCTTTTTTTCTCACCTTTCAACTCCTTATCCAATTTTCTATCAAAACCTAATCTTTTTAATCTTTCATTTCTTTCAAACGGATCTTCAACACCCATTTTTTTCATAATTTTATTTGCCTGATCATATGTTGAAGCGTCTTCAGTTTCCTCAAACCCAAAAGATTCGGACTGATCAACCTCATCCAAAATTTTCCCATCAACTTCTTCACCTTCACCGTAATACACACGAATGAAAGGAAATTGATTTGCTTTTGTCATACGAACCGTTTGGTCCATAGTTTTTTTCGCCAAATTTCTTTGATTTAAAATAGGAATACTAGACCCTATAACAGACCCATCTGGATTTACAAGTTCACCTATTTCGCCGTCGGGTGCATGTTTAGATTTTGCTTTATTGTCCAATAATTTATGAACGTATTTTTTTGATAATTTTTTTCCTGATTTTAATATACTAGAAATAACTTTTTGAATGTCATTAAAAACTTCTTTATCAACAACAACAACCTCGTCATTTTTTCTTGATTCGGTAATCGTTTCCTCAACAGCAAAATATACATTGATTTTATTTCCCTTTTCTTTTAGATAAAAATAGTAAGGACTTTGAAAATACTCTTCGTTAAGTTTAATCATGTTAGAATTTTCTTAATAAATACTTCGAATTGCGGTATTTATAAGGAAAACAGATGTCGTATCAAAATATAAATCAATATAACTACCCAAAGTTAAAGTTGCAAGTTATTTATGACGGGCAAGACATGTCTTTGGCGTCTGATGAAGTTGATTACAATCAGGAAGTTGTTTTTTCTCCTTTTATTATTGGGGCGGATGACGGAAGGAAATTACCAATTAATCTTAATTTAAATAGTCCCCTCACAACACAAAACTTAAATTTAACATATGGAATTTATAATCCCAATAACATAATTGTTTCAGAAACTTATTACCAACCCGAAAATTTAAATTTAAGTTGTTTTAGCTCGAGCACTTCTTGTGATATTGGATTGACAGGTGTTGATAATGGTTTAGTTTCAAAAATTAAAGGAGATAGTATAGTTTTTACAAATGGTTTATTTAGCGATCAGTTAAAATTCCAAAGACTTTATTTTGATAGACGAATGAAGTTTTTTCAAACAACAACAAATGTCCCTTCAAATCATAAGTTTTCAGGAGTTCCTTATTATACAACATATCAAATGATTTCTAAAGTTGCTCCTGTGATAGGTAGATATGTTGAATTGTATGGTGGTTTTTATCAAGGGTTTTATAAGTTGTTTGGTTATGACTATGACATTTTACCCGAAAGAATGAATAAGGGGTGGACTGTAGAAATGATTTTAAAACCAAGATTTTCTGACGAATTTGTTCCTCCACCAGGTTATACCACTTTAAATCAAATTTACCCAAATAACAAAAACACATTTTTTTATATGGGTAATCGGGCTGAAAATAAATTTTACCATTATGCCGACGGATCACCAAAATGTGATAAAGATTATGTTAGAGTAACTTCAGGTTTAACTTGTGAAGAAACATGTGCTTGTTGTGATTATTCTGTAGAAAACAGTAGATGTATCTATGTATATCCACCAAGACCAATTGGTGAGGAATACGACCCACATGTCAATTATGGTTGTAATTTGTGTAATGGAAGTGTGGAAAGACAATTAACTTGTGGTTGTGGATGTAATTTAGATCCTTGTTTGAAATGTGGATGGATGTGTTTTCCTCATGTTTGTTCGGGAATAACAATTCCAACACCAACACCTACCCCAACTCCAAGTCCAACACCACCATGCGATGCACCATCAAATGTTATACCTTGTCCAACCAAACCTTGTTGCACATCTTGCCCAAGTTGTGGTTGTGATACTTGTGGATGTCCTCCATCTACACCATCATCAACATTTTACTCAATAGAAGATACTTGTGAAAAAGATCCCAAAATGGATGACTTGTCAAATAACATTTCATTTAGATTATGTGGTGACCCAAAAAATCCTGGTATTGGTATTAGAGCAATTAAAATTACCGGTGAATGTGAAACAACGGGGTCTTGTATAACGGGTCAAACTTATGTTACAGGATATACTATAGTTGATATTTGCACTCCACCAATTTACCCATATTGCTTAGAGGTAAATCCTGTTTGGTTAGACTTTGAACATTGGTTTTTAATTGATGTGGTTTGGGAACGATACACTTTTTTAGATTTTTGTGATTTAAGATGGTTTGGTGGTTTGGATCAAATAACGAGAGTCGAGTTATTACAAAGTTTGGCTAACAATTCAATTAGTTTAATACAACCACCATATACAAATGGTTATGAAATTCCTGGTCAAGTGGAGATTGTTCAGTTAAATCAAACTTGGTTGGACGAAACTAAATTTAGATTAGGTCGTTTGAAAATTTATATAAACGGTAGAATTTTTTACACTGTGGAAAATTTTGAAGAAGTCATTCCACGAGCTTTAGATACCGATAAAGAAAAACAAGTTGGAGTTCCTTTTAACATGTCTTGGGGTGGTGGAACTCAAGGACTTCACGAAAATTTAACTTTGTCGGCTTGCACCTCTCTTAATGTTGGGGACTACATACAAGACCCGGAATGTTTTCCTGAGAATGTTTTAAGTGCGACCACGTTGAATAAGTTAAAAACTCACATTTTGTTAGAACAAAATTTTGCAGGAACTTTTGATGGTGCGATTTCACAGTTTAGATTTTACACCGAACCGTTGTCTTCTCCCGAAGTTAAACATAATTTCCAAATCGTGAAAACAAATTTTAATATGTTTGATCCCGATTGTCCTGTATGTGACACATCGGTATGTATTCCTAATGATTTTACATACACAATAATTAATACGTAGATGAGTCAAAGTATAGTAATCAATAGTGTTTTTTATGATGGTGAATTGGCTGAAGTCCTATTCAAACCAGACAACGATAATGTTGTTTTAAACTTTGGTGAAATAACTTTACCTTTTTTATTCGAACCTTATTTACTAATACCCGCAAGAGAAATCTACGGAACATATACTATAAAACCTGTTTCGTCCAATTGTCCTTATTTTTTAAATGTTGTTAGACCAACCCCAACACCGACACCAACAATAACTCCGACAAAAACTCCGACACAGACACCTACGCCAACACCAACTCCTACACCAACAATTGATCCGTGTCAAATTCCTAGTCCTACACCGACATCGACTCTGACTCCGACGCCAACACCGACCAAAACTTTAACACCAACACCGACTCCAACATGGAATCCATGTATAACTCCATTCCCGACACCAAGCCCATCCGCAACAGATCTTGTGGTTACAATTCATGTAAATGTGGTTCCTGGTTCAATCATAGTTCAATCAATCGTAAATTACAACATAACTTTACCTTACGAAACATGTGTAGATTATGAATGTATATTGATGATGCAAGATGGAACACATATTTCAGTTCCAAAATCAACAATAGTAGAATCAGGTCAAACAACCGGATATAGCGAAACAATAATAGATCATAATTATAGCGATTTGGATGGTGATGTTATTGTTACAAATACCGAAGTATCAGGTTATACAGGAAGCGCCGTGTTTGATGTGATAATTGTGACAGACGTAACACCAACACCAACTACCACACCTACGCCAACACCTACACCAACACCAGGTTCGTCTGTAACCCCAACTCCGACAATTACAACAACTAATACACCATCACCATCTATAACTCCGACTTTAACCGTAACACCAACCGTAACTCCAACCATAGGGGTAACACCAACTCCAACAGTAACTATTACACCAACAACAACACCAACAGTTACAATTACCGCAACTCCAACATTTACACCTACACCAACACCTACTGTAACTCCAACTATAACACCTACCGTAACTCCAACGACTACACCAACACAAACAATTACACCAACACCTTCTATCACACCATCTGTAACACCAACATTTACCCCAACATTAACACCGACTCCAACAGCTTCACCAGCAATTGCACCAACATTGTATTTTGGAAAACTTCAAACTCCGTCATTTACTGAAGGTCAAGAAAATTTATTAGACAACGTTCAATCCTTTAATTCAACTGACATCCACATTCCAATTGTAAGTGGAAGTGGTTATGGATATTTGTTGATACCTTCATTTATGAATCAACCATCTATCATTAGAAATAGTTCTGAAGGATGTGCAGGATTCGTTGTTCCAATTATTTCTAGACCCGACGTAATTATCCCTGATATTTTTGGTAATCCCACTATTTATAAAGTATATAGAACCTACGTTTCAACTCACGCAGAGGTTGACTTGTGGTTATGTGTATAATATTTTATGAATATAGACTAAATTAAATGGCCGATTTTAGTAGTGTCGGTGGGGTTGGAATTATGGGTTTCATCTCGCCGATGGACACAAGAGACACATATGCCGTAATCGATCCTTTATATGGAATCGATGGTATAAGAAATGTTAGTTCCATAACAGATCTTAATTACGTATCGTTTGATCGACGAAGATCGGGTATGATCGTAGGTGTTGATGGTGGAAGTAGATATTTCAAATTAAAAGATTGTGTTTGGGACTTTACAATATCGGATTGGCAAGAGATTTTTTTATACACAATTCCTCAATCAGCAATTACCATAAATAATATTACAGGGGGGACGGTAGATTATTCATCTCAAACTTTAACTCTATCAAAAAGTTCAGGAGAACTAATTACAATCACGGGGTTAACGGACACTTATATTACAGGTGGAACATACAATCAAGGGGAATCAACATTAGAATTAATAAACAATTATGGATCTAGTGTTGAGATCTCAGGATTTACGAGTTCTGTAAGCGTGTCTGCTAACACAGGTTTGGGTGTTGATAATGGCATTCTTTTTACAGAATATAACACATTATTAGACCCTTCTTTACAAATGGCTCAGACAATAGGGGGTTTACCGGCAGGAACATCAGTTTCAAGTTTGTCAGGAAAAACATTAGTTGAAATATTTGACGATATGTTTTTTCCAACTCAACAACCAACATATACAATTCCAACAATATCTATCAACAACTCAAACTCAACTGTAGAAGTTGGGACAACTTATGTGAGTAATTTGATTGTAACGGCAACAAAAAATGATGCAGGAAATTTTACATTTTTAGAAATTATAAGAAACAACGCGACTTCTTTAACTTCAACAACAACACCAACGTCAGCAACTACAACAAATTTACCAAGTCAATATGGATATAATGATCCAAATAACCCAAATTATACCTTTAGCGTATCCTATAATGAAAGTTATGTTATACCAACAGGTATTACAAGTTCAACAACAACATATAAAGGTAGGGGTAATTACTCGAGTGGTTTGGTAAAAAAAACAAATAAAGGAGTTGATGATACACGACCATTTCAAGTTAGATCTACAAATGCACCTCAGTCAAGTTCATCTTCCTTTGATTCGTCTTCAAGAACAATAACAGGGATATTTCCATATTACTATGGAAAAATGAACATAGAACCAACGGTCCAATCAGTAATAGATTCAATATCAAACGGAACCGCAAATAAAGTATTGTTAAGCGCCCAAGATAATTTACACATAACATATAACGCAACTACAGAATTTTTGTGGTTTGCTCATTTGTCAACCTATGGTCCAAAATCACAATGGTATGTGGCGGCGGATAACAAAGGTTTAATGTCGACCACAAGTTTATTTGATCCTGGTGTAATCGGTTTGGTAAGTAGTGAATCGGGATATTGGTCAAATGCTAGTTTTTATATTTATTTAGGAAATTACGCAACAACACTAAACACAATAACACTAGGAAACGGATTATTCTAAGACATGGCAATTCAAATTAATGATAATTTAAATCCACTAGCCCCCAAGATCTTAGATAATAGATATGGACCCTATACCTCGACCACTGAAGCCAACTCGGTAATTAATCTTTCTTTTCGTGTTGTAGGTCTTACTGTCGGTATTTTATCAGGTGATACTGTATTTTCAGGAGGACGATACATTAGTTCAACCGAAGGTGTTGTTGAGTATTGGTATTATACCGGAATCACCGATTCTGATTTAGTTTTAAAGTCTGATTGTACGGCTCAATGTGGTGACCCAAATTTTGTTGATAAAGAAGTATTATATCCTGTTGATGGTGTCAATAGGATTTTTACATTAAGATATACACCCGAATTTAATTCTGAAAGCATTTATTATAACGGTCTTTTACAAAAAGAGGGTATAAATGCTGATTATTTAATTTATGGAAGAACTATAGAGTTTAATGTTGCGCCATTTGCGAACAGTAGATTATTGGCATCATATAGAACTTACTCTGAAATTAACTTTATCGATAATGAAGTTCCGATGGGTGTTGTTAACGGAATCAATACTGTATTTGAATTATCATTAACTCCTGTGGAAGGTAGTGATCACTTGTATTTGAATGGTTTATTACAAGATGAAGGTGATATGTTTGATTACAGAATAACAGGAAAAATTATAACATTTAACACTCCTCCTCCAACAGGAAGTATTTTATTATGTTCATATAGATATAATTAAAAAATTTATGTAATAAACTTTAGAAAACAAAAAAAATAGACATATTTATAAAAAGAAAAAAAACAGTAATGGAACAAGAAACAAGATATACAACAAGTGATCTTTATTTAGGGGCATATTTAAAATTAAAGGGGTTTAAAATGGTTGTTGAAAAACAAAGAAACAAGGCTATTTTTGTTTTTGACAAAACGGAAGAGATTCAAAAAGAAGTTAATGATTATTTAAATGAAGGTGGTTCTTGTGAACCGCTTTTATATACAAATTCAATTAAGAATTTAAAAAATTTATTATATAATTTATAATAATTTTTTTTCTTTTTTGATAATATGAAATATTTATATGTAAATCAAAGTCTTTTTTAAGACGATTATTAATATCTTTATTTATCCCAATTATTTAAATTAATAAAAAAATTAAGCAAACAATTTAAATTATATTGTTTGGGTAAAAATTTGTATGTGTCAGAAAAACGTAAAATCTGAGTTGGATTTTTATGGTGAGAAAAATCATTTAATAGTCAAAATTAATTTTTACAAATGGCTACAACAAAAATAGTCTTAGACTTACAGTCGGACTTGTTACTTACAAGTCCAACAATTACAAACCCATCGGGAATTACCGCAGGAAATATCGCGTTTTCAAATCCTGCGTTTCCTCCTACAGTTACTGCGGTTGATGGCGCTCTAACGGTATTAGAAACTGACTTAACTACAGAAGAGTCAACAAGATTGTCTGCTGATAATTCATTATCAACTGCATTATCTACAGAAATTTCTACTGAAGCATCCTCAAGAGTATCAGGTGATGCGTCATTGTCTACTGCATTGTCTACTGAAGCTTCTACAAGAACATCTGCGGATAACTCATTGGAGGATTACGTTGATGCTGGTATTTCTACTGAAGCATCCTCAAGAGTATCAGGTGATGCGTCTTTATCAACTGCAATTTCTACTGAAGCTTCTACAAGAACTTCTGCTGACGCATCGTTGTCAACTGCAATTTCTAACAACGCTTCTGCTGATGCATCTTTAGAAACTAGAATTTCTAATGAAGAAGTAACAAGAGGTTCTGCAGATACTTCATTGTCAACTGCAATTTCTACTGAAGCTTCTACAAGAACTTCTGCTGACGC